CAAAGGGGCCAGAATGGGGAATCATACCGGGAAGCGAGTAAATGCCACCATGAGGCGTATAGGCGATTTTAGGCGGGGTGGGGTATTGTACACTAAATGCGTGGCTTACCGATATCGGAAATCGGGTAAAGTTTTATCTCCAATGGTAGTAACGAGTTACGGCAAACTTTCCGGTAAACTTACCAATTCCAAAAGACAACATGCCATTCGTGATGTATAACTTGAGTGTGGAACGAACGACGCGACGAAACGAACGACGCGACGAACGACCCACAACTAAGTTATCTGGCATGATGCCAACGTTTGCGAGTCACGACGACGCGGGGAAAAAAGAAGTGTGGAATTAAAACAACACACTTGCTACCGACCCGGAAGTGAAGTATAACTAAGTTGTGGGACGAACGACGCGACGAACGACGACGCGAAGGACGGACGACCGGACGCGGTAACGATAGCCGCAAATTTTACAATTCGGAGCCCTTAGTTGGGCATGCGGGACGGATGATGTCGGGTCGCGGTGGCGGCCAGAATCATTGTCGGCGGCGAGTCGGAATTTATTCCGGCCGAATGGCTCACACCATTCGCTAAAACGTCTGGCCTACAAACGTCGGGTTGAATGGCATAGCCATTCGAGTCCTCTTAAGGATACCCAAACTGGCCCATCGGGGTCAGGTGTACACAACTCCGGTACGGTGCTCGGATAGGACGTTACTATCTGCTATATCTGTACTAACTCAAAAGTACACAAGTTTCGAGTCTAGCCTAGTCGCTACTCTTGAATGTCGCCGGGAAGCCGGAACGGTTTAATCGCCGTTTCGGCTTATGGTAAGCCGACCGGAATGTCCGGTCGGATACCTGTCCGTCCGATACGCTGGCAAGATGCCAGTTTCAAGGGGAATGCTACAATGGCCGTTTCACAGAAGCTCAAGAACGTTTCGACCGACCTCATCTTCGCCGACTTCGACCGCAACATGCGGATGGCTTCGAGGTACGATGCCTCGCCGGAGTCCGGGCTGTTCAAGGACATGGACGCCAACGGATTCCGGGAAGACAAACCCCTCGTCGTGTCCATTCAACCGGATGGACGGGTCAGGGTCATTCAGGGTCACCGCCGGTTCAAGGTCGCCGTCGCCATCCGGGAGAAGAACCCGGACAAGTTGAAGTCCATCCCGTGCATCGTCTTCTCGGGTCTGACCGAGGCCGATGAGCTGAAGATGATGGTCGACCAGTTCCATGTCCAGTCTCTCAACGACTTCGAGACGTACCTCGCCGTGAAGACCCTTCTCTTGACGGGTCTTTCGGAGGAGGCCATCGGCCAGCAGATCGGCAAGTCGCGGGGCTTCGTCCAGCGGCGGAAGCAGATCGCCCGGCTCCCCCAGCGGGTCGAAGACCTCTACCGTGCGAACGCCGAAGGCGGGAAGGACGCCCCGACGTTCAAGTTCACGGATAAGGATCTCCAGAAGCTCGACCAGGCCGCGAACGACGACGTGAAGGCTGGACGCGACCCGGTCGCCGAAGGCTCTCTCTTCGCCGAACGCTGGAACGAGTTGGTCACGACCGGACAGGCCGCACCGAGCGACCCGAAGGCCAAGACCCGGAAGGAATGCCTCGACATGGACCTCATCCTGAAGGACGCCATCATCGGCTCGGTGCTCCATTGGGCCGCTGGTGATCCCGTCGCCCTCGGGGATGTCAAGGACCAGATCGCCGTCCTTCGCCTGAAGGCCGACCAGTTCAACGACACCGCCAACGAATTGCGGGTCGCCGAGGCCCTCATCGCCCAATTGCGGGGCGAGATCGAAGTCTTGACGGCTCCGCCGACCGGCGAGGCCGCGACCGCCTGATAACGACCGGCGACATTTGAGAGTACCGACTAGGCTAGACTCGAAACGGGTGGGATAGCGGTGAGCCAAATGGCTTTCGCAATCTTTTTTCTAATCTTAGAAAACGGATTGCTGAAAGCCATTCGGCCCGCCTCTATCCCATCCCTGCTTAGGAGACCGAAAGACAATGACTCAGTTGATGATGGACGCGAGCAAGTGCGATATTTGCGGCAACGCAATTACCGATACTTGCATCGACGGTCGAACCAAGACCGGCCAGTGGGGTTTGCTTTGTCCGGGTTGCCATCGCCGAAATGGTGTGGGTCTCGGAATCGGCAAAGGACAACTTTACACCAAGCGGGCGGACGGAACCTTCTGGAAAGATGGAACCGGCCCGCCCATTGCTGACAAGCCGAAGCCCAAATGGATCGTCAAGATCCAGAAGCCGATCGAAGAGGAGAAGATCGCTCCGCCGGTCAAGCCGACCAGCGTGGTCGATCGAACCGGGCTGATCGATCTTCGCAAGCTTCATGGCCAGTGCGATCCGATCCTGGATCGCGACCGACTGAAAAAGGAATTGGGACTGACAGACGCGGAAATCGACCAGATCAAGCCGAAGCCGTTCGTTCCCGATGATCAGGATGACGATCCTTGGTTCAATTAAGACTTATTGATTGGGCAAGCGTCTAACAAGACCGGATGCGGCCGACCGATATCGGCCGCTGGCTCACTGCTATCTCTACCTATTGATTGCGAGAATCAAATGTCCGACTATGCAAAGTTGCTGGCGTCTTCTATTGCCAGCATGCCTCTCGATCCGATTCTGATCAAAGTCGAGTCCGATGGCAAGTATCGGGTTCTCCGAGGCCATCGGAGGTTCGCCGCGATCGGAGCCTTTTGCCAGCATCCGACGCTGTTGCAGAGGCTTCGTCGGATCGTCGAGCGGTTCCTCGGTCGATGACCATCGGTCGAAAGTCTACCAACTCGGTTAACTCTATTGATCGGAGCAATCATGCCTCTGGTGCTTGAATGGGTTCTTGACGTGATCGATAACGATACGTCAATTCCAAGCGGTCTTCGGATCGCCTTGCGGCAACGGATTCTTGATCGCGTCAATCGGGAATTGGAAGAGATTCCCATGATGGAAGATCCGAATCCGGAAGGCTTTCCGGAAGGTGCCTTCGCCTCGGAAGGCCATTGATCGTAACGTGTTGGGACCGTCCGTAAACGGTCCCTGGCTCACCGCTATCTAAGCAAACAGGGAGCAATCAATGAAGGGTCTTGGAACGATCGCGTTAGCGTCTTTGCTCTTATTGATTGTTGCAATCCTCGATCAGATTAAGGATCTTGAAATCGCATTCTACTTTGATGCGGCAACGAGGCTCGGATTCTGTATCGGGATCGTGGCAATCATTGTTTGGCTTCTGCGGAGGAGCTAGTGGAGCTTTTCACAAGCAACGGTCCTGTAGCGTTGGTTGATGAAATCGACTTCTCCCACTGCCTCGCGTACATTCCTTGGAGCCTGAACGGTGAAGGGTATGTACACGCTTGGATTCCCAAAGGCAAAGGGAAGAAGCTCTATCTTCATCATTTCATTGCAGCCCGCATGCAATTGATTGTTCCAATCGGTTGTATCATTGATCATGAGGATCGAGATCGATGTAACAATCGAAGGGACAATTTGCGGGCTGTCACGCAAAGCTACAATCGATTGAACGGTAAGACGGCTTCAACCAATTCGAGCGGATTCAAACACATTTTCGCTGAAGGCGACCAATGGGTTGTGAGATTCCGTATTCGGAATGTTGAAGATCATTATGGACCGTTCGATTTGATTACCGCAATCCAGATTCGGGACGAGCATCTTATCCGGTACGGATTGCCGAAAGCGGACGATACTGTTTGAATCAGGCCACCCCTGCGAGGAATGGATGCCTCGTTACCTTCTGACCGCCTCATGATGATCCTATTCAGGATCATTATGGGGCGGTCTTTTTTTTGGTTTTTGATTAAAGGACTTTGATTGCCCAATCTGATTACATAATCAAATTATATTTTGATTACACGAGCAAAATAAACTTCATTTGAATTTTTAAAAAGAGGGTCAGTTGATTGGATTGCGGACCTTCCGATCAGTAGAATCAAACTAATGGATTTCCCAATCAATATGTCGAGAAGCGGATGAAGCGGTCGGCGACACCATCTAGTCGGGTGACACCTCACCGTAATGTTCAAGCTCAAGTTGCTTACGAGCATCAATTGCTTGAGCAATCGTTTTGAATGTTCCAACATATTCACCACGAAAATCAAGAGCATAGTTACCTGCTGGTGTTTCATGCACACCTTTACAGCCAAGAGAATTGGTTGTAAGATTGTTGTGGCCTCTAGTAACAATACGAAGATTATATCGTTGATTGTTAAGTTTGTTTCGATCTTCGTGATCAATCTCATGTCCGCTTGGGACAATCAGTCCCATTCGTTGAATAACAAATTGATGAAGCATGATAGCTTTTTTGTTGTGCCAACAATAAGTCGTATGTTCGTGCAAGTGCATACGGTTGATCTTCAGAATCCAATTGTGAAAACAAACCATTGCTAAGCATAACTAATAACATAGTCAATATCCGCTTTTCCACGATCCGATTGGGCAATCATAAGCGAGAATTGATTGTAGGCCGACCCCAATCATGTATAGCATCGTTGATATGTGTTGTGGCGTATAGACTTACGGAAATGTTCTGATTACTTATTTAAAGTCATCCATAAGGCAGTATAAAAGGCAAAAAATAGGGGTAAGATATATATAGCAATTGAGACGCCCTCGGTCAGTGAATTAGCGTAAGTGTATATAGGGTATGTCTTTAGGTCAAAATGGCAAAATGCAGGGGTCAAGTCGAGGGGTCTGCCGCTGGCGACTAGTAGCTCTGGAGCCCTCACAGTGAATACATACACGCCAGATTGGCCATAGGGGCATTTTCAGCCCCTAGGGGTAGCCACATTGCCGGTTTTCTCACAACCTCCCTACGAGACGTATAGGCCATTCTAGGGCATGATGTACACTTGTATAGATGTTAAACAATTGTTTCACAAGGTACTTTGTGTCGTTACCACAAAACATCGAAAACATGCTTTTCCAGAATCATAGTACCGATTGTAGTAATCACACATCACGATCAAAGATGTTAGATCGCCTTCCATTTTTCCTTGCATCAATTGATCGTTTTCTGCTTTCCATAATCCGTTTCTTCACCATTGTGTGCTCATGAAAAGCAATTCCCAAGGCCACTAGAAACGCCGCTGCTCCGAACAATGACATACTTAGCAACATTCTATTTAACATTGATCCGATCCCTCACATATTCTAGGAACAATGGAAGCTCATCTTCTTTGATTACGGCAATCAATGTGGTCGAACTATCTGTCTGGGGTTTGTGATAGATTTCCCAAAACTGTAACAGAGCATCCTCGAAATCCGTAGCCTCGATATGGTAATAAGCCAACACTCTCTTGGATTGTGTAAGATGTCCTTCAAGCTCAATGGTAGTATCTTCGACTTTGCAAAGCAATGTAAGATTCATTTTGTTTTCAACTAAGCTCATCTATCGCTCCTTGCAGCTGCCTTGTACGAATCATACTCCTTGGGCGGCTTTTGTCCGATCTTCTCAGCGAACTTCTGTGGATTGATGATTCGCATCTTAGTCGCTCCCCATCGTTGCCTTGGCGGTTCGGATCTCCATACGCCCGGGATTGAAATACATCTTGCGTTGACTGTTGCCTGAGATGTAGGTCAACTGATTGACCAATCCGCGATCAATGGCCCTTTGAATGTAATAAGTGAAATCATCACCATGCAATGCTTCGTCGAAGATGCTTTCCATCTGATAATCTTCAACGAAGTTGCTGAAATGCAAGTTGTGATCTAGGATGCGATCAAGTGTCTCGCATCTACAGAAATCGAAACCGCAATTCAGGCATTTGCCATCTTCTCGGCGCTCGCTATCGTAGACTTCGGACATGATTGTAAAAATCCCTGTATTGACGATATACGTCAGCGAATAATAGTAGTCCCCAACAACTATAGGCTAACGCTAGTCGCCTCATTTATCCGTGATCCTAACTTGATCATCAATCAACTGAAGCATATCATTCAATGCCTGGATATAACATGCTCTTCCCATCAATTGCATGTACAACAGGCGTATCGATATGTGGCAAGCGTCAATCATGTTCAACGTTGCACGATCGACTTGGATCATTTTTCGTTTTCTCATTCCGCACTTTCAATACGTTTGCGAATAGTACGGGCATCCATGCCCTTGACAATCATTTGGTCGCGAACTCCGGCTCTGCCCTCACAGCATCGAGCGACTTCACGAAGCTGAAGAGCATGTAATCCAGCCGTTGTTCCGGCTCGATGGTCCATAGTGCGAGCATGACCTTGATCTCTGCTTGGGCAAGCTCTCGCGTAGGAAAGTGCCACATGAAATACAGCTTGCGATCATTGGATCGCGGCATCAGAATATGCTGCCTGCCACAATGCTCGAATACGATCATGTAATCTCCTGAATAAGATCCTGGACGGGAACGAGAAAATTCATTTGAGGATGTTGATGGTCCCACTGGATCTTCGCAATCGTCATTGCACTATCTGGATACCGATGAAAGGCAACAACGGTTCCTCTTGCCGCTGTTGTGCCAAGAGCCTTCCTGGCTCGGGATTCATCCTTAAACTGAACGCGATCATGGATCTTGAAACAATACATATGTCATTCCTTGAATAGCATGCTCATGTAATCCGTTACGCAGCCTTGGCGACTTCATCTCCCTTGAGCCAGTTGTTGCTCTTGAGATCAATGTCTTCCATCTTCGGATCATGTTGCCACGACTTGCGAAGCTTGATGGCGCAATCAATGGCGTTCTGATTGTTTTGGTATTTGTAACGCCACGTCTGGTTGCTGGAGATGTAATAGAAACCGTTGCTGTAGACGATGTTCATAATAGTGAACCCTTTGGGGAAAAAGCCATCCTGGCAATATATCTTAGTCAAGTTTGCCGCTCGTCTTCTTCAGATCCTCACCGATCTTGAAATCATCCCGCCACACGGTCGGGCGGAAGTTCTTCAAGCCTTTGTCCGTCTTGACCACCAACCAGTCTTTCTGGATGATGTAGATTCGGACACAATCCTTTGGGCGAGTTGTGCTCTTGATTTCGTAAATCTGTGAGCCCAACCCATAGCCCGGTGTTGTGTACCTGACATTTGACTCTATCTTGGAATGATAGACCGGCGTCTGACAGACCATGCTCGCCGCAATCAACACCGCAAACATCTGCAATCCAATCAACTCCGATGCTCATTTTCATCGGAGGGGTTGAAATGGTCCGATGGCTCGATATATAGGACGTTTCCCCGAACGATACGGGACAACCGCCAAGTGTCTCATGAGGGCTCGTCCTAGAGGCTAGGCGAGACGCTAGAGACACGTTGTAAGTGTCGCGGACAGTTTGTAGGGGAAACACAGTCAATTTACAGTGTCCTAAAACAGACGAGTCTATCGGCGAAAACCCATTGTAGCAAAATGTCCGATACCCTGGAAGCCAGCATTTACAAAATACCACACTAACACTATCGGCTAATGATTGGCTTATGGTCATCTTACGTTGATTTTGCAATCAGTCTTCATTCATCCAATGAGGAGAAAACTTACCAAAGTATTCCAGTTCCGCCGTAATTCGTGCCGCTTTTGCTTCCTCAAATGTATCATAATATCCAAGTCTCTTCTTACCAAAACCTTTCAAATCAATATATGCAAGAAATCTTCCATCTTCAAGGGGACAAACACCAATCTTACCTGATGTATTATTTGATGACGTCTTACGGTTCATGGCATTTTGTGAGACTGTGGCAATACGCAAATTCTCTTTTTGATTATTCAATCCATCTCGGTCCTTATGATCAAGTTGGTAACCTTCTGGAACCAATAGTCCTGTTCTATTAGCAACGAAATAGTGCAGATAAAGCGTCTTGCCATGAATATGTGTACTCGCATACTCAGTTCCACTTCTAGTCTTCAAATAATTCCAACTGATTGCCAAAGCGTAAGGCTGAACTTCATCATCCAGCTTGGCGAATAGTCCATTGGTAAGCATGACGTACTTCATAAATATCTCCAAGCCAATCAGATATGTTTGTCTCAATATCCATTGTACCATAATATTCGGCACAATTCAAGATGTTGCAAATATACTACATCAACATTAAATGATTGGCTTACTTGTTGATTACATAATCGAAAATGGGGAATCCTTTCGGACTCCCCACTCGGGCTTACTTTGTTGCCTCATTGATAGCGATTTGGACTTCTTCCCGATGAACCGAAACGTTCTTCGGAGCGTCGATTCCGATACGAATCCTGTCGCCTCGGATCTCAACAATCGTGATCTTGATACCTCCCGCGATGATGATGGACTCGTCTTTCTTCCGTGACAGCACGAGCATATTTGCCTCTCCTAGATTATCCCGATTGCCCAAACCCTTTTCCACCGCGAGCAGTGGCTTCGAAATCTTGACATTCCTCGAGGAGTGGTAGCTCAACTCGTTGAATGACAAGTTGTGTAAGTTTCATCCCTTTGGTGATTCGTCGTGCTTGTAAGTGCTGGTGGGGTGCTCCTGAAATCAATGCTAACAAAATAGCATTGACATCTACGAATGAGACAACGATCTTGACCTCGTCAGTGTAGCCGTTATCGATGACGCCACCGAGCACTGTGAGACCACTTGCAGCGATTCCACTTTTGTCCCAAACGAATGCTCCAAGAGTCCAATCAACATTGTATCCACTGTTCCATTGATCATTGAGATCAAGTGTAGGCTGAACACAGATTCCCGTGCGAATCGTTTTGACTTCACCTGGGTATATTTCGATCTCTTCAGCCGAGAAGAAATCGATACCTGAATCTGTAGGATGTCTACGATTCGGCATGATGGCATCAGGACAATCCGTTGCTCTGTGCCATAGGAGGGTCGTTGCCATTGTCGGTCTCGTAGATTGTGACAAGCGAACTGAGCGTATCAACATACAACTGCTCTAGTGGTTCAAGATCACCTTTAAGCAATTGTACAACGAGTTTGTTTGCGATTGTTGCTTGAGTCTGATTCTCGATTGGCATAAGCGGACAGGCATCGATGCACTGTGTCCACGTCATGTTGTTTTGCTCTTTGAAATCAAGGCTCTCTGAACTCTGAAAATAACATATCGACCCGCATAGCACATAGGCTCGCATATGTGTCATTACTTGGAACACAATCAATATATGTTCTCACGTAATCCCAAACTTCACTGCGAGTAACAGGCATCATTTCACCATTGCTCTTGGCAACTTGTAACACTTGGATCAGGATGTTACGATCAATATGTCTCCTGATCTCGATTGTGAAAAGCCCGTCTTCAAGAACCGGATCTTTTTTGTGTCGTGGCATGTTGTGTTAGGGGAGTTGGAACTTATAATGATCTGCGATCAGTTGAGCAATATCGCTACCCTTCATATTCGAGACTGTATCAACGATTTGATAATCAATATTGGCAGCTTGAATTGCGGGAGCAATAACATTGTAATTATCTTGTTGTGATTGGCTAGTTTTACCACTGTTGTAGTCTTGTATTTGTTGGTTTGTTTCATACCAACTTTCATCAGCCGTCCAAAGTCCTGGACCACCACTACCATCTCTAGGTGGTGGTGAAATATCATCGTCATATGTTCCTTGAACATATCCTCCGATGCCTGGAACGTTGAATTGTAAGTCTGGCATGTAGATACGAACGCTGTATCCTTTCATGCTTGGAGCAATCGTCGGCAAATTCGCTGTGAAATAACTTGGATAAAGATATGGTGCTGGTGAATATCCGGCAATAATATGTAGAAAATCCGTTCCATAAAATGTGCTTTGTGGTGGTACAAGCAATCCTGAGAATCCGTAAGTATTATAATAGTCCGATCGGAACACCGCTGTATACGCTGGATCTAGTGAATATGGATCTGTTTGACTAAACGGTGAGCAAATATCAACGAATGTAATTCCGGCTCTTGCTGATTCTATAATCTGTTTAGCTTCATTGAAGGCATCCAACATGCCTGTGAATTCATCTGTATATGGATTGTCAATCACCCATAGTTGGTCGAATTCTCTTGATCCATTATTGTAAAATACACCGTAAGTTGGACCATTTCCGACTTGCGGTGGTATATAATCATAATTATATGAATGTGAATTGAGAATCGATGTTGACGGCGGATCTTTTGGCCCGAGAACAATACCAAAAGAAGTCCAATCCTCTGTAATAGTTTCAGATGCAGGAAGACTATTTGCTCCAGGATACACGAAACTATATTCTGTATATTCTTGATGATATACAATACTATATCCGTACATCACCCAATCGGTTCTTGGATATCCGCTTGGCAAAGCAGTAAGATAAACAACTTGCGGAGCCCGAGCTGCAAGTGTACCTATTGCTGGCCAACGATTCGGAGCAACATATGGGGTAATACTGGTCGCATAATATGTAGGTTGACCGAGAGTGAGACCTTGTCCTGGAGCAATATATGAAATCCTATTTCCGTTTAGAAATTTTCTGCGATCATAAATCAAACCGCTCATTGTGTTTTCTCAAATGTTAGTGTAAGAACCAATTCATCTTCTTGGAATAGATCCATGTATACATTCAAATACTTTCCATCCGTCTGCAAGATCAATAGTGTAATAGCATTTGTCGTATCGCAACTAATAATACTACCACCACGAGCTAATGCTGGTCTTGCAAGATCCGCTGCTAGTGTAGGATTCCTATTGAATTGCAAATGGATCTTGCAATCAGTTTTCTGGCCGTGGTACATTGATTCTACCTATAATATGATCACTTCCATTCCATGTTTCGATCTTTGTCATCGAACTGTTGTTTCAGTTCGGCATGTCGGGCGTCGCCGTCTTTGGGCTCAAGGCCACAACCTTTTCGCCAAACTTGATAATCGATTAAGGCTTGGTGTGCCTCTTCACGATTGTTTGCTTCGAGATGTTGCTTGGCGAGAGCAAGAGCTGTTTCAGGGTCCACGTATTTATCCTCAAGTGTTGAGTAATGTAATTTCTTTGACCCACGAGGCACGAAGATCACTTTCTTCAGGAGTAAGAGGATAACTCCACTTGTGCTCAAGAAATCTAAGCAGAATATCGCATTGCTGTTGTTTGCCAATAAGATGTGGACGAATTGCTTTCAAAAATCCATGAATATCTTTGGCATGAACTCGCCAAATGTAATTTCTTTTTCTTCCTGCTATCTTAGTACCTTCTCCAACATTACCGATTCCTGTCACTTTGAGTAAATGCATTAGAATAAGTAAATTAGTATTTGAAACCTGTACTACAGGTCGGATACTTAACCCATGCCAATATTTCTTTCGTGATTCTGCAAGTGTAAGTGTACCTTCGCCATCAATCATTGCCGCTAGATAACCTAAATCAATATCTCGCATATGATTATTGCAATCTAATATGTGGGGCATCCGTGCCCCGGCTCGTTTAGTTCACGTAGCCATTGTAAATCAGGAGATTGTCGGAAGCCCATCCGACTCCTGATTTGAGAACGTTGAATTCCTTTCCAACATTGTTGTCGAGGAAGGCCACTGTATCATTCTGGATCAGGTTTTCCATCTGTGTCGCCTTGCTTGTGCCGGCGAAGTTGCCTGTCACGGTGCCGCTGCCACCGTAGTATGTCGGAATCGTAACAGGCAATGCTTGAGTCTGCAAGATCGAAGTTGCCGAAGTCATGGCTTCGGGTGAATAAACAAATGCCGTTGCCACCTGTTGGACAGACATGGCATTGGTGTTGATCTCGTTGACCCAGAAGGCCAACCCACCGGCATCAGGTGCTCGTCCGAGCACGTTCTCATAGAGCGATGTGACGAATTGTGTTTGATTGGCGTTGGCTGTGCCGGTGTTGTCTTGAATGTATTCATTGCTTGTGACAATCACGTTCACCATCTGCTGAAGTGTCGTGCCTGTCTCCAAGGCTTGAACGTCGTAGTATATACCTACTGGATCGGGTTCTCTGCCCAATAATATCTCATACAGATTGGTAACGGCAGTTGTCGCTTGTGTGGTGGTTGGTGTCGTCGTGCCCTTTTGGAATGCCGCCACGTCCTTCTCCAGAATGGGAAGGAGCTGGCTTTCGCCAAGCGGAATATGAGTAACATATCCTGCGAGAGCCGCATCGGTTGGGTTGGCCGCAATGGTGGGAACTTGGGCGTTGATCTGATGAAAGCTGTTGGATGTGAAGTTGAGTTGTGGCGATGTGCTCGGATAACGTGGGATGTTGAGATTCACGACGTAGCCTGACATCAGGCTACGATCTTCGAGCATCTCGATTGAGCCAATCTGTCTACGATTCTTCATCTTCGGTACTCCATTCAGATTGTGCGGCTTACAGGGATCAGGCTGCCGAAGCCTGATCCCTGTAAGCCGTTCCCTACGGTACAGTCCCACTCAAGTAAGGTAATACGTCAAGGGGATTGTAACGGCGGTACGATCCGGTCGTCATCACCGGACTATGTGGAATTGGAATCGGTACATCGATACTATGATCAACGTATCGGTTCCTCTTCAACATCCAAAAGTAAAGAAGCAGGTCTGCTACGGGTAGCATTAGTCACCGTTGCTCTTGCTGGTGCTTGCCACAAGCCGTGGCCGTGGCACCTGATTGTCAAGCAGAAAGAATCGGATCTTCTCAATCGCGATTCGCATTTCCTCAGAGCCGTCGCCTTTGGAAATATTCAATGAGATGCGACGCTTACCGAAATACAACCGATAGCCGTTGCGGCCGTTCTCATCGATCTCGTTGATACGAGATGCTTTGGCGAGGTTGAGATGTTGCCCGTCAAAGCTGATCCAGGAATTCATCTATGTCTCCGAAATAGCTTCCGGCTCACCAAGAGCCATGAATTTTCCCGCTGTGTCGAAATAATACAGGGTGCCGCGAACGTCTACTTCCCACTTAGCAGGTGAATCCCCTAATCCATCTGCTAATTCTTTACTGTGAAAGTCAGCACCGGATCTTGCAAGCATATTAACGAAGACATCGTATTCTGACATACTGTTTTCATTCATGGGGTGTTCGCTCATTTGTGGTTCTCAACTCCAAACGATTGGCACACTCACGCAACGCCTTAATCACTTCTTTCCGTTGAGCGTTGGAAACATACTGTGTTTCCATATTGTTTTCAAATACAACCAAAGCAAATAGATCACCAACAGGAAGAACGCTTTGAATCATTTCCGCGAGGGCTGAGAAATATTTCCTAAGCGTTGGCTCGTCCATTTCCGATAGTGTTTTAGCTTTCGGCTTGCCATCAGGATTCAACTTATGACGACGCTTTGGACGAGCCATCTTACATTCCACGTTTGTTGAGTTCAGTCATTTCTGCAAGCATAACGCGACGAAGTGTATTATCTTCATCAGTCAGAGGCCAACTCCATTTTCGCCGTAAGAATTCTAAAACAATTTCACACTGATCTCGCTTGATAATAAGATAGGGTTGAATTGTTTCAAGAAATTCTTGCATCTCATGTTTGCGTGGCTTCCAAACAAAGCCAAGCTTATGTTTTGGATTTTGTCTTGGTTGTGGATTGATAATACCAATCCCTGTGATCCTTGAAATATATGTAAGAAAAATCATATTAGTGTTAGCAATTGTTACCCAAGGAAACGCACTAACACCAAGCATGCCTCTAATATTCTTAGAAGATGTTATCGAGATTGATCCCTCACCATCAATTGCACAAGCAATGTATCCTTTTTCTGCTTGTGTTAGTTGATTCATAGAAAGCTTTCGCGATCATCTTCAATGTTGGCTGCTTCATCCTCGATGACCGCATCTTCGATATTGGCTTGCTCGCGAGCTTCCTGTTCCTCTTCGGTTTCGTTCGCGATTGCTTGTCTCTTGAGAAGCGTATACATCATGCAAGCAAGTTGTGCTGCACTTGCTGCCGCAACGGGTCCGAAGTTTGTTTCAAAGACCTTGATCGCTTCAGAAAGGAAGTGTGCAAGGTCTGGTTGATCTTCCTTGATTTCATCAATCCGTGCATGTGTCGCCTTTTCAACATCGAATGGACGAGATGCAGGGTCTACGTAAGCGAGAATAACTTCTTTGGTGACAACGGGGAGCATATTACCTCATGTCTCTAACGTATGGCAAAGGGTTCCCGAAAGAATAAAGCACGCAATCTGTGGGTCCACCTGAATGAACACCCTCATGTTCTTGTGGAATCGGAATGGATTCCTCAAACACGAAAAAGAAGCTGGCGGCTTGAACGAACTTCTTCCATTTGGAATGTGGAAAGCAACGCTTGCATCCCTTGGAACAATCGTGAATCTTGAGCTTGGAGAAACGCTTGCCCAACTTGAGCAAGATACCGAGTGCCATTTCCTCTGCTTGGAACTTGTTCCAAACATTGGCAATCACGAGTTCAGTTGGGTCATCGTCATCGAAGCAAATGAACCAAGGGTGTTCAGCCCATGATCCATGAAGGACCGGGTTCTTGTAATAGACGCCATCTTCAGCCCGAGCATATGTGGGAACGAGGCTCATAATAATCTCCTTGGCTTGCAATAATCAATTGGAAATAGTATCGTGCTCGACTTTGACTAACCTACTATTCTCGTTAAAGTACCACGTAGAATATGACGTGGCACCACGAACTTCTACCTCCCACCGTGCTATGACACGATTGTAGCAATCCCGATGATAAAATTCTGCATTACAATTGATAAGCGATTGAATGAAATTTTCAAGTGTCATTGCGTTTCTCATTGGTACTTTGATCGTAGCCAGCCATGATCATGTTAGCACACCAACCGATGGCTTCATCCTTGGGAATTGAAGGCCATCTTTTTATCAATTCATCTGCCCATTTCTGGGCGTCGGTTCCTAATCGTTGCAACAATTCGCCACTTGTTTCAATAGTCATATTAGATCCTGATTGGTAAAGACTCTGACCGGTTTCCAAACGGTTCCCGGTTCGCCCGGAATCATTCCACCACAGATTGTGGTCCAATGATTGCCGCCAACCTTGACCAATAGCTCTGGAAGAACTCTCTTGATTGTCGGAATCACGGGCTCATATACTGTTGTATCGGAGCCAACATAAAAGTATAAATGATTGGTGGCATCCCAAAAGTAACCGCGACCCCAAGTGTCCAAAGCATTTTCAGGGAGCTTAAGATGTTCGGCCCATTCCTGGTGGCTGTTGGCAACATGCCGAATCGTGTAGATGAATCCATTAGGATTCAATAGAAACATTCTTCGATAACCGTGGAATCGTTTAATCTTTTGTTCGATTTCGGTCATCTTCTTCTCCAGCGACTTCAACAATCAGAACTTCGATATCACTATCTGATTGAATATCAAACTCTTTTGACAAACAAGCTAATGCTCGTTGTCGAATCTCTTCAGCCTTGTGGCTGTATAGGTGATGTATACTAACTTCCATTGATACATACACAATCATTGTCAATCCTCCATGATTGCTGCAAACCAATCAGTCTGTAATATCGATAGACTTCTTAGCCTTTATTGTACCATGAAACCAAATCGGTTGTCAACCATTTTCTTTATCGCGGTCTGTTGATTGGCTTATCTTCTCTACGAAGCGAATGCAAAGATCCGTTCCCATCCAAAAGTGAACAGCGATGCGAGAATACTTGTCTGCATCGTATCCTCGCTTGGCCAATCCGTTTCTGAAGTGCTCGAAGAATGACTTCGTGGTCTCATGATAAATAGTGCCACTGTTCCTAATAGGAAAGCCTGTTCTTTCTCGAACAACGTGGCTGATGTGTTCAATGTATGTATTGTATTGTGCTGTGTTCAATCCACGAACGATTCCTGTGACCAATATTTGTTCAGTTTCAGCATGATCAATATTGTAATACCAATCATAATATTCCTCTGGATCATAATCCATCTGCAAGCTGAAAATATCGCCGTCATTCATTAGTTCTTCTCGGCGTTGATGGATTGCAAGATCCGAGATCCGTTCAACTGATTGATGCCATCAGCAATGTGGCTAAGTAAAGTATGAAGCCACTTGCCTTCTTCATCACTAGCATCTGGAAGTTGTATTGATGATTCCAATCCCCGGCGTGTAATCGCAAGTCGAAGTGTCTTACCTTGAAGACGCTTCGGTGCATCGATATCGTTGATTATATAATCGTATTTCATACATACTCCATAGATTTGCGTGCAAGAATACGTCGCAAAGGTTCCGGTACTTGGGAAATATGAATCTTCAGAGTTGCCTCTTCATCTGGTGTGTAGTATCTTTGGATTTCTTTTGTTTCTTGATCGTAGTAATCAATATTGTACCAACCGTTAGAATCACCGCAACTGATGATTCCGAACAACAATTCAATGGGTGCTGAACGTACAAATTCGTTTTTGAAGATGAAGATAACAATGTCGCCCATTGACAATTCGTTCTTACTCATGTCAAGCATATTTGATTCCTTATAAGGGTGAGGTATATTCGGGCTTCTCAACGAGAGAAGCCCGAATATACCTCACCCTTATTCCAAGTTGTAATCAGCCTTTGTCAAGTTGCTCTTCTACCAATGCTTTTACTTCCTCTTCATTTGCGTTGGGATGTTCTTCCATGACAGCTTCGACGATATCTTCGATTGTTGCATCGGAGTCCGATGCTCCGACGTGATAGAGGACGGATTCTTTAAGTGTCATGTTCTTTGCTCTCAATTAAAGATTATTTGAAGGTGGGATAAGAACCTCTTTATTGATTATTCAGAGCCCTTGAAAGGGCTTCGACCAATACTTACCCCACCAAAGCCACCTCTCGGAATCGAACCCTGTCCGTCGCTCCCAATTGAGCAAGGTGCCTAATCTCCTCGTTTATTCAATTCTGCCATTTCTGCAATCATAATTCTTCGTAAAGAATTATCTTCCTCATTAAGAGGATTTGACCATTTTCTCGTAATGAATTCAAGAACAATAGCACATTGATCCCATTTGATTACAAGATCATCTTGGATCTGTGGCAATAGTTCTTTCATTTCATGTACACGAATATTCCAAACATACTTTTGTTTATGTCCTTCTTGTTTGAATCCTGGTGCAATACGTCCGATTCCTGTAATCCGATGTAAGTATGCTAGTAGTACCATATTTGTATTTGAAACATTTACGGTTGCAAAAGCTGTTACTCCTACAGCTTTGTTCTTTGAGTTGGCATTAATAGTAATGCAACCTTCACCGTCAAAGATTGCTGCAACATATGATTTCTGTTTCTCTGTGAGGCGTTTCATAAAGGTCCGGGTGAGGGTCGAACTCACAACCTGTCGATTACAAATCGACGACTCTGCCAATTGAGCTACCGGACCAACGGTGCTCTGCCAATTGAGCTAAGGTGACTTGTGTTAAGGATTCTCTTTCTCAGCGGAAACGAATAGGATGATTTCCCCTTCGAAAAGTTCCATCAACAGATGATCGACAAGTTCCCGTGATCCATTGGACCACAATAGCTCGCCGCAATCATTGGGTGGGTTGTCTGGTTGTCCAAACTGTTCAATGATCTTGGCAATCCGAACTTGACCTTCTGTTCCGAAATCATATGATACTGCGACGATCATATCATCTCCAATTTGTGACGCGATCCATTACGGTTTCCAACCGCAACAATCGGTCTTCAAGAAGTCGAATAGGTGATTGGGCAATCGAATCTGCAATAGCTTGCCATGCTTCCTTTTCGTGGCGTGTAAGTTCCTGCCAAACAAGCATGTTTGGTGGACACAGTGTTGTAATATAGATTTGGTAAAGCATCTCTGCTGTGATCATTGGCAATATCCTTTCATTGCCTATCATCTAATATTTTCCTACGTCGGCGAAGGAAGTCTTTGAAATCTTCGATGATTGCTGCATCGTTTACGGTATCAATTTGATGTCCACATTTCGGACATGGTGGACAATCACTTGTCTCGCCAACGAAGCCAAATCTTTTCTTGCATTTCGGACATTGGCAATCATGAAATGCACTCATAATTAACCTTGTGGTTACATATCGTTGTCACCGCAAAGTTTGCATGTACAACAAAAGAATCCTCCCTCGACGGCTGAACTACCGTCATGGTATTTGTGATCGCATGCTCTGGCGAGCCTTGCCCAAGTTTCTTCTGCTTGGGCAAGCTCTCGTCGATGCCGTTCTCGAATCCTGCTGTGTGCTTCGGCTGAAGCTTCTTTGAGTGTGTTGATCTGGTCCTGTGTCATGGCAGTTTTCCTGCAATAGTAGCAACGTAAGCAATAACGGCTCCAGCCGCAACGAATACGAAGGCGAGGCATCCACCGTGAATAGTGCGGTGCTTAATCGTACCAACGATACCTGCAATAATCATCGTGACGCCGATAATGTACACAATCCAATGTATCATGTTTCTTCTCTTGGCTTGCGACGATCAATTGTAATAGGCGGTGTGTGTCCAGTGTTCATCAACAAATAAACAACTGGAATAGCTAACATTGTAAATATCCAGGGAATAATCATGCTAACAACATCGTCAGCAGCTTTTCGTTGATTAAGCAATCGTTCTTCCTCATCAACAATACTATGTATGATATCATCAATATGTCCTTTAATAGGAATACCTTCTGCAATCATGATTTCTGTTGCATGTTTCTGATCTGTTACCGCTGTTCGCATTACCTCAGCAGCTTCAGTTTTGCTTGTAATAAGCAAGGCATCGAGTTCAGCAATTCTTCGTGTTTGAGACACGTTGTCATGTGTTGAAGTATTGAGCACTTTACTGAGTTGTTCAATTTCTTTGTGGACCCGATAGTATTCTTGTTGATACCGCTTGTCCAATGTGAAACAATACATGCGTTTGGCAAGAAGACTCTTGTCAACTGTCGAAATAATAAGTTCTGCTTGTATCATCACCTTATACGTGTGTTCCATCCAATAGACAGTGATTGTCTTGATGTATAAGTTCAACCAAAAACCAACGCACAACATCGAAACGATTGCGACCGGGCGAAGAAATTTCATGTTACCCTTTGCGAGGTATGTTTGGAAACAAAATAGCTTGCAATCTAACAAATAGGGGTTCTGGAAATTGTTCGCTCATTAATTCATGTGCGAACGATTCAATATGTATCATACAAACCATAACTTCATCATCGACTACCGATCGACTCTTGAGAGCCCGAATCATACGGCCAAAATGAGGCAACCGGAATCCTTCGGCGTCGAATTCTGAATTCGGGTGTTCCCGATTACGAAGATCAATAAGATACTTTTGTAATACATTTTCAATATCATTAATCAAATAATGAAGTTCTTCATTCTCCAATAACATTCAATCATCTTCTATAATGTCTAAAGGATAGAAGTTGACCGTAGTATGTTCTGCTCGCTGTGCTGTATATCGTCGCAAGCCAAGGATAATAGACTTACGTGGAATCTTGAGCTTTGCTGTAGGATAGGCTTCATGCCAACCATCAGCCCGAAATTGTTTCTCTAGAATCGTTTTGCCTTCTTGGTACAGTACATAGAAAATCATTCTCTGACTTTCACATTCAACAAAGTTGTCAACTGAACAACATTTACCTCAGTTTGTTTAGTTTCCTTGTCTTGGTTGTTGTGAACCGTTGTGATAGTCAACAACAACGGTTCAGATTTTACAATCCCTGGATCAGGCGATGATAAAGTCTCGGTCTTTGTAAGGTCCTTCCAGGAGAGCGACAAGATCAACCTCCTTAAAAGATTCATTCGGGATCATGTGACGATATTGATTATACCCAGGCATATTGCCGCCATTACGATCAGTATCACCGCGTGCTTCATTGGGATGTTCTGTTGGTGTTGCGTGAGCCAGTCTCACACAATCATCATGTCGTGCCTTGGCTTGTTCGTATGTTGCGATCTTGTCATCGACCGTCTTGTAGCTTACCCAAGCAGAACGGGCAACTGACCAATGTGTAAGTACGCCAAGCTCCTCTTTGCTGACGGTTCTAAGATTGATTGGACCACGATGGAGATCCTTGACAAATGGCATATGCCAATCGCCGACATCCAAGAGTGTAGGACGCGAGGCAACATATTCTCTTGCCATGTTGACCGCAAGGCGTTGGATTCTGGGTTCGGCGAATGGTGTCATTCGCAATCCACAAAAGTTCATGAATCCTGCTCGGGGCCAAGTCGAAACGACATTGATCCAACCGAATGCTTCAATGAACCGATTGACGATCTCTTTGTGAAGTTCATAATCTTTGACGAGGTGTTCACATTCGTCAATGTCAACATACAGGATCTTGAGAAGCTTGGCACGAGCACCGATGACATCATCGATTTCGGCACCAGCTTGCATTCCTGCTTTGTTGGTTCCAAAATGCAACGGCATGGCAGGATCATTCATGATCCATGCCTTCATTTTACGCCAAGGAATCGCTCTCGAAGAGCTTGCATTGCGGCTCGCTGAACGGTGCGTCATGAACTCCGCGTGTATTACTCTTTCATGGCAATGTGTAAAGGTAATGGCTTCACAGCCAACAATATTTACGCTATGAAGTTCAAGATGTGCCTTGAAATTACCCTTTTGAATCACGATGACTCATCTCCGATGATTGCAGAATCCACAGGTTCCGTTATAAATAATTAGACCGACTGTGCCACAACGGAAACAATATGTGCCATCGATCTTGACGACACATTGAGAATGTTCAAGCTCGAAATCTACATTTGAATGTGATTTCGTACCGCAACGTTGGCAAAGATAATATTTACCATCGAATGCCAACCAATAGAGGATCATGTGATGTTGCATCAAATCTTTGGCTTCCACGTCCGATTATTTGCAATATTGTAAATGCCCGCAATACCAATTCTGTTTCTGAATCTTGGCATAGCTGCAATTTCTTTTGCAGTAATACCAAACGCTCTTAGTCGTCTAATTTCATCGGCATCTGATTGGTCAATCAAAGATTGATTCTGACCACCTGGTAATTTACCTTTGTTACGTTCTTTGCTTGAGCAATCATCTATATTTTCTTGTTGTGTTCCATCGAATAAATGATTTGGGCGACAACAAGGAGGATTGTCGCAGGTGTGTAATATTTGTTTATCCCCTGGCCAAATATTGTTTGTTAAATAATACGCAATAATGTGGGCTCCATAACTACGACGTTGGTAACAAACAACACCGTAGTTATATGTAGTTCTACTGCCACTCCAAGGCCAACAACCATCTTTTGGTTGATGGACTCGGTTCCAAAACTCAATACGATCTTGTTCTGTAATGCTTGGAATAATCATTCTTGGCCTTGAATAATTGTATCTTTGACAATAAAGCCTGCTGCTGGCTTATGCCCTCCTCCCCCAAATAGCTTGGCGACGGCTGAAACGTCGAAGCCATTGTTTGATCGAAGTGACCATTTCATGCCACCAGGCACATCATGGTAAATTGCAGAGAATGGAGCATCTGGATTCAGTTGACAGATCCGCTCTCCAATTTCGGATTGCAAGATCAATGAATACACCGCAGGTATGGTATGTTCGCCGATCACCTTCGGTTGTGCAACACTGGCAAGGTAATTCACTTTGCCTTGAATATACTTCAACACTGCTGTTCCGGATGCAACGATTGTTGATTCATCATCAACGAGCTTGAGAGCGAAATCAGACCAGCTTTGGAATGTTCGCTCTTCAAGATCCAAAGCTGCTGAAACTTCTCGGCTGTGTGGGAGCTTCCATGTCCAGAGATCACGATCTTGTATGTACTCAATGAGCGTTGGGGCATCGCTGTGTGGATTGAAATATTCCCAGGCGAGCATAGCTCCACTCTTAGTCATGTCGAAGATGATCTCGCCACCACTTTGAAGTTGCAATCCTTCAAGGGATGTTTGAGCGGTAGTATGATGGTCCAAGCAAATAACTTTGTGCTTGGTTCCCAGATCAATCATTGTCTCTCTTGGGAAGGAAAAGTCCAAGATGTAGACCGTTTCCGTATCGATTGGAGGAATTGGATCTCCGTAATCGATCGGAATATACTTGGCCCAATCGCCCAAGGTAAGATACGCTGCCCAGGCGGCACCGTAACCATCGGGACAAACTGGACCATGATACAATACTGTACTGTTCATCCGTTGCCCTCAATTTGAATAACGGTACGTGGAAGCAGTCCGTCCGGTGAACCGCTGTAGACGCCGAAATACTCTTGTAGAATGGTTGTCAACAATGCTCCATTAGGAGCAACATAGAACATTGTGTACATACCATCAGCGAACTTGCTTGTGTCAATCTTGAATTCCCAAAGCTGTGTAGGGCCGGGAAATGTGTATGTTGTTGTTACTGCAAGGTTCTGTACAACTTGCACCTTTGGATCTGGGTTCGGCATCTGGACGAATGTTTTGCTTGCCCAATCATACACTGTTCCATTATAAAACAGTGTGATTCCTACTTGCTGTGTGCCAGGTCCAATATATTGGACTAAGTAAAACGGATTGCGAACCCAAAGAGCCATATCGCCTCCTATGATTGCATATGTCGAAAACGTTCAATCGCGTCAGCCATTCGCAATGGCATTACTTCGCGATCTTGTTCAATCTTCATAATATCGAATGTTCCATCATTGACGAGAATGGTTGAAGGTCGGAAGATGATTGCCAAATCATGATCGATCTTCTGAAGCTGAACTGTTTGATCCATTAACTCAAAGAATCCAAGAATCTTAATCATGCTGAACGTAACAGCGAAGCCACTGTTTTGATTATATAGTTCACGACACGGATTGTTGAGAATACTGCAAGGATCAACTTCGATCAACGCATTGAGCCGATCAAGGGTCTCTTCATCCCATTTATCATGGGGTCGAATCCAACGCCCAATTTTATCAAGATCGCGACCTTTGGTATCGATCTCGCTGCAAGGATTGGGGACTCGCACACCAAATTGATTGATGTAGCCACTTGACATATTAGGTGTGTACCCGAAATTGATCATAATAATCCTGAATAGAATAGCGGGGCGTCCGTTCCCCGCCTAGTGTCAAGAGCTAAACACACCATCCTTGTCGAGTTTGCCCTTGTAGGTTGAATCAGAGTGACTGCGAATAATGATTTCGACCGGGCCTTCTTCGACACGTTCATCAATGGTGATTGTAAAATCACCTTGTGGACTATTCACAGCAATGCCTTCAACCTCGCTGTGTTCAAACTTGACCGTTGCGTCGCAACGTAAGCCTTTTACATCCCTGGGATTGCCTTCAATAACTTTGATCATGATATCTCCGGTTGTTGGTTAGTAACTAAATGTTAAGTGTGGAATCGAACCACAATCGCTAGGGTTCCCTAGTGCTCGACCGTTGAGCTACTTAACACCCTTTCCCCTAATAGGTAGCCTAGGACCTACTAGAGTTCTGTAACATATGCGGTATGCTGTCTTTTACACCATAGCCCGAAAGCTTGAACCTCCGCATGTTTTGGCAAGGCTCAGAACAGGCACCTTTTGAAGAACATGCTTGCCGCCATGTTCAAGTAATCCCATTCTTAATAGGCGTTCTCTGACTAAGATATCCATCCAGGCGTCAGAAACCGCTTATCCGGAAAAATGCTTTTCAAGAGTAAGAAACGTCTTCGCGTCCTTGTGTTCTTCCCACATCTTCTCGAAGCGTGGCTTGCCGTTAATGATCTCCTCGAATTCGCTTTCCACGCGGTCGTAGTTTTGCCCTTCGGCATTACGATAATGAACTCGGCGTTGCTTGGCAGGAGCTGCATTGTCCGCATTGATCGCCGTGGCAACGACACGATATACGTTGCCTGTCTTGTGATGAATGTACAAACCAACTACAATCATGGACGCCTCGCAGGTTGCAATAGTTCAAGTGTACGTTGCCACCATTCTGGATTCTTGATGCCTCGGATCTCGAAATTAGTAATTGCGATTTCGAGATCCGAATTACGCCAATCGTCGAAGAAGTCTCTAACCCTTTGGCAATTCGCCACCGACAGATCCAGGTGGGCCTTTAGGGTCGGCGTGCTTAACTTCGACTCCATGAGTGTCAGCGATCTTGAGATTGTCGGCTTGTTTGATCGGTTCGGGCTTGCTTGGAGCAAGCAGAAAGGCATTGAGTTCCTTCTTGAATGCCTCAGGGAGGAACGGTTTGTCGCGGATCTTCTCCAGTTCTGCCCGATCCGCTTCTCCGAGCTTCTTGCCGCTCTCGGGGCCGCAGTCCTTCGGAATGACGAGAGCGGCGAGTTCCTCCATCGGCTTGGGCTTTGTCAAGCCCATCTTCTTGTCTTCGCAATCCTTTTGGGCAGCTTCTTGCGTGTCGCCGAAGCCTTCGGCTCCGGTGTCATTGCATGTCGCAACAATTTTTCCACCTTGGCGAGCGAACTGGTATGTGCCTGTCATCTTCGTTCCTTTGATTGTACTCTCAAATATCTCCTGATTTCATGAGTGCAATATAGGCCGCGATCTCTTCTTCTGTTGTGAATACGGCACCAACAGGTTCGCCCGGTTCCGGCAGATCGCACGGTTCCAATTCTTCGGGAAGAATACCAAAGACTTTTCTCTCGAACACAACAGCATTATACAAGCCGAGAACGAGCACTGTCAGTTTGACAATGCCATCTTCTGCTTGGTAAAAGCTGTAGACTTTGACTTTGTGGTCGCTCGTTTTCAAGCGATACAGGGTCCACGGATTGAAATTCTCCGCGACCACACGAATAGGCTCAGGTCGCTCAGCGACCCAAGCATTCCAAGAGTTCCGTTGCTCAGGTGTGGGCTCAAATAGCGGCTTCATGTTCAATATCTCGATTGAAAGAAGCCATCCGTGGCAAATAAATCCTACTCAGTCGCGAGGTACGTTCCCCGATTTGCCGGGTGCCGTGCTCGGAACCGGCTTCTCGGGAACATGCTTCGGATCGCTGTGCGGTTTGCCGGAATCGTGCTTGGTGGGCTCGTGCTTGGCCGGCTCGTGCTTGATCTCTTCAGGATGCTTCGGATTGTTTGCCATTGTGTTCTTCCCTTGACTGAGATTGACGAAAGCCATCCTGGCTACCGATACTTCCTATACGGTTTCGACTTCTTTGAGGTATGCGAAAACAACCTCATGAGCCGCATTGATTTGTCGGGTATCTTCTTCCATCTCTTCGGCGTCAGGAATGTTACCTGTCCAAGCATGCCATTGATGGAATGCTTCTTCAATCAATTTCTTGGCACGGCTCGAACGATTGGAACGTTTCTTACGAACACGCTTCTTGACGAAGAATTTGAATTCCAAGTATGAAAGCGTGATCGCATGATCAAGAAATTTGACTTGATCTTGGAAATCGAGTTTTGCGAGTTCAATAATGTTTGGCAGTTTGATCCTGCCAGACGTGATAGCATCAATTGCTGCCGGTGCGAACTGATGGCCGCCTTCTGGATAATCTAATTTCATGGCGTTCTCCGATTGCAATAATCATCCTTGAAAATATATCCTAACCGTTCCAGACTTTGCCTTGCAGGATTTTATAAATCCCGTAAATACCAATCTTCCCTTTGAATCTTGGCATCTGTGATATTTCTTTTACAGAAATATCAAAAAGTCTAAGTCGTCGAATCTCATCTGCATCAGCTTGTGTAAGCCAAGTATGGTGCGATCCACCAATTCCACCTGGCTGTCTATTTTTACTTGCACAATCGGCCATGTTGTCTTGATGTGTGCCGTCAATAAGATGATCGGGACGACAACAGCGTGGATTGTCGCAAGTATGTAAAATATTTCTATCACCAGGCCAAACACCAATAGTAAGATAAAACGCAATAATATGTGTTCTGTATTGTCTTCCTTGATACGTTACAACACCATAGTTGCCGTTAACTGTGGCACCTGTCCAAAGCCAACAACCTTCTGACGAAAATTGAACTCGTTTCCAGAATTCTACTTTATCAACGATTGGAATAATCATCTAACACCAAGAATAAGTAAGAGGGAATCCGTTCCCTCCGGGGCTGAATCAACGTCCGCTGGCACCACGCCGAGGGGTATCGCCGGAGATCAGGAACACGTCAGTTGGCTTGACGAAGTTCACGATCAGATCCTTGCCTTCCTCAAGCGGGTTGCGATTCCAGGCTTCGGACAGATTGTCCAAGCATTCCTGAGCGTCGGCCTCACGCTCGTACTTGAACCAATACATGCGACCGTCCGCATGTTCAATGTGAAAGTAACCCTTGATCTTGACAATCCGCATGCGGCTCATATCGACTCCCAAGCCAATCAACCCTAGCAATATTTGGAATGGACCGATCTACAGTCTACCATGAATAAGGCGAACTATGCAAGGCCAGTGTTTCCATTTTGTAACGTCCTATAAGACGTTCTAACGCATCCTTTGTTTACAGTGTCCTAACGTTCTATCTGCTATGTAAGATAGCTTAAAACGCATCCTAGAACGTCCTAGCGTTAAGATAATTTGTACTGTACTTGTTTCGTTCGATTTCGCGACCCATGTCACTGATTGGCTTGCAGCCGTAATTGGATGAAAGATACCAACGCTCATGTTGAGTTAGATTCTTCAAATCAAAATGAAAAGCAATGCTTCCATAACCAATGTTAATAACATCATTGAACCAATAATGAGCCATTTGATTATTACAAGCGGACGAATCAATTTCAATGTAGTATGTTGAATTAAAAAGTCCTATAAGATTACACTTACGGGTTTTACATGCAGATTGTATGAAATTATATTGACTTGGATTCAATTCTGCAAAACTGATTTTCACAATCATTCTGACATCCTTGTCTTAGTTTTGGTCCCACGGATATTTGGCTGAATTAACAACTTGAAATCCGTAAGATTGCATGAAATTGATCCAGTAATCAAGATCCTCATCTTCAGAATATCCTTCATCTCCGGTCTGATAGTTTCGTTCTGTTAAGCCAAGATACAACAGATTATCATCTTCACGAAACCAGGCTGCAAAAGGATTCGTGATTTCTTCTTCAAGATATGATCCCTGCTTGTTGGGACCAAAGAAAACCTTGTGTCCTTGTGCGGGAATAGCCGGAAGCAATACATCCTTGTGCATTACGACCGACTCTTCGCCGAACATAATCCTAATGAAGCAGCGAATTGGAATCAACGCTGGCGTCTCCAATCATCGAAGTCACTTTCATCTTCAAACAGGATCGCAAGAATCCGTCTCCATTTGGACTCGCGAACCTTCTGACTCGGAGCAACACTCTTGAACCAACGTTCGTTGGTTGAAGGTTGCTTGGCGACTGGTAGCAGCGGCGGCTTCTTAATATTCCGCATGAATCTCATTCCTTCCAAGTTTTACCTTGGGCAATATTGTATTTCGCAATCAATCAGACTTCCATGTCTTCTTTGCAATAATCTTCCAAACCCCATCCCTACCAATTCTTCCTTTGAATTGGGTCATTTCTGAAATTTCTTTTGGAGAAAAATCAAATAATGCAAGTCTACGAATTTCAGCAACATCTTGTTGTGTAAGAAATGTTTGACTTGGTGGTTTGCATGTTCTACGACCTTTGCTTATACAATCATTTATATTTTCTTTATTTGTACCACCGATCAAGTGGTCAGGACGACAGCATGGCGGATTGTCGCAAGTATGTAATATATGTCTGTCTCCTGGCCAAATACCAATTGATAGATAGAATGCAACAATATGTGTGTAATATCTTTGACCTTGGTACACAACTGTACCATAGCCATCATCTGTTCGATATCTAGTCCACGTCCAGCAGCCTTCTTCGGGTTTGTGGACCCAAGACCAGAATTCATTTGCATCGATGATTGGAATAATCATTTGCTGCTCTTGACTCCTCTGCAATATCAATATATAGCTCGAGATTTTCTTCCCAATCATTCTCGTTAAGAATAGATAAGATGTCATCCCACGGCAGAGGAAGCAATAGTTTGTATTGCTCCATTGTGACAATGCCGCGTTGCCAGCATTGCCACAATGAAGTAATACGTGTTGGATCAAGTTGTGGTGCATACTGTCGATCGCGAGGATCGGCTTCTTTTTCTGTTGATCGGAGAAGTTTGATTTCCCAATCAACGATTTGAAACCAATCCCATGTGTACATCGAATAACGGAGCTTGCCTTCTCTTAAGGCGTCGGAGTAGTGTTGATATGATTCATGGTAATCGAGCCATCCTCGATTAGACAAATCGTCATACTTTGGATGACGCCCACCAAATAATAGAAACATCTATCCTCCTGATTAATGTTTGCTGTCCCATTCAGGGTCATGATCGACATTATCTTCAACTGTAATAGTTTTCGTCTTATCGCCTGGCTTAGCCGGAGCCTTGTGAATCTTCATCTGTTCCAGGACAGCTTTCTTGACAGTAGGCGGTAATTGATAAGGATCAATAGTCATACAATCTGTTTCAGGATTCAAAATTTCTTCTCGCCAATCACCATCTTTGGCGAAGCCATTGACAATGATGAAGGTGTCGGCGATTGTACGCACAACACCCACAGTCAATGTAGCGGCAAGTTTGCTGAAATAAACAACAATGCCACCGATTTCAAGTTCAGCTTCGTATATGTCTTTCATTGTGCTCGTGTTGTTGAGGCTACTGTGCTCTCGTTGCGTTGAGGAACCAACGATCGTTCGCCGTTCCATCACCAACGAGAGCGTTCGCTTGACGGTCAAGCAAACTGCAACGACGTGCAGAGTCCACTTGATCCATATCGCGAAAGAAATGGTCCGAGTGAATGATTTCCCAAGCGTTGCAATAACGCTCGAAAGCTTGACGTTGGAAAATCTCGCTAACACGAAGCCGATGCTCGGCAACTCGGATCGCGGGAAGATCGCCCTTCGTTGCGTCGCAACAGAGCTGATCGATTGCGACAATGAATTTGGAGCCAACTGGTTGGCCACAGAGCCAAGCATACGTACTGAGCTGTGTTGCCCATTCCTTGTTCAAATGTTCAAGGTATGTGGCAACGTTGATCATGGTGCCGTCAACCATCATCGGTTGACACAGCTTGTGCGATCCGTGGTTCGTTCCACCAGCAGAACGCATTTTCAAATAATGTGGCATCGGTGACGGTGCTTGTGCCGAGCAATAGCCGTTGACTTTGAAATCCAGGACGACAAGATGTCCGGCCGAATTGATGTATGTTGCGTCCGGCTTGCCCATCAGGACGACATTGCCGATCCGCTTTTCGACGCCTTCACGGTAGCCGTTGACAGCTCCCTTGACATCGAACTCGAACCTTGGATTGGTTCCAGCTTGCAGCTCAAGCATCAGATCGCTGAGAGCACCTGTCTGCTTGTACTGCTCGAAAACGTATTTGCCGTGTTCCCAAGCCCATGTTCGGTGTTGTGATTCGACTTGTGCTTCGAAAAGCGTCTGCAAGTCGAACTTGGGATCGTTGCCCTTGCCAAAGAGCTTCTCATGAAGCCATGCCTTGACATAAGCGTCAAAGCTTGAACCGATTGCCATAGGTTGATTCTGAGGAAATCGTGGCGGTCGGTTCTCTGTCAAGTACCTCAAGTAATATTCCGAAGGATCTTTTTCAAAAACCGAAAGAGCCGAAGGTGACAAATATTCAATCGAACGCATCTGATGCTCCTAGTCTTGGATTGGAATAATCAACTCTTCGGTTTCCAGGTATTACCTTTGCTAATATGGTAAATACCGTCGATGCCAATTTTTCCTTTGAATCTTGGCATATTAGCAATTTCCTTCGCAGAAATATCAAACAAGCGAAGGCGTCGAATCTCGTCAGCATCCTCCTTCGTAATAAATGTATGATTACCATTTCCTCTATTACCGCGACCTTTGCGAATGCAATCGATACTATTATCTAAATTTGTACCATCAATCAAGTGTTCAGGGCGACAACAGGGTGGATTGTCGCATGTGTGCATGACCAATCTATCACCAGGCCAAACACCGACTGACAAATAGAAAGCAATAACGTGTGTATAATAAGAACGGCCTTCGTATCGAAAAGAACCGTAGCCGGATTTAAAACGACTCTCAGACCAAAGCCAACAGCCTTCTTGTGGTTGTTGAACTCTGGTCCAGAATTCAATCCGTTCTTGTTCGCTGATGATTGGAATAATCACGTTTCGGTGGTCCGAGATTGAACTCTTCGTGGAATGCTTTACATGCTTCGAAGATCGTAATCTCAGAAGCAATAGCGTCGGGTTTGTATTGTGTGCTGTACCAGGCAAATAATCTTACTGCCGACCAGTGAATAATCCGCTTGGGCAATCGATTTGCAATAAATCCACAAAGATCACATTTGCAATCATACCAGAACGTTCCGTTCCGTATGGATACTTTCCAGAGTCTAAGTAGGGCCTTCACTGCTGATAACTACCTCCTCGATAGAGTAAATGCGGTGGCAATCGAAATGTTTGACGAGATATTCAATGAAAAGATCAAGTGCTGCACCATTGTCATCAACCCAAGGTTTCTTAAGTTTGGCATATTCTGAACGAACATATAATGCACTTCGCTTTTTGAAAGCTTCGAAAGCTGGTCCTTCTGTTTCCTCTGGTTTCTCAAGTTCCTTTTGCATTGAAGCTTGAAATTGTTCAAATAACATTCCAATATCAAGAGGGTTCGGTGCACCAAAATATTGCGGCTGTGACGACACATTGAAAAAATAAACATTCATGACAACTCCAGTTTGATGACTTGAGCAATCCAAATATCTGGAATTGCTGTCAAAAGTGTGGTAAGTGTAACCGTAGTTGACAATCTACGGTTATTGTTTTCATCCTCTTGGATTTCAAACTTCAAATCAAAATAACGATCGAGCTTTGTGATCAACAACATATGTGCCGGATTGTTGAGATCGATAGTAAGTGTCAAGGTCATGCGTCGAATTTCCTAAAAAATCTTCCCTCCTTTGGAATACCTTTGTCTGTCAGCTCACGGTACTTGAACGTGACAATCGTACCCAATGGAAAAGACAACGCATAATAAGGCATAGGAAGATCCTTGCCTGGATTCTGTCTTGCCCAATCACGAGCCTCATCATTGTTGAGACAACGTTCTTCGTCGGTGAATCCAGACAACTCGAACCGTTGGCCTTTGTATTCTGTAACCAAAGCTCCCATCATGCCAAGCAGTTTGGAGCCCTTGTCAGTTTCACGGCCAGCGGTGTAGCCAATCACCTTGGCTTCATCGTCTTCGTAGGTTTTCACCTTGAGGCAATCGTATGTACGAGTGTTTGTCCAAGGTGTTGCATACTTCCGAAGAACGAGACCCTCACCACCAGCATCAATGACTTGTTCCAGGAGATCATCAATACGTGTCTGTGCATTTGCTGTCCCGAAATCAAGTCGTTCTTGATGCACCAGTTCAAGATTACGAGATCCAGTCAACTCTTTGCTCAGCCATTTATAGGCTGATTCGAAACTGATGAATGAATCCACCAGTGGTGTTGTGACGTGTTGCTCGTACCAATCAAGACATCCTTTGAAAGTCTTACGGTACTGTGGCTCATTGATCGTGCCATCAGCAAACACGATTTGTAATGGCGGTGTGTCAAACACACTGTACATGATCTCCGACCATTCGGGGCCGGGGCGATGATGCTTGACAGTGCTCATCACAAACTGTTGTCGTCCAACACCGGCATACAATTCACCATCCAAGGGAAACTCAGGAAGTTGATCAAGGAAATCATTCGGTGCATAGATCACTTTGCCGTAACGTGACCACAAGCCTGTTGCGATCGACGTATTGATCAGGCGAGCGTCTTTTTCAACATTGGCCCAAGGTACGTCATTTGCTTTCATACCTCGGGTAACACCGCCATCAAAGAAGCAACGCATGCCATCGAGTTTCTGACTCACGAACCACCCGTTAATGGCATGACGTTTGGGGTCGAACGTGTGTGCAAGTTGAAGAAAGACCCTTTTTGCCATGATCATTGTTCCTTAATAATGTTCAGGTAAGCGAATTTACCGAAATATTTCTTTGCTGCAATGTTGTAAGCTGTTGCAGCTTGTTGCTTTGAATAATATGTACCTAAGTATAGATACTTACCGTTGACGGTAATCTGTGAAAGATACGTTCCTGATACTGTAAGGTATACTCCTTTGTATCCTGTTGTATTATGTTTTGGTGCAGGGCGATTTGACATATTTTGAGCATGCGTTGCTTGTCTCAAGTTATGTCTTTGATTGTTCAATCCATTTAAGTCTCTATGATCTATAAGACCATACATTCCAAATGCTTCTGCAATCAATGTATGTAAGTAAATCATACGCCCTTTTCTATATCTTGTTTCCCCTTTGAACATATTGCGAACCGCATAAATCATATCACCTTTTCGGCAAGCAAACCATCTGTAGTCTTGTGTAATGTTAGTGTCGATTTCATCAATCAATACTGATTCACCAGAATATAGTCGGAAGCTTACCATGTAAAGCTTGTCCAATCCAATCAAGGGCCAATAACAATGTAGCCTTCCTCTTCATTGTACCATAGAAATAATCCGGGTGTCAATACGAATCTTCGATTCGTTCCATCGCACTGATTGGATTGGGGATCATAGCAAGGAATGTAAAGTGATCTCTTGCTTGTGAAAGCTTTGTATGAGGACAAAGATTCTCTGTTGTAATATGTGTAATGTTTTCGATTGTGGTAAGCATTGCACGCATTTCAACAACATAGTGTGTCCCGAATGTATTGTTGATCCAACGAACGAAATAATTCCAACCATCTAAGGGAACGAAGTCATTTTCAATCGTTTGAGTTTTCTTGACTTGTTTGGTTTCGTGAGTTGATTTCGCAATCACTGTGCTCAATTGTACAACAAGTTCATTTGCAGTATGCTCAAAATAAGAATTCAATTCAACAGGATTGGGAAAACGTAATTGTTCTTCTGAGATACGAACACCAGAATAACAACGAATGCGTTCAATTGCAATATTCACTACACCATTGTCTTTATTCATTCTAATATCCTTGGTTTTCCTGTGGTCTCATTCTTCTTACATAGCTGATCGTATAAGCTACAATGTAGTTCAATAACTTTCCAGCCGGATCTTGATAATCCAGCCAGCTTCGAAGCAAAGTCGTTCATCGTTGACGCTTGCCCAATCACTTGGGTCGTGCCGAACTCGTCCTTTGCACCGAAGCTGGCCATGAATCTCCTTAGTATGCGTTGAACGTCCAATAGGCTCCGCTCGCTGCGATCCCAATCATGCTGATTGTGGGATCAAGCAAGGCATCTTGGTGTGCAGGTGATGCCATCCACATGGGCCAGACTGTTTGTGCGGCACCCATCCCCGCATTCTGCCTGCGAGCATAGCCCATCACATGATGACCCATGCCAAAAGCGTGTTGTTGTCCGTTATTGACTGCTGCCCAACCTGAAAGATTGGCGTCGTATCCAACGGCTCCTCGACCGTATTGGCCACGAATACCATTCAACCAGGCAAGGAAACCGTATGGATCGCCGTAAGCGATTTGAACTGGTTCAGGTTCGTAAATATGATAGGGAACGTACTTCCCCTTCAAGTCGCCTTCGAGAACTTCTGCTGCTTCTGCCCAACGTTGCTTGTTCCGCAAGAACGTGAGCTTGACCGGACCTTGTTTGAACTCAGGTCGGCGAAGAGTCCATTCTCCGTTCTTCTCTGTTTCTCCCGGATTGGGAGCCGTTTCGACTTGCGTCTTCTCCGAGGGTGATTGTGCAATCAACAACGACGCCAAGATCAACGATGAAATCATCCATTCCTCCGTGGTGTGATAATGGCTTACACCATTATCAGGTGAGAATCCAGATTGACACTATTATCAATCCAGATTATCCTTTAAGACGTCCAGTGCTGCAACCAACAACACTGAACGCTTTGTTCCGCAGAATCTTTTCACTGTTTGTTCACATTGTTGATAGGTGCAATCACCATTTCCAGTGATTGAAACAATCAATTGTGCCAGTGACGCTGCGGTTTTACAATTAGATAATCCTTCTTGAAAGAGCCCTCGTAGATCAGTAGTCATTACATTGACCTCACACCATCCTGGTGTTACTTTGACATAACCTCATAGATGCCATCAGCAGCGATAGCAACTGTCACCGGGACCATACAAAGGCGAGGATCGAAATCCATACCTTGTAAGTGTTTTGACGCATCTTCCACGTTGGCAAATAATCCAACGGGAGTTTGGAACCAAACTTCAAAGGCAAGGATTGGATGTTCCTTGCCTCGAAGCGTGATTGTACGCTCAGGTAGATTGTACATAGTTGCCATCGCGTTCGTAGATCACCCGAGGAGCATACTCAGAATGCCCATGAATCGGCTCTTGCTCTCCGCAAGCCGAGCCGCATCGGAAAGCTTCTCAAACGTCTCCCGATCGAGTTCAGCGAACCGAACGGCCTTGACGTTGTGCTTGCCTTCCGAGAGCACGTCGCCATTGGATCGAGCGACAAACTCCCACATGCTGATAGCGTAGCCGAGGCAAGCAGTGACCTCATCAACGTCGCCGTCTGAGTTTTCGAGCGTGACGTACATCGCAAAATATTTCCACTCAGTCGGCAGTTCAGGCATACTTCGACCAACCCGCCACTTGCAGTCGCACTTGCGACAGACAATCGGCTCGTCATCGACCGTGATGAGATTGTTGATAGTGGTCGGCTTGTCAGAATCATCATACTGGAGACCGTAGACGTGGAACTTGTTGCCACAATGGCATTCGACGCGAGTCGTGACATCAGCGACATCAAGGATCGTCATGTTGCCGATCTTGATCGGAGTGTTCATTGAAATAGTCCTCGTTCGATTTGAATAATCAGTCGTGCCGATGCTCAATGACATTCAATTGAGCAAACTCTTTGAATAAGTTGATTGCCGCAATGTTGTACGCTTCAGCTGCACAACAATCATAATCAAAATAGCCGAGTCCTTGTCCATGATTGTCAACTGTAATTTTCGCGACCCATTGTTGGGTTCGTGTATACCAGCTAACACCTATGTATGGACTTGTGTTGCCTGAACTATTCTTATTGCGACTATTTTGTTGGTTTGTCGCAATTCTAAGATTCGTTCTTTGGCAATCTAGTCTATTAAGATTACGGTGATCAACTTGTCGGCCTGGAATCCAAATACCCATTGATTTTGCAATTTCAACATGCAAATAAATATGGGTATTTGTTGCCTTGTGTCCGCGTCGAGCATATTTATCTGTGCCAAATGACCAAAGCCATTGTGCATGATAATTATAATCAAGTTGGTCAAGCAAGACTTCCTTGCCTCGTGTTAATAAGATACGAGCCATTACTGCTCCGGCTCGAATTCAAGGGGCTCCCAACCGTTGTCTTCTGCCGCGACCATCCATGAAAGCTTATCATAAGCTTTGGCCACCGCCTCCTGAAGTGCTACCGTGCGATCAAGTCGATAGGCCCTGCAAGCAATGACATACTCTCTTGCAGCGGCGGCGATGGCATCCTTGTACTCCAATATCAATTCAGATTCTCCGATCCTGGCAATCTCCATTCGAGATTATTACGCCGATTATCGTGAACGTTACCGTTCTTGTAAGCAAGACGGTGCTCTGGTGTTGGCCTTGGACGACCGTGTTTGGTGAGTATCATCTCACCCATCAGGAGACAAATCCTTTTGTCATCCTGAGTAACAACAGTGTAGATGTAGTGCTTGCCCTCCTCAAGCTCTGGCGGAATAATCAGCATACATCCTTCCTCAAGGGATCTGATTGAGATAAGCAAATTCGCCAAATAAACGAATTGCAGCATCATTGTAAGCTAATGCAGCTTCTTCTGGTGTGTCAAAGTAACCCAATCGTGTCTTGTGTCTTTCATAAATAATAGTTGCAATAAATTTTCTAGTTCTCGTATCGAATTGAACACCTTTGTAGCCAGTCCTATTATTTGATCTGAGACCAGTATTATAATTGTTTTGTGTATATGTAGCGACTCGCAAGTTGTATCTTTGATTATTCAATGTGTTACGGTCAGTATGATCAACCAATCTACCAAAGATTGGAAGATCCATTCTTTCTGCAATTACTCTAGCAAGATAAATAATTTGTTTGCTAGAGCCTATTCGTTGTGACCTCGTGATATACGTTCGATTCTTAATAATATTTGTATTCCAACTGTGACGATCGACGACATCGAAATCGATGTCGTCGATCAGGAAAATATGCCCACTGCTTGCAATAATCTCTCTCATTTTTCTCCTGGCTCTTTGAGAATAGTATACAACTCCTGCTGGCTGCGGGTAATCATAACAAACAGAAGATTCTTCTCCTGTTTACGAGCGCGGTCAGATTTCGCTCGAGGGTGCGGGCAGAGATCCCGTCGCAGCAAGAACACCCTCATTGCTTCAAGACCTTTCGCCTTGTGCCCCGTCATGAAGGTGACGCCATCGCTGTTCTGATCGCTGAAGACTCGTTCGATCTTCAAGATCAACTGTGCGACGAAATCGCACTCTTCCGCAAGAGCTTCAAGTGTGTCGCATTTATCAGTCAACGCCACCAACTGCTCGTCCTTGCCCATTGCCTCGAAGCGTGCGGATTGCTCTCCTCGGTAACGGCCAAGATCATTCAGAAGTTTCTGAATGTCGCTGATTGCTGGTTGTCTGCCGCTTGCAAGGTCATTGTAGTCCCGCTTGAGGGAGAACTTGTTCTGATGGATCTTCTCAATCAGGTCGACAAGGCCATTGCCGAGATCACGACCCTTGACGCTCGCCTTGCGACCCTGGCGGATCAGTTGAAGGCAACGTGTGACCAGCGGTGCCGTTGTGCGGCAGAGAACGAAATCTCCATCACGAACATCTGTCAGGAACTCTTGTGTGGTGATGGTTGCCACAATCCCTTTGCCGTTGGGATTGGGAACCGGAGCCTCGATGTTCGGATTGATCTTCTTCGCTTCCGCGATCACGTCGTCCGGGCAGCGGTAGCAGATTGGCAATGGCAATGCGGTGGCCTTGAGCATGGCAGCCGCATTCCGCAGTGCATCCGAATCTGCTCCTCGAAATCCGTAGATGGCTTGCCATTCGTCGCCCACGATGGCGACTCGACCGGCCGATCCGAGGCGTCCGACGAACTCGATCTGAACCGGACTGAGATCCTGTCCTTCGTCCACGATCACCCAATCGTAGTACGGCAGCGGGCTGTTGCGATAGATCGGCTGGAAGAGCTGATCGTCGTAATCCATGCTGTGCGTCGTGTTGATCGTCTCGTCGTAGACGCCAGCGAGGATCATGTCGAAGCGATCGTGCGGGCCGAAGGGTGGGATCTCAATTCCGCAGAGATCCGCCACATCCATGTAGCCTTCAGTATCATGCTTGTTAAAAGCACGAAGAGCCGAGACCATCCGAAGCACGGTGCCGCGAACCTTCCAATATCGCGGGGCATCGAATTCGGGATTGCAGATCGTCTTCAGAATCTTGTCGACCTTGTCTTTGACAAGCACGACGCTTCGATTGATGCTCTCCCGGCAGACACTCCAGCCCGCCGAATTGAGCGTGCTGGATTGTACATGCCTCGGAACCTTTGTCTTCAGCGTGGCTGCAATAGCTGAATTGAAGGCCAGCATAATAATCTTGTCAGTCGTCGGAAGTTGACTGGCGAGTTCAACCATCGTGGTTGTTTTGCCGCTGCCCGGACCTGCTTCTATTATCAGGTTGCCTGGTTGTTCCGTCGGAAAACGGAAGATAGCTTGTTGGTAGTGTGACCACTGGCGTTCGATTGTCACGATCCGGACTCCTCAATAAAGTGTTCGCAAGGCTCGACAATATTCAAGACGGCAAACTCTTTGAATATGTTGATTGCAGCATTGTTGTAAATTCGTGCAGCACAATGCTTGCATCGAGAATACCCCAACGGATTAGTTACATTGTGTGAAATAATACGAATCTGCCATTGTTGTGATTTCATCTGCCATTTCACACCAATATAACCACTTGATCCACGTTGCGTTTCTCGATTGACCGTGGTTTGTTGTTGTGTTGCGACTCTTAAGTTTTGACGGCGACAATCAAGTTTGTTAAGATTCTTGTGATCCACTTCAAGTCCCGCAATCCATATCCCCATATCCTTTGCAATTTCAACGTGCAAGAAGATATTTTTTCCGTTCTGCTTTCTAATAGCATAGCCACTATATCGCCACAAATAAATGGCATGCTTGGCATAATCAATTTCATCAAGTAAGGCTTCTTTGCCTTGGGTTAATAATATACGCATGCCCAATCCAATCAGGTTGCCGTTCCTTGTTAGAAACACTGGCAAACCTATTGTACCATGATTCAGCCCGACCATACAATAGGATTTGCGATAGTGGCCGAATAATGAGAATTAAAAGAAACATGCCAACTATTGATTGGATTATCAATCTACATGAATACCTTTTGACTCCAAATAGTTACAATCCATGTAATCGTCCATGATATTGGATTGTAAAAGCTTCTCCGAGATTCGGATTATAAAATTCCTTTTGAATAATGTCTTGTTGTCGGCAAATTTCTGTCCATTCGGCCATTGTTATCCGGCCTTCAGGTTTGGCTCCTCGACCAAGAATCTCAAGAGCAGTCTCAACGCCTTTGGATCTTACCAAGCAGCTATTGAATGTTGTGATACATTGCTGACAAGGAAGATTCTCACCGCGATGTAGCTCACAGTATCCTTGGCCCCAATGCCACTTCTCAGAATCAATCATAGTTGTGGCTTTCGTGTCCGCCAGGTTTCCATCTTTTGCAATTCAGTAATTCGCTCACGCATTTGCTGTACAGTTGTACAATTCTTACCAGATTCATTGATCTGTTTGAGGTTAGTAAGATGATGCTTGATTGACGCAATCCGATCCTTTGGAATGCGTTCATTCAATTTAGTCAACATATCGTCACTTGCCATATTATCTCCGAATGATTGCCACGAGCTTGATACCAGCAGCCTTACAAGCCTGATAACGCATCCAACCGTCAACGAGATAATACTCCTGATCCAAGATCAAGGGCTGTGTGTATTGATGTTCTTGTGCAGAGATCGTACCAGCAGAGAAACTGGCCCTTCGATCCTTCTGACTTGGACGAATCCGAATCATCTCAATATCAATGACTTCAACTCGCTGTCGATTGGCAGGAGCAATCTTTTGACAATCGAGACAAGTGCGAACGGTAGTTGGACCAATCATCTCAAGCGTCGTGTGCTTGATCTGTTTGCAATTTTCGCATTGCTCGTTGTCACGCGGAACCCATTCATCTGGCATATCACACCTAATAATTGGGACGTAAGTGATACCTGATTCTAAATAGGCTCGATACCGCATCCAGCCTGCAATAAGATTGTACTTGTCATCGATCGTAATAGGAAGCGGTGTTGTTAAAATAGTTTGCTTTATGCGTTCAAGATCCGCATAAATTTGTCTTCTTTCGCTTCTACGTTTGTGAATTCGGATTCTTGAAATAAGTATGTATTCGATCATGACTCTTGGAAATAATCAAAAGTTGCTGTCCAATAATCATTGCCATCCGTGCCAGTTGATGATCCCAATCCAACGAGATCATAACTACCAAGCATATTAGCCCGGTGTGGTGGGCTGTTGATCCATTGCTGGACAACATCCTGTGCATCCGTGTATTGATTGTATTCAACGTTTTCGGCCGCTGCTGTGTTCGGATGTACGGCTTCAATACGTTGAGCAAAACCATCGTGATCAATACGTTGCTGTCTTGCCATGTCAACAGAATGGGCTTGTGCTTGTGCAGCTAAGCCAGGATCGTATGCAAGTTGTACGAGACCCTTGCTTTTACGAAACGTATTGATCTGTTGAAATACTTCAGTGACTAACGATTGCGGGAGCGGGCTCGGTGGCGTCACCGGGCTTGGTGGCGTCACCGGACTCGGTGGGCTCGGATGCCATAGATTGTGCCACCATTGCCAAGGGTTCATTGGTTAGTCCCTCAAACATATGATACAAAACAGTGCCGAACGTAAATGACGTGACATACATCATGTCATCCGGCACTATTTGTCCGTATGTGAAACATTGAAAATTCCGTGTCTCCATTGGATTGGCATAATCGCCAAGGAAATGGAGAAGCACATGCCACTTATCATCCTCTAAGGAAAGGATATGTGATCCTTGTGGCATGGCTATACTGAAAGGAAAACTCTGCGTAATCTGTACACGAGCAATAGATTGCATATTAGTGCATCTGCATCCGAATAAAGTTGATAACGATGATCCCGACGACCAACAACACCACGATTCCTGCAATCCGATATGCGATTTCAGGAATCGGAAGTTTCATTGCCCGGATGATCATGTACGCAATGCCGCAAATGGCTGCCGCACACAGCAGCCAAATTGCCAATCCACCAATGTCGGCCGGAAGTACCATGATCAACTCCTATGTTCGCAAGGTTCAACGTTGTTCAGAATCGCAAATTCCTTGAAAGCATTGATAGCAACTCTATCCCGTTCGATTGCAGCACAATGCTTGCAGTTAAATGTGCCTAGACTAATTGTAATTCTATTCAACCTAATATGAGCTTCCCAACATTGTGTTGTTCCATATCGACGAACACCTAAATACCCGCTCTCTCCTCGTTGGGTTTCTGTATTTGCATTGTTTTGTTGTCTTGTTGCCATTCTTAGATTTTGACGTTGACAATCAAGCTTGTTACGATTCTTATGATCAACTTGAAGTTCTGGAATCCAAATGCCCATATCCTTGACAATTTCGACATGCAACAAAACGATTTTTCTGTCTTCAACTCTACGAGCATAGCCTCCAGTAATGTCCTTTTTGTAATACCAAAGCTTCTGTGCTTGCTTGATATAATCAATTTCATCAAGCAAGACTTCCCGGCTTTGTGTAAGCAAGATTCTCATTGAAATATCCTACTTACAATGCTCGTCAATATACGCTTCCAGTCGCGTGATCCAGCCGTGGCCGCTCAATACGATTGCATGAATCTCAGACCAAGGGCGAGATTGCAACTGCTTGTATTGTACCATGTTCACTCGTGAGCCTTGAAACAAAGCCCACAAGGATGTGTATGTTCTTGAAGCCATTTCAGCTTCGGCTTGTGCAGCACGAAGTTTGATAGCTTCTTCCTCGTTATAAACGAGTTCGAGATTGTCAATATGGATGATCTGAAACCAAAGCCAGATGCCATCCTTGAATCGCTTGAGGCAATCATCCTTCATGGCTTGGAAGTCATCGCCTTTATACTGAAATGATTCCCAGCCACGGCAATCATTCTGTCCTGCAAGGACAATATACATACGATCTCCGATTGGAATAATCAGTCTTCGATCACGATACCTTCTTGTGAATGGAACTCTTTGTCATACAATGCAACGGCTTCACCCTCATTGATCTCTGCGATCTGACAAAGAGAATTCAATCGTCGATGGATGATCTTAATGGTTTCCACGAGAGTAAGCTTGCAATAGCCAGTTTTCTTGCAATGGTTCCAGATGATCGGGACAGTCGTCGGGGCATATTCATGGTGTGTGACGTAGTGGCCTTGTTCCTGAACCTCAATGCGAACCGCCCATGACAATTCCTCACTGTCGCAATCAACACTAATGACGACATCGAATCTCTCATTATAAAAGTGAAGAAGCCATTCAAGTTCGCTCTTGACAAAATGCTCTTCTTCTCCAAGAGAATCGTGTTGTTCTTGTACAATATTCCGCATTAGGGTCGTAGCCTCTGGTGTAAATAAGGTAATCCGCTTGCCACAAGCGAATAGTTGCTATTCCATATCCTTGGATAAAGAATGCCGCGACCACCACCTACGTTGAAAGCATCAATATTCTTATCCCAATCATCGATCAGGATACTATTCGGTGTAGCTAGGAAATGTTTGGCGGGGCCGAGTAGAAAATTGTCCAGATATTCTGGAAGATTCTTCTCAATCCAACCGATCTTTCCACCTGCACCTTTGGAATGGAAACCAACATAATACGGTGTACGTGAGATCAGACAAATATCTTTCTTGTCGAAACACGATTCGATGATTGCCAGGATCTCTCTACCATCCGGCATGAATGGTAGATCAACCCAAAACTGTTCTGTCATACCGTCCCAAAATCTTTCGATTGGGAAATCATACACTGTAGGCATATCATATATGCCTACAGGCCACGGCTTATTTAACGTGATACCATGTAACTTTTCCCAACCAGAAATGAAATTGACGAGCACACCATCAAGATCAACAAGACATCTCATATGTATTCCTATCAGGGCTCTGTGTCGTCCAGAGCCCTTCGTGAATGTGATAGTGGCGATCAATTTGTGTATTGTGTAAAGACGAGCCTCGGTTTAAATGAGGTACTACGTTAGATGCCTCTTTCTTATTAGGTGACATCTCTCCGGCACTACAACGGATCATCCGTTGAGTCGGATCGAGACTGACGGCCGGGGCCGACGAGCGCTCAAGTGCAATCATTGGTGTCATGGTGGCAAGCCACCGGAGATGCTCGATTACGCATCTGAGCCTTTCTAGCCTTTAAGGAAGGCTGTTAGGAGTTTCGGATCTATATCCAATATCTACTGACCACGTCAGTAGTTAGGATCGGTAACCTTCGCTGATGATCTCGTCATCTTCGATCTTGACGGTCTCTCCACCATACCGCCGCAGTCCGTAGCCCGCTCCTGTTCGCATGTCGCCGAACTGCTTGGTCAATCGTTCGTCGATGGCTTGCGACCCTGTACTGTATGAGCCCATATGAAGGCTCTTTTCGTACATCTCACGATCGAAGTCTTTGACGAGTTCCGATCGTTCAGGCGGAATACGTGGTTCGGGATTTGGCTTCTTGTAATCATAGGGCACGTTCAAGTCTCCTAATGATTGTGGTCATCTGGTACTGTATTCGGGATAAATCTATCCTTGAATACATTTACTGCTACACGATTCCATTCTTGTGCAGCACAATGCTCACAATCAAATTCCCCAAGTCGGAAATTAGACTTGTTCGTTTTGATTTGACAAAGCCATTTTCTTCTTGTACTGTCCCAACTAACACCACGATACTCGGACGTACCGCCAAGAGCATGGATATTTGCTTTATTTTGTTTGCGTGTTGCTGGCCTAAGATTGTGTCTTTGACAATCCAAAGGATTCAGATTCTTGTGGTCAACTTCTTGACCAGGAATCCAAATCTCCATATCTTTTGCAATTTCAACATGCAAAAAGATAAGGCCAACTTGCCGCCTATAAGCATAGCCAGATGTAGTATAACACCACAAATGCTGTGCTTGCTTTTTATAATCAACTTCATCAACAATAGCTTCTTTGTGGCGTGTCAATAATATAATTGGCATTTGTTCCTCAAATAAGGTAGGGCATCCTTGCCCTTGTGGCATTAGACTTGATGCTCCAAAGGATCTTCCCAAGCATAGTACGAGCGGATCTCCTCCACCACGCCCGCAGCACGCTTGCACTTATCCGCCGCGTAGCCATCGAACTTCTTCTCGTCCTCTCCGAGTGCGTTGAAGAAACTCTTGACACCGATCATGATCTTGACAAGCGAGCCTTGACGAAGCTCGGCGCTCAGGTCGAACGTTCCCTCTCCGAGTGCCTTGCTGATTCGAACAAATCGTTGGTCAACTTCCAATGGCGGCTCAACGATCTGTTCGGGCTCGATGATCTGTTCGGGCTCAACGATCTGTTCGGGCTCGATAATTGGTTCGGGCTCGATGATCTGTTCGGGCTCGATGATCTGTTCGGCCACGAACACTGGAAGCACGATGCCCGGTTCGATTGTTGCAAGCAGCGATTTGAGACCTTCATTGATATATTCGACGGCATCGACGTACTGCGGCCCAACGAATGTCGTCATTCGTTGTTGCAGAAACGCGACCTGTTCTGCCGGGCTGAACTTGTCAAGATCCTTATGGACCTTGGCAAGCCGTTCCTGAACAGTCAATGGTGTTCCTCGTGGCATGGCTTCCTCAATAATAGTGATTGGACAATCTACAATAACTTTCCTTCGCCGCGAATATCGCAATCCAATCAATCTAAAATACGCGATCCTTTCTACTATATAGTGTAGCATGATTCCCGATTCAGATTCAAGCTCATTTTAAAAAGAAACGTAACAACATTTTGATTGGCTTATCAGTCAAGCGTCCACTCAGCTTTCATTGCTTCGAGATTGGGATAAGCAACGAATCCTGTGAACTTGTCATTCCAATCACGAATACCAATATAGTATTCGCCATTGTATTCTCCAAGGAATCTGCCAAATTGTTCTTTGGCTCTTGGATCAGCACTTTTGATACAGAGAAATCGAGTATTCGGATCTCCCCAATCTGTCCAATGTGTTGCCTTGCGAGGCTGATAATCCTCTGGAACAGTCTCAAATGCCTTGAGTGCCTCGTCAGCCGTCGCTTCTCGCATAATAGGCTCCCGGCCAGAAATAAGGAAGATCAGGAGGCTCAGTCCATTTCATACAATATTGATAATGGTAGGGTGCCTTCCGAATTAGATTCGAGCGATGCGATTTATGCAATCGTTCATCACCTAACCACGGTGGCATCTTAACGTCTTGTTGTTCTGGAATCTGATCTGGATAATCATGCCAGAAACTATGAATCTTGTCGAACGTCGAGTCCTTGTATCCCCTCCGTTGAAACTGATCGCAGATTTCAAGCCCGTAAGCAATCAATGCGTCTTCGTAATGGCGCCACATCAAAACTGCCGGGTGGCTGCTCCAACCTCCGTTCCTTAGGAGTGAGTTCAGGATCTGCAAACATTCGACCCGCTGCTTCCCTAATCTTTCTCTGTCGAGACATCTAGCACTCTCTTTGAAATCAGGAAAGGGGAGAAAAGTTTGAATAATACACCTCATGGAAAATTAAGCACAGCATCCATGCCGAAATAAAGTCTAGCATACTTATCATAAGCATACGCCGCTTCAATAGCAGAATCAAAGCATCCAATATAGATCGGTGTCTTTCTAACTTTGATTCTAGCATCCCACCTGTTTGTTCTTCTCTCGAAATAAACACCCTTGAAACCAGAAGTATTATTGATTTGAATGTTGTGATTAATAGCTTGAACTTGATCAGTAACAACTCTTAAATTGTATGTCTGATTGTTCAATCTATTTCGATCAATATGATCCACTTCCAGATTTGTAATATCATGACCGATGTAAATCATGATTTCTCTGGATAATATCCTTGTACCACCACCTGTTATGCTCCTTCGAGCATAGCCGTCTGAATCACAATGCCACAAATATTGTGCAAAATGATTCCAATATTGATCATCAACTAATGTTACTTGGCCTTGAGTGAGCAATATCTTCCTCATGTTGGCTCCAACACGTAGCAATAAGGGTGATTTGTCCGAAGAAAACCCATCGTTTCCAGTTTGTATTGGAAACGATCTTCAAGAGCATTCTCAACATAAATAACATGCTTCGGATAATATCTCCGAAGTTCGGCAATCAACCGGGTAAATGCTCCACTTCCAGGATTCATTGCTGTGATGTTAGAAATCTGAATACAATCTTCAACATCATGCTTCTTGTCGCGAAGGTCGCCTTCATAAAAATAGATGAATCGCCCTTTGCGAACGTACAAACCAGCGAAATCAGGATGATCGACCCATTGATTTCGTATTAGTTGGTTCGGATTGAGAAAATCATCAACTGTCATGAAATCTAATATCCTAGAAAAAGAAAGCCATCCTTGGCGAATATATCCTAGCCAACATTCAAAGCATTGAAGCGTTCTTCAACATCGGCATTGAGTTGCCCAATGCGACGAATGCTGAGATGCATGATTGGTGCAATCTCCGTATGCGAGTAACCTTGAGCCCGAAGCGTAATAACCCTACGCTCACCGTCCGTTCGGATGGCAAGCTGTAGGATTTCCTTGAGAGCAATATCAGGTTCAGTGCGGCGAGCGATTGGTGTAATCGGGAGAATGTCCGAGAACTCTTCTCCGATTGTGTAAAGCGTTGCCTTGCGAGCGAAGTCCTTCTCGTCGATCTCGCCTTTGGCCTTCTTGTTTCGCAGAGTGCGAGCCTTCATCCCGAAGATGCGATCTCGGGATTTGAAGTTGCGAACAGCGGATCGCATTGTGCTTGCAAGATACGGCGTGATGTTTTGATCATGAAGTCGAGTCTTGGGTCCACCGCACCATTCAACGGCTTGCGTAAGCCGAAGCATGGCCTCGCCGACAAGATCATCTGATTGTCTCGGATTGGCATAATCCGCAACAATGGCCATTGCAAGACGCATGTGACCTTGGATGATTGAATGACTAACACTGAAGTCACCAGCTTGCAATCGAAGGACAAGATCAAGAAGACGATCTTCTTCGATTTTCTCTGGACACTCTGTGTAAGCCATTGTCGTTGCGAGATAGGAATCGAAACTCCGCCTCATGATTTGCCTCCGTGCAGCAGGATCATTGTCATCACTCATCTCCTTAGATGGTGGTAGCCCAGAGGGGCTTTGTTTAGATCATTGCAATCCGCAACTCCTCATGCTTCTGCGTGCGACTTCGGAGAGGCGAGGATCGTCTTGATTTCATCATCATTCAGCTTCCGCAATCGAAGCCAGCGATGATATCGTTCGTTGTAGACGGCCAGCTTGTGCCAAGCTTCTTGTCCTGCAATGGCATAAACAAGACCGTGTCGCTCGTCTCTCCAGACCTTGACGAGTTCTTGTTGATGTGTCAGCAGGTCGAGCAAGACATAGTTTCCAGGCTCTCCCGGCTTGTCTCCGCAATAATCTGTCAACACTTCGTGCATCCCCTCAATGATTGCAGGATCAGTTGGTGCTGGCGGGTTCTTCAAATAGTGCTTGATTGCCAGTCGTTGATCCCGAGGAAGCCCGCAATAGGTGATCCCGATCTGCCTGATTGTCGCAATCCGCTTCATAGCTCCCATTGTTGGCCTCCGCAAGCCAATCAATTCCTGTTAGAGAAGAAAAACCTTCTCTAAAGGCCATTGTATCAGAACGGAAACCGAAATGGAAGCGAATTATTCACATTATTTTGTGAATTGATTGGATTACGCAATCCCTGAATAACGCCGAACCAACCAGAATGTTTGAATATTAAACTCGTCGATTGTAGTAATCTCTCCCTTCGGGTTATAGACGCGATTCCCATTCCATGCAACAGCATGGGGTTGGCCGGACATTGTGGTGCCCGTAAGAACACCGATGGAACCAGCAACCAAATCGATCATGCGTTGACGATTGCCATTTGGAAAAGTGATGGCACAATCAACGCCTCGGCCGATTGTAAGAATCGGCTCGGCTTCAAAGGGTGTAGTCATATAGCCAAAAGTATAGGCTACATAGATACATTCCTGTACATGGAAGCCTCGCCGCTTCAGCGGTTCTGGTTCCTCTAGTCGGATAATCTCCGAACCATCATTACCGATAAGCTTGAGAAAACTTTCAACAGGCACTCGACATGCCATTGCGAAAGATGTCGGCAAGCAACTCCATCGGTTCGGAGTCTTAATGAGTTCCATTTGATAACCCTGACGGCTAAGAACTACTCTCGACAAGCCGCTTCTCAAATACATCATCACTAATCTCAATGAAGATGTTGGAAGCTTCTCGCATTTCAGGTGGAATACTGCTTGAAAAGACGATCACCTTGATGCCACGTTCCTTCAAGAACTCGATCACGGGAATCAATTCCGGATCACTAGAACCGAGAACAACAACATCAAGACGTTCGATCAAGCGTGCAGTATCAACGGCGATGCCAAGATTCCAATTGGTCGCCTGAATGTTCGGGCGATCATCAATGATCTTGGCTTTCTTGTACTTCGGTTCGAAGCCGTAACTCCGAAGACAAAGAATGAATCCAGTCGCTTCCTTGTCAATCTGAACGCCATATGCGAAGGCTCGATAGAGTTCGCCTTCTCCAGCTTCCAAGGCTCGTTGAAGATATTTTGAGTAATCAATCTTCTGGCCTTTGAAGTTTTTGTTGACACCACGGAATTGATCCACGATATCAACGAATACACCAACCGTTTTCATATAATACTCCCAGCAAAATACTACTTGACAGGACATCCACCTGCGGTGCATTCCTGTGAATCGATCATTTCCCGAAGCTCATGATCGACGATGAAGTTGATTGGTTTCACCGAACTTGAGGCTTCGAGATATTGATCTCGTGTAATCTCTTCGTAAGGTGCTTGTCGAAATCCATGTTCCGAATGCTGAGAGAAGGAAGCTGTCTTCACCGTGTCTGTGTAATTGGTTCGGAGCCAATCTTGGACAACGGGAATCTCTTCCGGTCCCATATAACACGTCATGGACACGGCATTATCCGCCCAATAAGTCTGAAGGAAGTTCAGATTATCAAGCTGTGACAAGGCTGGATATCCCTTTGCAACAATAGAGCCCTCTCGGGCTTTGCAGGGAAAGTCAATAATCATCGTGTTGAAATCACGGGAGCCGTCAATATTGTACTTCGGCTCCATGTTGTATCCGCGTTCGCGGGCTTGCTCAACGATCGGATCTTCAACAGCAAATGTGATCCTCCGAATGTAATATTCCGAAAACTCAGCATGCACTCCAGGTGAAACGCCAGCCAACAGGGACATTGTACCTGATGGTTTGACGGTTGTCAACTTGATTGATAGATTACAGTTGTGCTCTCGGGAAGCCTTGCGATCCACATCTTCAAGATGAGCATACACGCCATCGAAAATGTCAGGATCTCGAAGATGCGGGGCTTGCAGGAATCCGGTGACACCAACACCAATACGATGATTGCGGCTAACAACTTCGTTCGTTTTGGGATGCCAACAAGGCAGACAAGAAATAGCTTTGTTGGCTCGGAAAAGCAGTTCAGCAACCTTGCCGAACTCATGTACATCAACAATATTTGGAAGAAAGATGTCGCTAAGATTGCAAGCTTCGTGTGATTCGAGAATGATCTCTCCGCAAGGATTTGGACCACATACAAGCGGATCTGGACGATAGCCGTAGCCATCAATAAGCCTTCCCATCTGCTTACACAATCCAGAATTGTATAAGCCATAGGCTTCTCCCTCTCCACGATAGCCACGCCAGAACTGCTCTGGCAAAAGCATTGTGTCCGGACAATCAACAGTGTTGTTGCTCATCTGTCGCCAAGCAGGAACGGCTCGGCGTGTCCAGTCTTTGGCTCCGAGGAATTCTTGATCTTCCCATGAGCCGACTGCGATCTCAGCAGAACGACGAACATTACCAGCAACAACGACGCTGCCAATGATATTCATGATGTCCATGCAATTGGTAGGAGTAAGTTTCCTACCAACTTTAGATTTCAAGATCGCACATATTTGTGCAAGACCCTTTACCAGTTCTTCGGGTCCACTTGCTGTTCCTCCGAACCCCTTAATAGGCCGTCCGCGAGCACGAACGCAACGAGTATCGTAGCGGATACTATGGTTGGTATAAAAGTGAGCATTGAGTGTAAGCTCAAGAAGCTTGACCCAACCTTCGCGGTTGTCGGTGACAATATAGTCACAATCATAGTCATCGACACGTTCAATGCTCGGAGCGAATTTGACTGTAGGTATTTCATAAACATAATCCGGTGAGACATTGAAGCCAACGCCACCACCGAGCATCAGCTCGTTGAAAGCGAAAGTGAATGGATCAACAGGATGGTTGACAGCAACGTGCCAACAATTTTGCATCGAATCGCCACCAACACGCCGAACAGTGTCCGTACCAAGCTGCCATGTCGGGCGACCAGCAAGCGTACCTTTGAGCGAAAACCAATAATAGTAAAGTTGTTGGGCTTCTTCTTGGGTGTAAATACCACCAATATCCAAGATACCATTGACACAACGTTCAATAGTTTGAAACCATTCCTCAGTGATTCCAGAGGGTCGCATCCGAGCATATGTGCGTTTATACGTCACATATCCCACTGGTCCCCATTGTGGATTGTGGCCCTCAAAGTTCTCTACGAACGTGGGGTCGAGTTTCTTGGCATACCTCGGAAGCGATAACATCATTATCTTTCGGGTCAGGACTTACAATAATCTGTCGAGATACCATGAAATACGGCATCACGAGCCAAATGATGGGCTCGCTTGTGTATTGGATCGGCCAATCCCGATCCCACCTTCTGGAATCTAATAGTCATTGTCTTCATATGCTCCTGTAAACGTAACCACAAAATACTTATATCTTTATGGAGCTTAATTGGAGCTAAGACCCCTGTTATTACAAACAGAGAATCTGTAAAAACAAGTACATTCGATCCAAAGGGAATGGTATCTAGACCTTTAATTATTGCAAGCAGTTCCATTCGATTAGTACCACGATACTCTTCAAATCCGTATCCGATATTTTCAATATCATTGTTTTGTACAATGAATGCCCAGCCTCCCCTCCTTGGAACTATTGTCGCTGATGCATCAGCGTATAGATTATACATTTAAGTCATTATTAACCTCCCAGGATTAAATCAATGGTCTGTTCGGATCTCGTCCTTTTAGCATTCTGTTAATAGTTGATTTGTGACACCCCAAACGCCTTGCAATTTCTGCTTCGCTCAAGCTTTCTGAAAGCTTAATAACTTCTGAAGTGTCAATATCCAACATGGGATGTCTTCCTTTATTACAACAATCAATAGCATTGTGCTCATGTGTTCCGAGAAACAGATGTTTTGGATTACAACATGGTGGATTATCGCAATCATGTAGGACAAGTAGCTCACCTGGATCTTTCTTATATTTAATATAGTAAGATACTCGATGAACCAAATACATCTTTTTGCCAAATCTAATTTGGCCATAACCTTTAACAATTGTACTACCGATCCAAGGCCAACATTCATTCTCTCCACGTTGAATGATGTTGGACCAGAATTTGATAGTATCATCAATATGTAACATGGGCAATGGAATAAACATAATCTACCTCATGACACTCAAATAACGATACCAGTTCTGCTCTTCAAATAACTTCGGAGTCTCACTTGCATCTGTCAACACCCAAACGCCAACCCCGTGAGCATTGAACATAGGAAACGTTTGAAGTTGTGATGGCGTAAATACATAGCCTGTTGGATTCTTGCATTCAATCCAACGTTGGCCATATTGTTTGTGTGTTGCAAAGAGATCGGGAAATCCATACTGGAATAAGCAACCATACGTTTCCTTGACGTACCAACCTTCACCGGCCAATTTTATTTTGAGAGCTTCTTGTATATCTCGTTCCGGGCCACGTGAAGCAAGCCTAGTAGACCGCTCATACGGTCTTGAAGGCTTCTTATCTCGTGTCCGTGTAACTGGTTTCATCACATCTAAGTAAGTGTACCAGTTTTGGGGCTTAAAGAGTTTGTTGTATTCCCAATCGGTATCGGATGTAAGAATCCAAACCCCCGAACCGTTGTTACTAAGTTTCGGGAAGTCTTCCAACTGTGCTTCAGTAAAAACATAACCAGTCGCTTGTTTGCACTCAATCCATCGGGCACCAAGAGTAAAATGAGCAGCAAAGACATCAGGAAAGCCAACCTGATATTCATTAGCGTGCGTTGCTTTCGCCATCCATCCGTTTTGATGGAGCTTCAACATGATTCGCTTTTGCAAATCGGATTCAGGTTTCCTAGCTGGAATAATTCTTTTGGGTTGCATAGGGCTATAATATCCATGATCGCAAACAGCTCGCCTCCATGCGAGCTATTTTCACCTTGTCAGTTTGGCCAATGCAAGCAGACTAAGAGCCTTGTTGATACGAAGCATATACGCTTCCTTGTTTTTGACGGCATCATCTGGATTGCCGGTGGCCGTTTTAAGGGCGACCCGAGCCTCGGTAATAAACTCGATAGCTCTCAGTTCATAATAATCTGCGTCGCCCGTCTCTAATAGGGCAGACATCGGACCTGTCTCACGAGGATCAAAAAGCCCTTCAAGCAGGCTTGTCCTCACTGAGGTCATGGACGGCCGTTTGGATCTTGCCACGGTTTCTCCAGGCCACTCGAAGCTTCTTCTGTTCGATCTTCAAGAGCTTCTGCTCTCGAAGCTGGTGTTGACCGAACAGACCATGAATATTCGCCCACCAGTCTTCTGGTCGAAGATGACGAACATTCAGCAATTGCTGAAAGACACCATCTCGAATAACGCGAAGCATGACGAGATATGCCTCAAGTTGTTCATTGGTTCGATTGGGAAAATCCCGAACGTCAACATCGTAATGGACGTTCATGACTCCAGCTTCGATGACTTCATTCCTCATGAAATCATGAAGCTTCTTGATTTCATCAAGAGTTCTCTCCCGTCCCGTCAGCTCGACGGTTTCTGGCTTCTTCTTGCGAGGCATACTTGGCAATCTCCGATAATAGTGTGCTCTTGGAAAGCTGATTGTAATAAGCGATTCCGAATCGCTTTCCAACTGCTCGAAGCTGTCGAACGGTCATATTTGAATATTCAACTTCAGCTTGAACAGAAATCCATTTTTCCAAACCAAGATGATCATTGTTTGCAATAAGCTGACGAACGGATTCTTGATCTGTACTGTTTTCGTATAAAGACATAAAGGCAGCAGTATTTACTGTACGATCTATACATCTGAGGTTCAAGAGTTGCTGGTGTACCGCAGACTTCAACGATTCAATTAACACAATGTTACCTCATTTTTCACTCCAATTCTTCATAAACGGATTCCATTCCATTTTAATAAGTGGGACTTTGGGCCGGAATGTTTCCACCGCGTCATAAACAATCTTCTCAACTTGATTGACATAATCAGGGTCGGTAGGACACATGATTTCGTCATGGATATTCATCGGAATAACACGCCAAGGATGAATACCCGACGGCTGAAGTTCCCAGATTTGTCGTTGAACTGCTTTGGTAATCTGGGCTCCTGAACTCTGAATAACATGATTAGCCGCTGCACGCATATTGTTGCCTTGCAAGCCGAATGCGGCTCCGAACAAAGCAGTTTGCGTTGCACCGCCGACAAGCTGTTCTCGATCTCGACGAACCACCTTAGTATTGATCTCTTTCCAATGCTTCGGTGGATGCTCTCCAAGATCAAAGAGTGCTTTGCAAATCATATTCTCAACAGTAAAGTAACGACGGAAACCCATCAACGACTCAATGTACTCGGCTGGATCGGCCCAAATAACTCGGCTACCGATTCCATTGGGTTGAGTCATTGAACAGAAAGCTGTGAAAATCTTCTGTCGAGCCAAACCGACGCCATGATAACGACCAACAAAACGTTGGTATGCTGCTTCTGCAATCTCAACCGGAATACCGATTCGAGAATGTAGTGTGTTATGGTCGCCACCATAGATCAAAGCGAATACACCCCGCTTCGACATATCGTACATATCGAGTTCGCGGTCGCCGGCCGATGCTACAATATCTTCGTAAGTTTTTCCGGGAAACAAATATTGACCAAACAAAGCATGAATCTTCTTGCCCGATAGAAGATCATTTCGCAAATCAATATCATTGTACGCAGCATCTGCAAGCACTACTTCAAATCCCGCAAAATCTCCTCCAGAGAGTTGCATGCCCGAGAAAGCAAGCGGAAAGCATCTTCGCACTTCTTTAGTTCGTTTGATACCTTGTGCATTGAGTTGGTCAGTGCCAGACATGCGAGACGATTTCGTTCCAATGATGACGAAACTCGCATGAAATCTTCCGGCTTGTAAAAGCTTGTCATAAAGTTCAAGTTCTTTGCCCGCACCGCGAGCATCGAGAACATTACGAGCACGTTCGGCGGCTGGATGTGGAACACGACCTGTTCCCTTGCAAATTGCACAGGGGTAGCCAACTGGCATATCAATGCAGTCTTCGCAATCTTGTTCAGTGAGTGAAGCCACTTCTTCAAGAACAACCTTCTTGGTTGATCCCTTCATCGCAAGAATCTCTGTCGGATGCATCTTCTCTGTTACGTATCGCATTGCTGGGCCGGGTGCTGTTGGATAAGCTTTCTTCTTATCCAAAGCTGATTGACGCAATCGTTTGATGCCTTCAACATCGATTGCGAAACCCTTCCAACGAACTGCACCAACCATGCAAGCAAGTTCGGAATCATCGTCTCCCAATTCAGGTGAGCCGAAATACCGATACAATTTACGAGTAATGTCAACATCATTAGCCGCATACTTTCGAGCATACGTATTGAATCCCCAATGATCAATGTGATGCTCGATAACGTCCGGCCAGGCTCCCTTCCAATTGTGACGAGAACCGATTGCACGAGCAAATGGTGCGTATCCGAGTTCAACCGGATGGAACTTGGAATCAATATCAATATCCTGAAAGAACGTAACAAGATCCGGTTGAAGGCCCAAAGCGTCGGCCGCAAGTGTCTTCAACGCTGAAGACGGAGCGAATGTTAATACAACATCTTTGAAATCAGGAACGATGTCACCTTCGGCATCTTCGATATCAAAGACATTCCAACGGGGAGCCCACTTGTTTTTCTTCTTGGCGAAATAAATATCCTTCAGTTGTACACGTCGCTCAAGTTCTTGTGCAAGATGCCATGCAAGAGCGGTTGGCACGCGACGGATTCGTACCTCATCCCTCCGCATCATTGATTGATACGGGCCTTTGCGAGCATGGAGCATCAGATCCATCGCTCGAACTGGCTTGAGGCAATCACCATCGCGTGCCAACGGTTCATACTCAGCAAGCTCTTCGATCTGCTCGTCCGGATAAGAATCCTTATCTGGGAGCATGCTGAGCATAGAATAGATTTTGCAAATCTGGAACCAGTCGAACGTCAGGTTGAATCCGACGATTCCGCCCGGATGATTGACGATCTCCTCGATTACCGAAAGTGTAGACGCGACGGTTTCCCGCCAGATTTCGTGAAGAATGATCTCCTCATCATCCTTCGCGTACTGTAGGAGTACAGCGGGACCGACGAATCCACACGTTTCAGTATCAAGAAATATCATCCGGTAATCCGAGCCTGTAACGGAATAATAATCGTATCCTGAGATTCCTCGTTAGAAACCTCAACATACGTCGGAGGAAGATTACAGGTGTGATTGCAAGAATCACAACGGTAATAGAAACCCCGACGGGCCGATTGAACACACATCATCCCGTCAGGACAGCGGGGACAAAGCTTCTTTTGGAACTTCATAGGGGACGCTCTTCTCCTGGGCGAGTGTCTTGATATCACCGAAAAGATCCGAATCGGCGATCTCTCCGGCTGCCCACGCAAGACATCGTGTTCCCATGTTGTTGCCGACACTTTCCCGAATGTGATCCATCATGAGAAAAATCTCCTGACGATCACGAAGCTTCCGGGTCGAGGCTGGCCGCTTGATCGGTTCCTTGATCTTGATCTTCTCTCCCCGTTCTTTTCCTTCTTTGATCTTGCGAACAGCCTCGAACTGCTTCTCCTTGTTCCCGAGGGTGTAGAGATCCCGGATCTGCTGTTGAGAAAGCAAACCCCCGGCCGCTTCAACCTGGATCTCGGTGGGCAGTGTCAGCACGTAATAACGAATCTGAACCCAGCCACGCGACTGGTGCAAATCCGCCGCGACCTGCTCCTGTGTCATACCCGCTATATACAGCTTCTCAAGAGCCTTGGCCTCTTGAACGATGTTGAGATCCTTGCGAGCAAGATTCTCGTCCAAGTTCATCAACCGAGCCTGGATATCCGTAAGGCCCACAACAATGTTACAAGGTGCAACTGGCTTCTCCAAAAGCTGGAGCGCCTTGAACCTTCTGTATCCACTGATGAGTCGGTACTTGAACCCCGTTTTGGCTTGGGCTGCTTCGTCGTAGGGCTGAATAACGAGAGCGTTCTGCAACTGATTCGCATCAATACTTCGGGCGAGGTCAACGACATCGATTGGAGCGATCACTCCGCGACAGTTGAAGTCACTGTCAGCGTGGATCTCACCAAGCGGAATATCCTTCACATCCATAGCATACTCCCAAGCCAATCAATAGGTGAGGTAAATTCGCATTTCACCTCATACCTTATACTACGGCAAAAGGTGAAAATTTTGAAGCCGACTCTGTTTGTTGATTGGATTGCGGCAATCAGAGCGAGTCTCGCTCAGATTGTGCAATCGGTTCCAGCATACGGTCAATAGCTGGGCCGAGAACGATCATAATACGGTCGGTGATTGATCTTGCAATCGACGACCGGACCTCGGCAGCAATCTTTACAACGAGTAACTCGTCCCTAAGTTCTAGTTCCGACGTTGTGATTGTGGTCACAATCGTCCTATCCATAGGTCGATGAAACGATGAAACATCCATTTAGTTTCTCGATGGTTCTAATTTAATCATAAGATCCGGTCGTTGTGCTTCAAGACACCGTATCGTATGATAAGCTAATTCCAACTGTCGTTTCTGTAACTCCACTAATTCTTCAAGTTCTACCTCGCGAGACTTTGTATCGAACAACCAGGCCAACATTATTTTAGTCCGGCAAGTTTGCCCCTTATATCAGCGGCAAGTTCGGGATAATCAACTTCACATGATTTTGCATATTCCTCAAGTGCATGTCGAGCATGAACATCATGTGTTCCGTCCAAAACAAATAAAAAGCAATTGCAATGCTTCTTACCTGCAAGGTCCGCACCATCATTCCGAATCACTGTGTACTTTGCGTACAGACCTTTCGGGGTATCCATTGCGACGCTCTTGTCTTAGAATTGTAATTGCATTACGCACAGCGGCACGATTAGTCTTGTCATAACCTAAATCGAAACATTTTGTTCCGACATAGATTCGATAAGCACCAAATGAGTATTCCTCACTGTAGCAATCTTGTGGACAATCAGAATTCGATCCCACCAATCCGATATTCGGATCAATGGTTGTTTCAATTGTCAACAAAGATCCACAGATCGGACAGAACATATTTACTTCCCTTGTCTATTCAATTCAGCCATCTCTAAGCAAATAATTCTTCTGAGTTGTTTTGCACTTTCTGTCAAAGGCATGTTAGATGTACTTGTACATTTAGTAAGAAATTCAAGCATCAATTCTGCTTGGGCGTGTTTTATAATAAGATAAGGCAACAGTGCTTCAAGAAACGGTTGTATTTGATTAACTTGTAATACCCAAGTATACGCTGTTTTATAATTTTCCTTGTCTCTTAGCTTAGAGCCAATGCTACCTAATCCTGTTTTCTTTTGTAACCAATCTACTACCGGCTTATATGTATTCGTTACAGATACATGAAGCCCATAAGTATAGTCGAGGTACTCTTTACCTCGACGCTTCTTATGTTGGTAAACGGAAATTGAGCCTTCACCGTCAACAATACCAGCGATATATGAAAGCTGGATTGGTGTAAGCAATTTCAATATTGTCGCTCCGCATGGGCATTAATAATAGACTCTCTGAACAAACCGAGACTCATATCTTGCAACTTTCTCTTCTTCTTCAGATTCTCGATAATGAGTGCATCGGACGGAAGATGGACTGCATCGATGATTGTGAGACCTTTATTAATATCCATGCCAATGCGGTGAGCGCGGTCTTCTGACTGCACACGAGACTCAGCGTTGAAGTCGTTGGAGTAATAATATTCTGTTGGTGATTCTGTGAGTGTAAGCCCAAGACCCCCTGATGCAGGGTGTGCAACGAAATTGATCTTGGCAATCTGTCGCGTCTTGTCCTGGAAAAGTTCAAGCATCTCCGATCCGCGTCGTCCATCAAGAATACCTGATCCCTTCCAACCGCGACCATCTACTCGAATGGTTTCCCATCCAAGCTTCTTGGAAGCCGCCACAATACGATCAATAGAACCTTTGAATCCAGCGAAAGTCACGAACCGACCAACATCTTCATGTTGGTCGAGAAGTTCGAGGAGGAAATCCTCTTTTGGACAAGGAACCTGAATGGCTTCTCGTTTGTATGCGGTGACAAAGCCATCTCCACCACAATTCGGACAAGTGATCTCCGCATCGGTGAAAACGTCTTCAGTGAGAACATCGGCTTTTGGCAATCGGAACAGATCACCAATCTCGACGCCGTAGCCTGAATATTGGTCGATATTCTCTGACGTGATCTCAATCTCATCTTCGACAAGCATCTTGTGCGTGATGGTCTTGTTGCCATCACAAAGCGGGCATGGCTTGTCACCGACTTCTTCATCAACATATTGAAAACCATCACTCAGCTCCCGCAGGAGTGTCATTGCCGAGATCGTATTCTTGGCCGATGCCACAATGATCTTGGCAGCGTTCAGTGTGGCTCTGCTTGGTGCAAGCTCAATCTGTTTGTAAATCTTGTCTGGCAGATCAAGACAATCCTTTTTGAACTTGACTGTGACCAATCCCTTCATACGCTCATACAGATAGGACACTTCATTGATTGAGGGAATCCAACTATGAGCATCTGCATGAGTAGAGAGAACTTTTGCCATTGGCCCATGAACATCATCAGACTTGAGCTTACCACAGATACCACACTTCTCGGTATTGTCAAGCCAAGTGACAAGTTGAGGATACTTGCCACCGGAAACTGCGTCCTTCATAACAATCAGTGCAAGTCGCTTCTTGAACTTCTGAGGAGTGCCCTCTTTGAGAAAGCCAGGCTGTGCAACCTCACACTGATGCCACCAATCTCCAGGATCTTTCGGTGCTGGCGATCCGCTCATTTCGATTACATAGCCATTGTAACCGTACTCAGCTCGAACGGAATCAGCAAGATGCCTTGCAGCAACGGATCTCTGAGCCATTGGATTCTTGATCCGGCTTGATTCGTCGAAGATAACACCTTGTGGTGCCGGTTTCCCAACAGGCCAGTTCTCGACAATCTTCTTCAAGCCCTCGTAAGTGCAGAATGTCGGCTTGATCCGACAGCCCCACTTCTTCATCTCCAATTGAGCCGCGAAAAGAGCGCTCTTGGGAGCCACCCAGAACCAATCCGTGATGCCTGAATGCTCCATCACTTCGATTGCGGCAAGCGTCTTTCCGACGCCCATCTCTGCCGCCATGATATTGTAGTGATAGGTCAAAGCATCAACAACCAGATCGATCTGGTGCTTGTAAAGCGACCGGGTCGGCTGGTAGTCGGCGATCTTCGGTCTATCGAACCAAGCGTAAGGGTTCTGTCCGCCCAAGAATGAGAGTTGAAATCGATTCCTATAAGTATCCTTAATCGTCCAAGATTTGTCGTCTGGATTCCAGCGAGCACCTTCGAAGGATTTGACTTCCTCAATCAGCTTCTTGTTGAAGCCGAATTTGAGTGTGATATTCTTTGTGTCCGAAGTGATTGTGGCGGGATAAAGAAGTGAATTGGCCATCAATTTGGTTGGGAGCATGAACATGATCAATCCTCGAAAGCTGCAAGCAGCTTGGGTGACTTGCTTTCGCAAGTTATATGAATACGAGAGTTCCGTCTGCTAAGCCTTGCTTCGACCACTTGCTCCAGACATCTTTCAAATGCTGTTCGGTAGCAAGTCTAAAATAAATGAGATTGAAGAAAATTCGTAACTCATAAGATGTATGTTCTTGACAAATCTCCACAATAATATTCTTCCACACTCTCAGATTGGCCGTTGCAATAAATACGGTGTCACTGTTGCAATCGATCAATAAGTCCGTTCCAAGTTTCAAGATTTCAATAAGCAAGGCTGGTTTGACTTCACAAAGAAACGTAAGTGTAATATGCTGTAGGATGTGTTCCGCATGTTGAATCGCAACGTGTGCATCGCTACCAGGATGTCGAAATGCCGCCAAGGTTGGAATGAGTGATAGTAATGATCCCGCCTTGATTCCTGCATTGTCGCAACCGCGTGTCGGAGATACACCAGTAATAATGTGTGTATCATTGACGAAATTGTGCCAATCAAACTGCGGCACGCTAATTAATCTAACGTGCATTCCTTTTACGTACTTTTGTATTTGGCTCATCTAACGTTGATCCTACAGGATACTCACCGAGCAATATGAGACTATTGAGTCTCGCTTGAGCATCCACATGCTTGAAGCAACTCATTTGATTTGGAAAAGCTTTACCTTTGTAATAGACGTAATGCTTTTTGTTTTCAAACCCAAAAAATGCAACGACCGCATCTCGTTCTGGAGATGGAGCCATTGCATCAATTGATTCATTGAGTGTAACCATATAATACTTGAGTTTCAGTTCCCCGAACCCAAGTTGCCTTGCTTTTGAGAGGTTGATTGGAATAAGACTTTTGGCTTTGGTTTTAACCTTGGTTTCCTCGGGGCTTCTGTTACCGGAGGATAAGATCCTGGTTGCGACAATCGATAAAGATCAGCTTTGACTTTTGGTTTGTTCATCTTTGCTCTGGTAGATAAATGATAACCCCGAGCTGGGATAAATCCCCATGTATTGCTTTGTACAAGCAATATCACTGCTCCACTCGGGGGTAACTTTCCAACGTATACGATTGAAAATTACGCCAGGACAATGGCGTCTTGTTATGAATCGCGGAGACCCAACGTCCGCGTCCATTTCTCAATGTGGATTACTGGCTTCTGGTTCCAAGCATCCACAATCGAGAGAACAATAGTTGCTCTTGCGAATCAACTATCTTGTATGTGTGTTACTTCGATTACTCGAAGCGCTACACAAAACAACTTCCGAGTAGCCAGACACTACTCATCCATAACAAGAGCCCTACACCTAGGATTCGAACCTAGCCGATTAACGTCGCGAAACATTAATCGTTTCCTGAAGAGTAGGTAAATCCTGATTGAGTATTTGCTTCTAAGAAGCAAATAACGAACCATCTTACAAGGACGACTCTCCCAACCAGGAGCGGGCAGAGATGGAATCGAACCACCGACCACAGAAACATTGATTGGTAGAATGAAGCGGTGGGATTTGAACCCACGATCAGCGTGAGTTTTGCCAACCAGACTGGCACTCACGAGCTTTTGTCATGGTTCACCGTTGAGCCGCTACGGCACGCTAATTCTTACAATGATGTTTCTGTTGCTCTACCATTGAGCTATCCACCCAAATATGCCGATTGAGCAAGCCGAAGCTTCTTGAAATTTGTACAAGGTGTTCTGCCGAAGCAGTTCAGCAATGTTCAAGATTCCAAGTAATCTCTCAATCAGCCGTTTGACCTTGCGACCAAACGTCGCTACCGTCGATTCAACGATAACGATAATCAATTGGCATCCCGCACACCACAATCGGGATTAGTCTTGCACCGGCTTTACATGGTAACATATATGAGTTACCTCATATACGCTTAGCCGATTCAGATTTCAGTGATCCGATCGTAAGATCGAATACTGGAATCCTATGCCTTCCCAACTGATATCAAGTGGTAAGAAGCAACAGCTCATTTATTGAGCCAATCCTCCGAAGAGGGTTCGCCAAAACTACTTCCCACCATCAGGGATCGCTGGAATTGAACCAGTCTTTCGTCCTTGGAAAATAGATCCTCAGAGAGGCTAATTCCAAGTTCGACGTGCAGCCGTTACACCGCAATCCCAAAGGCCCAGCCAGGTTACGAGCCTGATGTGTCACTAATGATTGTATTGAGTCTACGTCTCGTAAACACAGACTGTGCAATCATTCCGACACCGCTAGGCCATGTAAGGGCCGGGCATAATAAGATTTACCGAATATTCTCGCATCGTAAGATGGGAGACATCCGACAGTGATCTACAAAGTGTTCCGGCCCCGCACACCGTTGAACGTTTCCGTAACGGGTACTAGTGATTACCGAAGGCCGATTTGGCAATCACCTTCCGACTTCACAACGACTTGGCCCGTTGCTGTCATCGGAATCCACACGCCACCGATCAAGATGACGTGCAGCCGGTTCGGTCACTAAGACCGTTCCAAATTACGAAGGTGGAACCTGCTTGGACGGTTGAGCCGGATAGCCCATCGGCATTTGCTGGCCGGATGGCATCGGAGCTTGTCCGACCGGGCCGGTGTACGAGTACGTCAACGTCTCATACCCACTGCAAGGAGCCATTTGCATCTGACCCTTGCAAGCCTGCTTGGCTGCTCTCTTGGCGGCTTTCGCAGCCTTGTGGCACTTGCCAGCCTCAGCCGGAAGTGACATCGCAATCAAGGCCACGAAAGCAAGTAGCATCCGAATCATCAGCGAGCCCTCGTACTCCCGGCCGCTTCCGGTGCCTGCTCGACCACCGTCTCGGGCGGAGAGAGAAACGTCTTGGTGACATCTGCAATCTCTCCGAGATCCGGGATCTCGAAGGGTGTCGAGCAGTCCTTGCAGACGGGTCCGTGCCACGAGTAGGAGGTGTTCTTGATGAGCTTGACGCTCAGCGAGGCCGCTTTGCCAAGCAGTGCCTTGACGTTCGGGGCTTCTCGCCGGGCTGTCTTCGAGCCCATCAGGAAGGTCGCGAACTTCTGGACCTTGGGAAGGTAGACGAGGTACTCTGGTCCGTACATGCACCCCGAATTCGGCTGGTCAGCTCGCTCTTGAAGCTTCTGAAAAGCGGGCGAGTCGGGATTGTGATAAGCGACGACCGGATCGGAGCCCGTATCGATCGCCTTCGGACGCCACTGAATCACCAACACGTCCACTTCCGCTCCGAGATCGATCACGTCCTTGTCCTTGACAAGTCCGTAGTGACCCATTGGGAAGGTTCCCTCCTTCACCGCATCGGAATTGCTTCCGAAAAGCTGAAGTCGAGGAAGGTAGTTGGCAGCGGCGGCAATCTTGGCGAACGCCTTCTCGTCATACGGATTCGCCGCGACGGGAATCAGTGCTCCAGGAGCAGCAACCGGCTCGATGTCAGACATCATGTTCCTCAATGAAAATGATCATGAAAAGCGGCTGGCCCACCATTGAACCAGCCTTCCCCTGTTGGATCAGGCCGTCACGAGATCGGCCTTCGTCTCGGCCGCAGCGTTCGCCTTCGCGGCCTCACGATCCGCCTTACGTTGAGCCTTGACCTCTTCATCCTTCTTGCGTCGGTCGGCGTCCTTCTGGCGATCCGCTTCGATGGACATCGAATCCATATGAAGCGTCCAGGCAACGCCCGTCTTGAACCCTTCGAGAGCCGTTGTCAGTCCGAGTTCGGCGACCAGTCGCGGGCCGACCTCATTCTGCTCGAACTCTGTCTTGATTTCGCCAAGCTTCCGGCAGTGCGGAACCGGCATGAACTCAGCGGCGTTCGGATTCCGACCTTGACGCTTGGCGTCGCGAAGTTCTTTGACGCGGGTATTGACGGTCGGAACGAACTCGTTCGGCTGCATTGTCATCGCACGATCGACGAAGTGTGCTTGCTCATCAGCAGGCAGCTTCGCCAAAGCGTAGGCGTTGGACAAGTTGATCTTGTCCTCATCCACCAGCTTGGCGATGCGGGCTTCGAGCTTGATTAGCCCAAGCCGTTCAGAGATCCAGGTCGGCGACTTGGCCAACTTGGTCGCCAAAGACGCAGCGGTCATGGTCGGGTTGCCCGCCAGAATCCGCATGAGCTGCTTGCTGTACTCGACTGGCCGAGTCTCGACCTTGTGGATGTTCGTGATGATCTGGGCTTCGAGGACTTCGGCGTCGCTTGCCTCAATCACGTTGGCCGGGATCTCAGTCAGTCCAGCGTCGAGCGCTCCGGTGAATCGGTGCAGGCCGTCGATCAAGCCGTAAGTGATGTTACCATCACTGTCCTTGATCTCACGGACGACGACCGGATTCAGCACGCCCTTGGCCCGGATTGAATCCACCAATCCGAGGTAGTCTTCGGCCGTCTTGTTGACGTTCCGTAGAGCGGAAGGGTTCTCCCGAATCTGCGAAAGTTGGACAACTTTCGGTCGCGTCTTCGGGGTTGTACTTGCCATACTGGCCACTCCTAATTTGCTTACCGCAATCCTCATTGGTTGGCGTTGAAAGGAATACGCAATCCAATCAATCGTCGAGCCCTGCTGACACTTTCACTCTATCTTACGGCAAAGGGCCGAAAGTTTGAAGGCCAGTTTTCTCCGAATGCCGGATTAATTATCTTGCCTATTCTACTGACTCAGCCTAGATTACCATTTCGACGTAACCCTATACCTGAAAACAACTTACGGCAAATGTCTTACTAGCCGCGTTTCAATTGCTCTATAAGGATGATATAGGGTTTTCCTTTAAAGTCTCCTTATGGATGACTTTAAAAAAGTAATCAGAGAATAAGCGTAAGTCTATATCCCACAACACATATCAAATATCACCTACATGATTGTAGTCAGTCAGTAATCAATCAACATATACACAGTCACTTATGGTTGTAACTCGTTATCCTATATAGGGTTAAAATTCACTTCAAACTTACCGCATTTTGCCGTAGGATAGGATAGCCGACCATAGTACGACGTTGTACAGAATGATTGGCTTGGATGATTGCGTAAGCCAATCAAGATGGCTTATGTAATCAATTATATAACGGATTGGAAGATCATGTTCGGTACATACGCTGTCATTATTGGTACACGTACACGCATCACAGACGATCTGACACAAGCAAAGAAGTGGCTTGCACAATCAGGTGAGGCCGGACTTTATCGTCTGATTTGTAATACAAAAGACCACTATTGGGGCCTCAAGCCGAATGATTGCCCCAATCCAACAGCAATAGGATCATGTTCGTCACGAGCACAATTCAAACGCAACTGTCGAGAGTCGAAACTCTCAATGACAGAAGCGTCCGTGATTGAGATCACGGAACCACAATATATTGCACTGCTACACACTCACACTATGATGGTGTGATATTAGTTCCAAGTATTATATATTATATCCCGAATGCTTGCTTATGCAAGCAGAAAAACAGGATTATTCATGTTGGAAAGAAATCCAACAAAGACCGAAGCTATTAAGATATTCCTCACCAAGTCAACACATGAGGATCTTAGTGCTTCTTACAATCATGACATGGAAGTTCAAGTCTGTGTCGAACAAGACGGTGGTACTCGCATGGAAGGCGAGTACCTAGGCAAGCAGTGGCATGGTTGGACAGATGGATTCCAAACATGGAAAACGTTTCGCATTCCATTGTTTGCCAACTCAGATCCCGTCTATGAAGACACAACCATGAATTTCGATCTTGCTGCTCATGTGAGCGCGATCGGAATGACAGGTTGGGATTGGAAGAAGCGAGTTTCACGTTGGGTTGGCTTCGATTTCGACGCGATGACAGGACACGCACAATCACATACAAACAAACTCACAGATCAACAGCTTGCGGAAGTCGAGCGTACAGCCCAAGAAATCGATTGGGTCACCGTTCGACGTTCCACATCAGGCAATGGTCTGCACTTGTATGTATATCTGGACGAGTTTCCTACAGCGAATCATGATGAGCATGCGGCCGTAGCTCGCAGCATATTGGGAACGATGTCAGCAATCACTGGCTTTGATTTCCAGGTCAAGGCCGATGCTTGTGGTGGTAATATGTGGGTCTGGCATCGTAAGATGTTGGGCACCAATGGTCTCACTTTATTGAAGAAAGGCAGCATCCTTACAGATGTTCCCGTCAATTGGCGGGATCACATCAAAGTGATTTCAGGAGCACGGAGAAAGAATCTTCCACAGTTTATTGAAGAGAGCAAAGTCACAGGAGCCGATGCACTTTTCGACGAGTTGACTGGTCAGAGAACCATTGTTCAACTTGATGAGGATCACAAGAAGCTCGTTGAATTTCTTCGCGAGACCAACGCATGTTGGTGGTGGGATAACGACCATCACATGCTCGTTACACACACGATTCATTTAAAAGAGGCACACGAGGCGCTCGCGTTACGAGGCAAATTTGAGACGATTGCGACGGGTAGTGAACGAGGCAACGATCAAAACTGTTTCATGTTCCCGATCCGTAAGGGAGCATGGGCGGTTCGCCGATATTCGGTTGGTGTGGCAGAAGCACCAACGTGGGATCAAGATGGCGGAGGTTGGACTCGATGCTATTTTAATCGTGATCCTGATCTGTCTTCTGCCTCCCGAGCCAATGAGGGCAACGAGCATCCCTCTGGTGGCTATCACTTTCGGCACGCTGCTGATGCAACCAAAGCTGCATTGGCTATTGGTGTTGATCTTAAGCTTCCGGTTTGGGCAAGTTCTAAAAAAGCTAAGCTAAGGCAACACAAAGACGGACGTTTGATTGCCGAGATCGAACATGATCCTTCTGGAGATTATGCCGCAGAGATGTCTGGCTGGATTGCGGAGGGTAAATATTGGAAAAGAATCTTCAATACGAATCTTACCTCAGCCGCCGAACCAGAAATCGGAAACTACGACGATTTGGTTCGACATTTGGTTACGGGGACAGGAGAAGACTGCGGCTGGATGTTGAAGTCTGGCGACATTATGTGGAGAAGCGAGCCGCTGATCCATGTAAGGACAGCTCTCGAATCAATGGGTATGCAACCGAAAGATACAAAGATGGTGCTTGGAAATAGCATCTTCAAGTGTTGGACGGTTGTTAATTTGCCTTTTCAGCCGGAGTATCCAGGTGATCGCCAATGGAATCGAGGAGCGGCACAATTCAAATATCTTCCTTCACGAACTGAAGAAAGGCACTTTCCGCATTGGTCGATGATCCTGAATCATATTGGTCAGGGTCTTAATGAAGCGATTGCGGAAAGCGGTTGGGCTCGAACCAACGGCATTCTGACAGGAGCGGATTATCTCAAGGTCTGGATTGCAAGTTTGTTCCAGTCGCCAATGGCACACTTGCCTTATTTGTTCTTGTATTCAGAAGCACAGAATACTGGAAAGTCTATTTTCCATGAGGCTCTTGCACTGTTGATTACGCGAGGCATGGTTCGAGCTGATTCAGCTCTTACAAGCACTGGCAATTTCAACGGTGAATTGGAGAATGCCGTTCTTTGCGTTGTTGAAGAAACCGATCTTCGACGCAATAAGCTGGCATATGCTCGAATCAAAGATTGGGTGAACTCACAAGAACTTCCGATCCACAAGAAAAATCTTACACCATACGGTATTCCCAATACAACACATTGGGTGCAGTGTGCGAATGATCACCAGGCATGTCCTGTATTCAGCGGCGATACACGGATTACTATGATTCAAGTTGAACCTATTAACAAGGCAAACTTGATTCCAAAGCCCCTTATGCTTGCGGCTTTGGTCAAGGAAGCTCCAGACTTTTTGGCGGAAGTTCTCGCTCTTGAGATTCCGCCAAGCAATGATCGATTGAACGTTCCGGTTATTACAACCGAAGAGAAAGCACAGCTCGAGAAAACGAATCAGACGTATTTGCAAATGTTTATTGCAGAGAATTGTCATCCTGTCACGGGCGTTATGATCAAGTTCTCAGAATTTTGCGATAAGTTTCAAGAATGGCTTGGCCCGGCACAGGCTTCGGAATGGTCCAAGATTCGGATCGCTCGAGAGTTGCCACCACAATTTCCATCGGCTCGTATTCCGACGACGGGATACAAACACATTGGAAACATTTCGTGGGAGGCTTATCGAAGTGGCGATCCGATTCTTCCAAAATTGGTCGTTCGAGATGATAAGTTGGTTCCCTCATCTGGGGGAAAGCAATGATTGACGAAATCATTGACCAACTGCCTCCAGCTCAAAGCAAGCAACTTTATATTGCTTTCAATGAGCTAACTGCAACATTCATTGAGTACGAAGCTGGGAAATTCATTGGTGTACATACGGACAGTATACCTTTCTTACACACTTTGGTCAGGGAAGGTTGCTGGACGTTGGGGCTGATTCATGAAAGCCATTACAAACGCACAAGCAACGAGAGTAACTCACTTGCTCTCGGAACGGTTGAAGACTAAGTTTGGTAAGTCTTATCTGATCTCGATTGTGAGATCGGAACCTGTCAAATTACTCATTCGTGGAAAGGCTACACCGGACGAAATCCGTCAATTTTCCGATATTGCTAATCAGTGCCTTGAAGATGTTTGTTCGGAGGGAACATTACAGGAGGCATGATGGATCAGGAACGAAGAGATTATTATGGTAGATTGTTGCTTGAGAAATATGGTCCCAATAGTGATAAGATAACATTCTTTAGTATACCTATTTCCGAGTATACTAAAGAAGAATTGATTGCTATAATCCACATGCAGTTGATAAAGGACAATAAAGATGCTCAGCCCAATAGAAACTCTTGTCAAAAAATACGGTGAACAACATCGTCAGTTGATTACCGAATCTGAAGCTTGGTTACGTCAACAGGAACCGAAATGGAATTTAGATGTACCTATAGACCTTCATCAATTCATTGAGAGTCTATTAGATAAAATACACCACAAAGAGAAATAAATGCGTTTGATAACTCAACCAAATTCATGGTTGTGTATGCCGTCTGCTTATTGTATGGCTATGGATATTGATCTCGAAACATTTATGCGGCATTTGCCCCATGATGGATCAGACATACTGATTCCAGATTTACCCGATCCTTTGGGTCGTGCTTGTTTTATTCCTTCTGAATTAGATTTTGCATGTATTAGTTTGGGATGGGCTCCTGTAACTATTGACGTTGATCCAAGAGATTGTATGGATTACCAAAGACGAAACTATCCATCACAAGAAAAGATATTACGCTATGCTTGGCCAAGGCGAGTTGTATTAACAACTGTAAGTGAAAGACTACCAGAGCCATTCTTACATTGTGTTGCACACGATACAAATACAAGAGTATTTTATGATCCGGCTGCCGGTATACGCCCGTTATATGAACTGCCAAGGTTGAAACACATCACAATTTTCTTTGATTGTCGTGATCATTATAATGAGCAATATTCATGACTGCACAACTTAAAGCCGCAGATGTTGCTTTGTTTCCGATTGCCGGAAACAATATTTTGCAACCAACCAAGCTTGCACACAAATGGACGGAGCTTATCAAGCGATTGAGTTTTCAACAATATGAACCAATGGCTTCAAAGGTGTATTGGTTGTTTGCTTGTGGTGGCATTGTATGCCCCGAAGTCTCGATCCAAGATGACTGTTTTCATTTCCAATGGATTGAAGAGAACCGCAAGATTACGGTCTGGATTGATCATCGTCAAAAGTTGACATTGTATACCACCGTCTTAGATGGAACTGGTGGTATTCATCCAGTTACACTTGTAGAACTCGAAGACTTGATTCCAACTCTCCATACTTTCGCCTATGGTGAGAAGGAACTTACACGAAGGAATTATCAAGTATGAGCGGTTTCGAAGCTGCAACCGAGGTATCCCGTCAAACCACTGGAGCCATTAGGTCTACGGATCTCAATAGTGAGAGATGGGATCTCGTATCTTGGTCGGCAGTTGAAACACTTGTTCAAGGCATCAATAGATTTCAGAATTGGCAAATGACAATCATGCAAATGGTTGGTTGTTCAATTCGATTGACAGGGGATTTCCTTGGAGGAGGATTCAAGCACGGAGATCAACCTGAGTTACTTGGAGATGCTTGGGCTTACCTTGCAATTGCCGTACAAAAACACGATCACAACGATCCGCACCATGACTACAATGCTTGGAATGATGATCTTTGTAAAAAGATTGCAAACGGTGCCGGAATTCAACAGTATGAACTGGCTCCATATCATGCGATCAAACGCACAGCTTCAACTTGTTATGAAGGTGGTATCAAGTATGGTGAATCCAATTGGCTGATGGGATTCCCGGTTCCGCTTCTTTGTAATCATCTTTTGAGCCATTTAGTGAAATGGTGCAATGGTGATCGTCAAGAAGACCATTTTGGACATGGTTTGTGGGGATTCATGGCAGCAGCTCATATGTTCAAGCATCGTCCAGATATGTGTGAGAATATGCTTGGGCCGAAATACACTGTTACGGAACAACAAAAGGAAATCTTGGCTCGGCATAAGGCTCATAGAGATAGTATTGTTCCAGCAACGATGAATGCCACGTTTAATCGAGAACATAGATGAATGATTTTCAAATCAATAACCGGGTTCTCATACAGCGAGATACTTTGTCACCTCGACAACGTGACATTCTTGATATAATTCTCAGAAGTAAAGAATCATTTATTTGTCAAAAGGCATTTGAAGTTTCAAAGACAAGACACCTTCATGTGATACGAATAGGATTGGATTTATCTATATTTTATCGGGAGACCGATGGTAATATTGATGTCCTAGATATCTTCAACAAGAAGTATTTATCCAAAAGGAAATAGAATGATATTGCTCGATGAACAATTTGATTACTGGAAGAAAGTCAAACGAGGTACACCAACCGAATGTTGGAGATTTCGTGGCAAAGATTTCATGGGCAAAGTTCCGGCCAATGTTGCTTATGATATTCATCATGGTGTTGATCCGGGACATTTTCGAATCAAACATACTTGTGGACACCAATGGTGTGTTAATCCAGCACATCTTGAACTTCCGATTCTGAAAGCAGAACCAGAAACTCTCGTTCAAACTGTTCTTGAAGAGCTTGCAACGGATACTTCGTTGCTTGGACTCTTTGAAAGTATGGACGATACGCCACAGATTCGTGAGGATTATGTTCGGGTTCCGATTGGCTATCCAGGCTCGAAGAATCGTTCGCTTGATAAAATCATGCCGCATCTTCCTTACCGCAACACATATTGCGAACCGTTTGGCGGATCAGCAGCAGTTCTATTCGCAAGGAAGCCAAGCAATCTCGAAGTATATAATGATCGGTTTGGTGGCATTACGACTTTTTATCGTTGCCTACGAGATCCTGAAAAGATGAAGCAACTCTTCGAGTTGGTGGATTGGACAATCCATTCACGCGAAGAATTCATTCATTTCAAACAGACCTGGGAAAAAGAAGAAGATGATGTTCTTCGTGCGTTCAAATGGTACTACATGCATCAGTCCAGCTTTGGCAATCAGGGAAGGCACTTTGGAAGAGCAACATCAGGACAGGCTCAGACTGGTGGACGCATTCGCAACAATGCAAGATTCTTCGAGCCAGTCCATCGGCGTTTGTTGAATGTTCAGATTGAGAATCTTGATTGGCGAGTCATTTTCAGAGACTACGATAATGAGGAAACTGTTTGGTATCTTGATCCACCATATGTTCGTTACTCCAAAGGCATGTACAAGCATGAGTTCAAAAAGGCAGATCATATTGAACTTTGCGAACGGATTCAAGGTCTCAAAGGTTTTGTTGCCTTGAGCGGATATGGAGATCAAGAAACCTTTGATATCTATAATAAATATGATTGGGATGACCAATTTAGTTGGCAAACTCAATCCAGTATGGAGGGACTCGCCTTCACAGACACTAATAATCTTGCTGAATATCACGATACTATTAAGCGGGGTGTTGCTTCTGAAATCCTCTATATTCGAGAAAGTAGATAATGTCACCAGTTGATCCAAGACGACAAACATGGCTTCCATATTTTCGGTTAATAGCAGATTCGTTTGGGCTCAAGGATTGGGAGTTTCGGATCTCAGATGAGCCGCCAGATAGTCCTTCAGCTTTCGCCGAGATTCAACCATGCAAGGGTCGCAAACTTGCAACAATATTATTGAGCGGTGTGTTTCTCGGAGCAAAGAGAGAAGAGCAACGGATTACTGCAATCCATGAACTCTTACATTGTCACTATGATCTTGCAGATCGAATCGTTCTCAATACCTTGACAGGCCCGGAAATCACAGCGTATCGATTGGCATTGGAACTTGCAGTAGACGGAATTGCAACGGCAATAGCCTCGAAATTTCCTTTACCTAAGGAACCTATCTAATGGAAACAGAGAACCGCGTTAAGATCATGTATGTGTCGATGGAAAATGTATTAAGTATGTTTTCGATTATTGGCAACAATCATGACAATATGTGCTACTCAATTCCAGTTATTCCGTCACTACCGCTAGGCTATAAGATACTGAATTGTTGTTGGGATTATGTCCGCATGACAGTAGGCATTGTTATTTTTCATGATAGCTTTCCTATTATTAGCGTTGGAGAAATGCCTCCGCGTTGGGATGATGGTCGTTACGACGTATTACAGATTCCGAAAAGCTTAGAGTGGCTTCAAATAGCTCTCAAGCTTTTACGTTCTGATCCACCAAGCTATGGGCGAACAAATCGTTGGCTCAATGCTGGTTTCTCACAAATTGATATTGATCGATTATTAGCACTTGAAGCAGCACAAGATCCATGAATATTCTTACAGATAAACAGATTGCTTATCTTGCGGCAGCTATTGATTTTGAAGGTTCAATCAAATTGAATAGTGTTACAATTCCTAAAGCAACAGGAGTTATGTGTACTTTTGCTGTTGAAGTTGGTAATACAAGTTTTGCTTTATTAAATCATTTACAACATATCACAGGTCTCGGAATTATTTATCCAAGACCTAAACAAAAAGGTTGGAAGCAAGCTTTTATTTGGAGTCTTCGTGTTCATGAAATGCGAGACTTTCTTGAAGCAATTCAAAATGATCTTGTAATCAAAAGAACACAATGTGAAATTCTATTAGAGTATATGAATCATGCTTGGAGCAATCCGTTAACAGAAGATCAGAACACATTACGTCGTGTAATGTTATCTGAGATGAAGGAACTTAATAAGAGAGGAACGGACGACTGATGGGACGATCCATGATTCATTTGAACGGAGATATTTTGTGCAGCATCGATTGCGAGACAACAGGACTAGTAGCAGGTTTTCATGATCTGATTCAAATCTGCATACTCCCACTTGATGCGGCAATCAGACCTGTTACGACGATTCCACCTTTCTATACACTCTTGCAAATGAAGCGGCCAGACAATGTTGATCCCAAAGCCATGAAAGTCAATGGTCTCAAGACCGGAGACATTCAGCTTAACGGATTAGACCCTTGGCGGGCAGCGGATCTATTGGAAGAATGGATTGCCAAACTCGATCTTGATCGTGGCAAGAAGATTTCACCACTTGCCCAGAATTGGGCATTTGACAAAGGCTTCATTACAGACTGGCTTGGTGGTCCGACATTTGATAGCCTAATCAGCTACAAAGGTCGTGACACAATGACTACGAGTCTTTATTTGAATGATCGTGCAGATCACCATGTTGAACCTGTTCCCTTCGCCAAGAATGGATTGAAGTATCTTTGCTCAACTTTGAAAGTTGAGAATACTCGATCCCATGATGCCTTGCAAGATTGCATCAGTACAGCCGAGGTCTATCGGAGAATGTTAACTGTATGAAGTTATTGTCCGTTGCCGACAAACGTGTACTTGCAATGGCAATTGATTGTGAAGGTTGTATTTCAATTACACAGAACCTTAGACGTAAAAATATTGAAGGTATGTTGCAAGTTGATCTTGGAAATACCAATATCACGTTTCTTTTATATTTATGTGATTTAACAGGAATAGGTATTATTGATCCTGGGTACAAATATATTGACAAAAATTGGAAGAAGTCTTATAAGTGGAGATTGCGTAGATATGAAATGTTGAAATTTATTATTGCAATTGAACCTTATCTTATTATCAAAAGAGATCAAGCTATGATCATGATTGAATATCTTGAAAGACGCTGGTCGAAACCGTTGTCTGAAGAAGATATTAATCTTAGAAGAGTTATGATTTCTGAAATGAAAGAACTCAATCAAACAGGAGAAATTATCTAATGTTGGCAACTGCTGAAGTCTATCGGCGTATGTTGTCTATTTAGCTTAGAAGCTAAAAATGCCTCCGACAAGCGGAGGCATTTTCGTTTTCAAATTTTAGGAATCTTAAGCATGAATGCATTGAAAGCAATGTGAACAGTCACAGCGGGCGTGATTCTTGGTGATTCAATATCAGAATATACTCGTGAGTGGCAATTGACATCTGAAGATTTGGAAGGTAAAACTACAGAAGAACAAACACGTATCTTCTGTGAGAAACGAGATGTTGCAATGGCTTATGCAAGCAACTTGTCTGATCCAACAAAAGTGAATTGGGTCACTTTGGTGTTTGTATGGATCTAATTAACTTGAAGGAGTAGTTGTATCGATCCAAACAGGAACCTGCATGTAATATTCAACAGTACCAACAGCATTGACGACAGAAACAATTTCAACAGCTGTACCTGCTGGAATAGTATCTGTATCATCGATCTGCATTTGGATTGCCTGAATCAATGTTGCAACACCATTGAATCCCTTTTTGTAAATGTTGACATTATATATTTGAGCGGTATCTGATGTATTGCCATCTCCATCCACAAAGAATCCAACGTAATCAGCAACAATGCCCGGAGTACCGCCACCGCCACCAGCACCACCAGAAACACCATCTGCAACACGTTGAATCAAATACTGAAGCGATCGGTTCATCGTATCACTATCACCCTTAGTTGTAGTTGTACCAAGGGCAACTGCATCTATAGGTGTTGTGACTGGAACAGGTGTTGCATTGACAGATATAACAGGAATCGTGCTAAGAGGCGAGGGTACAGGCGTTGGTCCTGTATAATCAACACCGCTTGGTTTTACTACACCAAGATCCGTAGTTCCCGTGCCTCCGAAATATAATTGTTGGCCGTTAACAACAGGAGCAGCCGGTTGACCGTTGGCCAGTGCGGCTCGAGTATCAGCAGCAATAGTACCGCTTACGTCAATCACTGCATGTGGAATCTGATTGACAACAACAGGAAGTGTTCCAAGTACATTGACTGGAATCTGGTGAACCTGAGAGTGTGAAGATATGACATCATACTGTGGTGGTATGATGAAATTCTCTGGAAGATCGTAGGGCCATGCTCCAGGATATTGGAACATATCTCCGAATAGAATTGGAAGCCATAAATCTAAATTGGCTGTTTGTGTTGAAGGATCATATGTGCAGCCTTGTACAACTGCAAGTGTACCATATGGTCCAAGCGTATTGGTAGGATCATTTGCAACGTATGGATGTGAGAAGTTCAGATAGATTGTGTCGAATGTTTCAAGAGCTAATTTGGTTAAAGGACACTTGATTTTCATAAGCTTGAATGTATTCGATTTACGAAACATCCAGAAGCTTGCAGAGATTGCAACCATTTCTTGCAGATTATAAATATAGAAATCATATTGTTGTTCAACAACACCGTATTTGATATAGTTGTTACGAACAACAACAAGATTATCGCCTTTAGATTCTTCATAACTGTTACGCCATTTGGCGACATACTTAGTGATTAGTTTGGAAGTATCATCACATGATACTTCCATGCTTTGAAGCAAAACATCATTTTCAGTAAGAATATCAACAACGGTATCGACGGCTGGTAGAAACTTGATTTTGAAAACATCATTGTCTAACCAAACGCTGCAACGAGCTTGATAGGACATTTCATCAAGCATCTGAATAACATTCTTTTTATCCGCAATATAAAAATTCGACGGATACATTGCACAATACGAAGCTGCAAGAGCAAAAGAATCCTGATCCCATGTCTTTGTAGTATAGGTATCAATGATCCAAATGATTTGATAAACAGTGTTTGATACAGGTGTTGCACCTGATGTCACTGTTGCATATATTTGATCTTCCCAATCTTGCCCACTATAAGAAGATAGTGGATTGTTCATCCGAATAACTGTTGCAGTAATCGAGCCGTATGTAACATATACGACTTGATAATAACTTGCTGGAACCTGATACAATGTTTTGACATTGTTCAGATTACGATAAGCAAATACACCATCTACGATAGACGGATTTGAATCAACGATCCAGTCAATTGTGGCAAGTGTAGGTTGCTTACCATTACCATACAAAGTAATGCTTGTTCCACCATTAAGAATCAATGCAGAGAGTTGTTGATTGACAATAGGAATTGTATATTGTGGAATTGCACTTGCACCCAAGAAGATGGGATCGTTAATAGCAGGTTCAACATATGTACTGAAGGGTTCGAAGCTGAAGTCGATTTGAAATGGAATGTTAGGATTCAAGCTATATAATGGATTGCCACTATCAATGGCAGATCCACCTTTAGCTGCTTCAATAACACTAAGAATAGTTCCATTCATGTATGGAACTAGGTTGAAAATAGGTTGTTCAAGATCCTGGAAATATGCAATAGCGTCGCCTGTATTGAGATTGATGTTAGTAAACATTACTAACATTTCTCGATTTCCAACAAGACAATCAAGCCAAACATTTGGTTCGAAGTATTCAGCATTAAGAACAAGACTGCCTTCCATAAGGCTGTGGACGCGATTGTATAATAGTGTTGTATCTCCACCTGTGGGAACATTGTAGCCTCCAGGTGTGGCAGCAGAATCAACTATTACCAGATCCTGAGAATCTGGACTCATAATACCGCCGCCGACTAACCACGGTCCTTGTCCATGTGGTGCAACATTAACGGGAATTCCACCAGGATATACTGTACGTAAAAGGAATATTTGGACGACACCAATGGCATCACAACTGATTGTAATAACATTAGCATCAGCAACACCGCCAGGATTGTCAGCACTATCTTCTACGTTTCCTAGATTGGCACTACCGGTTGTCGTACTTCCAGCAAATAAAACTGGTGAATGATTACCATTAGAATCTACTGATACTGTCCAGTAGCCATAGGATGTTGTACCAGGAATACCCTGTTGTGTTACTGTAGCAGTGGGAGCACCAGTGTATTTGTTTTGTTGTGTAAGATATTGGTTCGAAGCTCGCAAGATCGCGTTGTTTCCTGCGAGAATCTTTGCATTAGCCGCTTGTAACTTTTGCTGAAATGCAATTTGATATTTTGCAGATTCGAGATTGGAACCATCGGAGGTTGTATCATCACCAGCAAGACCAGATAGTTCTGCATTCTCTAGCCAGAATTTGGCATACGCATTTTGTTGGATTGCGTCAAGCAGATCACGGCCAGCATTATAGAAGTCTTGTGATCCTTCATTGCCTGCTTGGAAATAAAAGTTACCTACAGGCTGTGCAATTGATGCATTAGGTGTCGGTTGATATGTAAGGCCAGGAACATTGGTTGCTGTGCCGAAAACCAAAGGCCACGGCTTGCCAATACCAAAATATGGCAAATTGGTGAACAAGCCTTCTTCAGGTGTAAAACCAACTTCATTATCTTGGATTGTAGAAACCACATCAAAGCTAAAGCTACGATCGCCTTCTTTCCAGACAATTGGAGAAACAATCTCACCTTGAAAGATTAAAAACTTGTCACTGAAAGGAATGCCTTTGAAGAGTTGGTAAATCTTAGCAGGTACTTTGTGAATATCAATAATGTCAAAGAATGGCTTGATAAGATTTGCAGAATCATCAAGCACAATAGAGATATTGGAACTTGAACCAACACCATCGAATTTGGTAACATTTTCAATGTTACCCATTGTAAGAATAATACCGGGAGCTTCAGGCAGCTCTGTATCTGCATAAAAATATTCAATGCCTGATGTCCACACAATACCAAGAACCATGATCGGTTCGAGACCTTGTGGGTTGCTCAGAATTGATATTGCAAGCGGAGATAAATTTCGCATAATCAAGGCAGACCCCAAGGAAAGCCCTCAAACTCTAATCCCATTGTAAAGTTTGTAGCACTTTCTTGTGTAACATCGATTGTTGGACTACAAATAAATCCTAACCAAGATCGATTTTCAAAATCAACATAATAAATGTACGTACCAAAATATAATGTAACAAAGGCGTGCATATAATCGCATTGGCTCTGTGTCAAATATGTGAATTCTAATTTAAGTCGCTCAAAGCGCGGCCAAATTGGATCTGCGAATATAATAAGATCATTACCTAATGTGTTCTTTTTCGTTCGTGTAAAGTCTAGTGTATCTGTGTCACCAAATTCGGGGCTACGAAGAACTGCTGAATTGACAAGAGTAGCACCGTTATATACCAAGAATGCTGCTCCCACAATCAAGCTCCCGGAATGAGGACACCTAAAGGTATTCCGTAATAATATGGATCTACTTTATAGCAGATCGCAAAATCCTTCATAGTAAGAGTATCACTAATCGGTTGTGGCCTTGACATATTCATGATGATTGCTTCAAGAAAAGCAATCGAATCTTGCCCGATCGGTCCACTTGAATGCCCAACTGTTTCAATAAGCGAGAGCGTCTCCAAGATGTTACGCCCCAGAACAGTACGAGCACCGTCGAATAGAATAAGATAGTCGTTGAATGCGGCAATAGTGAGTCGGCCAGCATGTTCGTGAAAAATGAGGGTATCATAGATTCCTTCAATCTTCTTTCCAAAATGTAGGTGCACTGAATCTGTGAAAGTAATAACAGATGCAGCATGTCCACCTTTTGTATTGCTCTTTTCGATTTCGGCAAGCAAAAGAGCATCAGTGACGCTTATAATATGTTGGTTGTTTGTCGTAGCGTCACGAAAGGACACTAAGTCATTGACGCTTAATGACGTAATCATACAGTCTCCAATACTCGGCATGTATCCCGTTGATACATGCCGAGCTTAGTTAGTCACTAATCGTGTAAGTGATCTTGAGCTGGTCTCCTGTTGTAACAGGAACTGTCGCACTGAACGAAGCTCCTGACCAGAGCGTACCGGATGTACCACCCTTTGCCGAGCCGGAGGTAACGAAGATTCCGTTCAGTGTACCCGTACCGTTGATATCGAACGTCGCGGGCGAAGCGTTGGTAACGGATTGTGCGGACGAAGTGCTCTGGCCCCACAGAACCCGCGTTGACTGAACGAACGATGTGAATTCGTTCCATCCAGCATGTGATGCCATCACGTCGCTGCTGTTCAGAGCTGTGAAGCCGGTGTTGTCGATCAGAGAGATGTACCAAGAGCTTGACGCAATCTGCGTCGCACTATTGAACATCGTATCAAGGATCTGACCACGACCCAGAGCTGTAACAGCATTGTCAATATCGTAAAGAGCGAACAGGTCGCCTTTACGCCAGTGTTCGATCTTCGGGAAGCGGCCTTTAAAGTTGAGATTATCAACCTTATCAGAGCGACCCTTTGTGAAGAACAAACTTTCTTGCAACGAGATACCTTCAATCATTTGATTCTCTTTCTATGTAAGCCGAAGTGTTCCGCGTTGTATTTCACGTCGAAGTTCAAAACCGATTTGGCGAGCAGTCTCTTTAGAACTTTGAGATCCACTCACATTAACAGTAATGTCTCCAACAGTAGTTGTACTTCCACCAGCAGATCGGTATGCCGGATTCTTGTTCATGGCAATCAGTTGTGGAAGGAAGCTTGCTGTAGCTTCTTTCGTCATAACGAATTCGCCAGGAGTTGCCATGATTGGAACCGTATCAGAACCACGGCTCATCTTACCTTGCATAAAGTCAAGAATACTTCCACCGCCAGCAAAATAGCCTACCTTGCCGCCGGTTGCTTTTGGTGTAGCAATAACATCATTGATGCTTGCACCAGCATTGAGTTGATCAATTTGTGCCTGAGAAAATGCACCACGGGCAGCGGGTGCTGGTGCTAATCCGGCTCCAGCACCTGCAAGACCGCTTTTGAAATCATTTACTTGAGCGTTTGCAAGTGTAAGTTGTTCTTTTAACTGTCCAAGCACCTTGGTTGAATCTGCACCAAAAACTGCAATTGCTGAAGTAGCATTGTTCCATGCAGTTTTCATAAGATCAATTTTACCTTGGTACTCTTCAACCAATTTCTGTTGTGCTTTAACTACTTCATTTTGTTCTTCTTCTTTTGCTTTGAGTTCTTGTGTCTTGACAAGTTGTTCAGAAACTGTTCGGAGGAAATCTTCGAGAGATGTTCCTTTGGCTGGATCGAAGACTGAAGAAAATATACTTGCACCGCCAAATAAGCCACGTTGTCTGTCGATTCCCTCAAGCAGTTCTCGAACTTTTGCAAGGGAAGTTTGGGCAGCTTCAATATTTTTCGGATTCAGATTTTCAAGTTGTGCTTGTAGCCCTTGGAACTCTGCACGAACTTTTGCAACCTGAGTATCATTAGCTGAAGAACCACCTGAACCAAAGGTTCTTGCAAGGAAGCCTGAGCCTGCGTTATTTGTTAGTCCTTCAAGGATTGTTTTGACATCTGCTTTTGCAGAATCTTTAGAGGCATCGAGTTGTGCTCGTAAGCTAACTAAATTTTTCTTAGTTTCATCGATACCTTTATTAAGTCTAAGAATTGCCTTTTCATATTCGGCTAGGTTTGCTGTGAATCCTTGTGTGACAAGTTGTGCTTCGTTGGTTGTTGCTTGTGTACTTCTTTGAGCATCGAAGCCTTTACGCAAATCTGCAAGGGCACCTTTGAAATCCTTCAAGATGGCAAGTTTGCCACTGAATGATTCTGTTGTACCAATAAGCTTCAGAGCTTCTTGCTGCAAGGCTTCAAGATCGGCCGTCGCCTTTTCAGGATCATCAATGTAAGCTTTCTTGATGTTTCCTTGCTTATCAAAAGCAGAGAAACTTGCAATCTTTTTGAAGATATCTTCAAGCTTACCAAGATCCGCACGCTTCTGCTGCTCTTGTTGTCGAGCAAGTTCTGCTTTTTGTTGTTCTTGCTTTATGATCTGCTGATTAACAGCAGCATATTCTTTTTGAACATCATTGATGGCATGTTGAATACCAAGAAACGCTGGTGCCTGGTAATCACGGTCATCTCGGACGTTGTGTTTGGTGACTGTCTTGGTAGATAGATTCTCAAGAATCTTTTCAATATCTTGATATTTCTTTTTGACAGTATCAAGATCGCCGGCTTGTGCAGCCAATGAAGCTTCAGACTTGAGTTCAGCAATATGCTTCTTGGCAAGATACTCTAATTCGACATTTTGCTCATTGCCTTTGTAGAAATGCCCACCTGCAACATTAGGATTGTATCCTGTTGCAATTTGAGCTTCGGCTCGAGAATAGTTGAATTTTTCAAGTTTCTCATTGTTCGCTGCAATCTCTTTTTGACCCTTAGCAATAGCAGATTGTAGCTTTGTCTGATCACTATTCAATGCGGTAATTTCATCACGCAATGCGTGTGTGAAAAGATCCATTGAATTTCTGACAGATTCTCCAGCCGCTTTGGATGCTTCTTTCTGGCTATCGAGAATTTCAGTGGATGCAGCACGAGCGGCAACTACGAGTTGTTCGTACTGTTGCTTGGCAGCATCAATACCTTCTTTCAAAGTATCTGTCTGCTTGGCAACTTGAAGTGAATAAAGTCTCGAACTTTCAGCTGTATCTTTAGCTGCATCATCTCTTGCCTTTTCCGCAAAGGCAGACATTGCAGCATCGGCTTGAATAGCTTGAATCTTAATGAAAGCAAATGCCGCAGCAACGGCTGCAAGAACAATAGTAACAGGACCGAATGCAAAAGCTGTAGCTGCTCCAGCACTAGCGATTGCGGGTGTTGCAGCAGATGCGGCAGCACCAATTCCAAGAAATGCTTGAGCTGCAGCAATAATACCCTCAATAGCAACAGCACCCTTGACAATTCCACCAAAGGCAATAATTGGACCACCGACTTGAACAGCAATATTGTATACAGTCTTGATTGTCTGAGCAAGACCACCAAAATAATCAGTGGCCTTTAGAATATTCTTTAATATAGAAGTTTCCCATGTCACGAGGAAGAAGTTTTTGATCTCTTGCATTTGTTGCAAGAATTTTTGTCCTGGATTAATATCAAATATTTTCTTTGCACCTTCGAAAGTACCTTGAGCATCTTTGATTTGCTCTAAGTCACTTGCAAAGTCTTTGCCCTCATTTGCTAATACACCCAAGATACCCTTTGCACCTCGCAATTCATCAAACAGCTTGGAAATAGCTGCTGCTGATCCGCCTGTCTCTTCTTGTAATTTCTTAAATACACCGGCAAGACTATAAACTGCAATAGCTTCTTCACCACTAGTAACGCCAATCTTCTTGAAGAAGTCAGCAAGTTCAGCCGAAGGCTTGGCAAGCTTGTTAAAGACCTGACCAACTTCAGTCATGGCAACATCGACAGAGATACCTTGTCTCGTCAATACTGACATGAATGCTGTGAGTTCTTCAACTGTAACGCCTAATGATTTTGCAAGCGGACCAACACGACCAATACTACTTGACAACTCGTTCATAGTAATCTTACCAAGGTCAATACCCTTGAATAAGATTCCTGAAATCTTTTCAGTATCGGAAATATCTTTGCCGAAAGAATTCATGACGCCGGACACTGCGTCAATAGAATTCTTGAACGAAGAACCTGTGACTTGTGCAAGCCGGCCAACACTCAAACCGAATCGATCAAAATCAGCAGAAGTTTCAATAACTTGATTGGAAAGAGCATCATATGCTCCTTTGGCAACGTCAGCACTCTCCAGACCCAGAGAGTCACTAACACGAATTACACTACTTGCCCATTGATCAAAACTAACGCCAGACTCTTGGCTTAGTGTTTGAATCAAAGCAATTGATCTTGAGAATTTGGCAGCTTCTTCTACAGTGTCTTTAAACGAATTCTTGAGTTGTTCAATTTGACGTAAAAGATAAACAACACCTGTAATAGTACCGAGGCTATTAAGCGAGCTGGAAATACTTACACCAGCTTCTTTTCCACTTTTGCCAGTATCATCAAATGCTGTTTTGAGTTTGTTGAGTTGGGTGGTAGCTTTTTCAACTTCTGGATTTGGTGGATATTTTGGAAAAGGATTCGGCTGCCTCCCCATTTCAGCTAAGGCTTGCGTGAAACCGAGAACCGACAATTTACCATTGACAATTCGTTGAATTAAAACATTCATCTGTTGATTGAATGAATTAATCTGAGACGCAGAGGCTCCTGCAAGTTGTGTACTGAATTGTGCTTGCACAGCAGCTTGTGCAGCAACGGCATCTTTGTATCGTTGTGCTGATAATGTTGTTTTGGCAAGTTCGTCTTGCTGCTTTTTCAAAGCAGTTGCAGCAGCCGTAGCAGATCGATCAAACGACGCACCAAGAGCATCAAGTTTGACTCTTGCTGCTTCAATACTTGGAGGAAGAACAATATTGGTAAATGGATTCTTGTTCTTTCCGATTGCGAGAATCGCTTGATTCAAATCGAATAATGTAAGCTTACCTCGCTGAACATCCTGCAATAGTGAATTAAGTTTGGTATTGAATTTCTCAATATCTGCTGTAGATGACGAAGATAATGGTGTAGCGAATTTTGCTTGAATAGCTGCTTGAGCTGCAACAGCATCACGATAGCGTTGTTGTTTTGCTGTCGTTGCATCAAGAGCATCTTGTAGTTTTTTCTGAGCTGCAACAGCAATATCGTTGGCTTGTGCTTGTGTCTTGCCTGTAGCTAAAGCGGCTTGTTGTATATTGAAAAGTTGTTGCCGAAGTTTCTCTTGGCTTGCGGTAAGGTTCTTGTTCGAGAAATCACCTGCATTCAATGCTTTCATTGCAGCATTGAAATCAACAACTTTGACCTTACCTTCTTGGAAGCTACGGACAACAACATTGATGGCTCGGCGAACAGGTTCGAGTTCCCTTTCTGTAGATTTGCCGTCAACAGGAAATAAAGTTTTCGTTTTCTCACCAACAGCAATACCTCGAATTGCAGCAGAAGCGGCTCGTGCGGCTTCCTTTGCTGATAATCCCAGATTGGCATAAGCAGTAATAATGGCTTTTACTGCACGAACACCTTCTTGCTCTTGTACCTTGTATTGAGCATTGATGTCTGTGGTAAGTCGCTTATTAATATCATTGATCTGTGCAGCAGAATATTTTTGATTCGCAACTAGTTTCGCAGCGTTAGTAATAGCTGTTTGTAGAGCAGCCTTCTCATCATCTGAACCACGTTTGCCACTTAAAGGATTCGCAGATGTAAGTTGACCTTTAACTGTATTCGCTGAAGCAAGAGCCTGAGCTTTGGCATAGGCATTCATCTCACGAACGGATTTTCCAATCTCCGACGTGGTAGCCTGAAAGCCTTTTCCTACCTTATCCAAAGAGATATTTACAGTGTTGCCTGCATCTGTAACGGCAACAAACGAAGCCGTTACTAGCTTATTGGCTCCATTTATTTCGCCACTAACATCTATAACTTTCTTATAGATTGTATTGAGACGAAGAAACGAAGCTATAAGCTTATCAAGTTCGCTGATACCTTTTGAAGCATCAACAACAAGCTTGCTTGAACTGCCACCAGCAGGAGGAGGCATAATGTTCCTTTAGAAGACAGAAGCAGTAACCACAATAAAGTCAGCTATGTTTGGCATTCTTTGTGGCAATACGTCTTCAATATATTTTTCAAAAGCAGCTTGACCTGCATCCATTGCGTGCCAAGGCGAGTCATGTGTTAAATGAAAGCCATAAGCATTTGCATTATTTTGATCATTGAATTTGAAGTATGCAAGGAAATTCGTAAACTCGAAAGTATACGTATTTCCTGCATCATCAAAATCAAAGCCACCTAAAGCATCACCGAATCCGGGACCTTTGTTTTCTCGTTCCACAACAGGGCTGATTGGAACAGCAACCCGAAGATATCTTCCGAGTGGTTGGAGAGTGCCTATAGCTGTGCCTGTCCATACAGGAACTTTTGGTATCACAGCTTTAAGCCACTCTCGAGCGGCATTTCGCATCTGAACTTTCAAAGCCTCATCTCGTGTCTTGAGATATCCTGGCTTATCAAAGTCCAAAAACTGAAGTGTGCCGAACATCGTATACATGATACCTCAATGCGGCATGCTTGCCGCAAGCATTTCAGCCTCTTCGATTTCTCGAATCTGGTTGAATGCAATCATTTTGGCTTGAGTCCAGAAATCTATTTCGGACCAGTGGGTTCGGACACCATCTGGCTTTACTCCGAATCTTTCGCAAGCTCGCCAGATGGCGTAATCTGGAGTTCGTCCGCTGGGGAGGACGATTGATCTTGTGGTTCCTGCTGCGAAAGTAAAAAAGCGTCACGAGCTTCTTCCAATTTCGCTTCGTTCAAGCAGTTGGCTGTCATGACTCCGTTCACAATGCGACGCTGCTCAACGTCACTGAATCCAGCTTCAGTCAGCTCTTTTTCAAAGTTGGTCCATGTACTTGGATCAGACAGCTTGATGGTATCGAATTCGAGACCTTCGGTTGCTGAAAGTGATTTGATGAACATCCATCGGCTTCGATTGGATGCCCATTCATCCATTGCGGCTTTGTAGCCTGGATCTTCAACATCGATAATCTTCTTGCCACCCTTCATAAGTTTGACTGGTGGCTTCGGTGTAGGACAAAGCTTGTCAAAATCATCGTAGGACAAGACAGCTTCGGCCTTGAGAACGATCATTTTATCCCCTCGGGGAATATAGATCGTTTCAATATTCGGACCTTGGATAGTTTCGCCGTTGATCTTCAATGTCAGTCCTTCTAAAAGGAGCCTCGGAATATGAAATCACTCTCGTGCTGTCACAAGGTTGCACTTGCTTGGACAATCGATGGCGAAGGTTGTATTGACTTACAACCAAACGTAAAGTGTATTGCAACCTGTACGTGTCAATTGCGTGTTGTTGTCTCTAATACAAATATTGAATTTCTTAAACGATTACAATATACAACAGGTCTCGGAAGTATTGAACCTGATGGTTCCAAGAAAACTGGACAGAAGCAATCATACTTGTGGCGACTTAATTATCCAGAGATGAAAGAATTTCTAGAAGCAATTCAACCATATCTGGAAAATAAATGGCATCAATGCTATATTCTTCTTGAATGGCTTAATAGAGGATGGGAAACTCCATTGTCTGAAGCTGATCTTCAATTTAGAAGAACAAGCCTCAGTGCAATCCGAGAATATAATCAAAAAGGAACCATTGATTGAATAGTTTCGCCGTTGATCTTCAAGATCATTCTCCTACTGCAAGGATATTTGGTACTATTGTGCAACACGAGCGACAAGAGCTTGTGTAGAGTTGCACGTACCTTTACAATCCACAGTACCATCTTTCGCATTGTGTGCGAGTTCGTCATAATGGAACTGTGGAAATACGATGACTTCTTCTTCTATTGTGATGCACGGTGGAATAAATACGAGTTCGATATTGACGCAGTATGGAGCATAAGTATCGGTTGAAGCAGATACCCAGCCTGCGGCGTTGTTACGGCGTTTGAGAGCGTCTTCAACAGTTATGATGCCAGGAAGAGCAGCCGTGATGAATTCCCAAATGAATGCAAAGTTAACATCCATTTGAACATCTTCACCTTGCCTGACAGTCGATAACGTGCCACGATCTTTGACAAAGAGAATAGTACGCTTTTCAGTGTACTGTAAATTCCCTTCACCAATCTTCACAGTGATGTAGTTACTGCCACCATCACGGATTGTGATGGTGGCATTCTTCAAATTGAAGTATGGCAAATCAACCTCGCGTGATGACCGCTTCGTTGATGTTGCACTGACCTTTGCAAGCGATCTTCGCGTCCTTGGAGTTGTGGTCGAGCGAGTCGTACCGGAACTGCTCGAAAGCGAACGTCTCGTTCGGAATCGCCGGACATGGCGGGTTGTAGATCAGGATGATGTCGATGCAGTACGGCTGACACGGATCGGGCGAGGAACTGAGCCAGTTGGCCGCATTGCCGATGTTCTTGAGGCACTCTTCGGGCAGCGGCGGACTGTCCACGAGGGAACTGATGAATTCCCACGTAAAATCGAACGTGAGATCCATCGTCTCGTCATCATCGGTGATGACACCATCCAGGACGCCTTGGTTCCGAATGTATTTGTACTTCTTCTTCTCGGTGTACTGGAGCGTACCTTCGCCGATCTTCACACGAATGAAGTTCGGTCCGATTGTGGCGACAGCGGTTCCGCCCGGAATGCCCAGAGCCGTAGAGAGCGGCGGTGTGAAAGTGATTGCCGTGGGTGTCGAACCGCCAGTAACGGCGGTAACAGTGTACGTGCCGGTTGATCCCACGAAGCTGACTGTCGAACCGATTGGGATAGCGGCACTGAAACCGTTGACTGTGACGTGCGTATCACCATTAGCGGGAGCGGCTCCCGATTGGTTGATCGCACCAACAACCCGCGTGCCATCACGCATTTGAACGATCGCATACCTCAAATCAAACTGCGGCATCTTGTTTCCCTTAGATTTGAAGGGTCATTCGATATTTCGATTCGACCGTTGATTGCATCATCTGACTGTCGGGTGATATTTTGCCGAAGTTTGAAATTTCTATTAGATCCCTGGCTGTTGTATATGGTGTCATACATTCCAGATATACTGGATTGCTAAGATCACCATCGCCAAGCTGATAAATAGGAATTTGTGTAAACAATCCGGCTACTTGCCCGGTTAGACGTTGTTGTAAATATAGATCATTGTCATTAATATAAGTGACGATCAGAATATTGACCTCACTTGTGAGTTCCCAATAACCTTCCGTATACTCTCGCATATACGGACCATCCATGCGAAATTCTAAATAAGACTGCAACGCTGATGTATTTCGATCTTGCCCTTCAATAAATAAAGGTGTCGGTGCTAATGCAGTTGTGAAGTACGTTGCTGTGCTGGCAAGTATCCAGCGTGCCCAATCTGGATTTGGTGCACTCAAGTTTCACCTCCTGCAACATCAATGAAATCTAAAGTTTCAGAGATACCTTGTGTATGGGCAGTTGTGGCCACGTTTGTATCTCGGAAAACAAGAAGATCGTTGATTGCAAGAGTCTGAACCTCACCAGGAGGGGCTCCAGCGGTTTCTTTGATGACCAGCCAATAGACAAGATCCATTTCGAAGCTATCGATTTCCTTTACCTGATACCTTTGATGGTTGATAACAATATAATCAGTTAACATCAAAGTAGTAAACTCGCCACTTAGATCCTTACGGTCAATAACAAGATCCCGGAGGGTTTGATCATAATAACCTCCGTAAGTAAAATCTTTGTTATTGACCAAATAGGCGAGTCGGTATTGGAAATCAGTAGTAGACCTTCCAGGCAGTAAGACTGCTCTTAATAAGCTGAGTTTGCTCTTGGTAACAGTCTTCTTGCCTGTGACGAGATCGTACCCCTCGGAATCTTGGCGATAGATATCTATCGGTTGACCATAGCTCCTTTTGAGGCGGTACACTGCCCCTCTTTGGAACCTAAGGCGATTGCGAGGGGTCATCCGTTAGGACCTCGGGTTGTGGCTAGAAATCTCCGCTCTCAGGGTCTTAAATTCCGTTGTCATATCCTTTGACACACTAAGATGTTCATCCATGACTTTGCGGAATTGTTCCTGAAAATACTTCTGTTGTTCACTTGATTGTGTAATCATGGCATTGACTTGGGCCGTATGAGCAAGACGCATTTCTGTGAAGATTGCGTTGCTCTGAACCTGCAATGCCTTGATGACTTCATCTCGCTTTCCCAATTCCTTGAGAAAGATAATGATTGAGGCAAACAGCACCACAACGCTGCCGCCCGCAGAAACCATTTTGAGAATCTCAGTCTCCATTATGCGAGCCTCCGTTTCTGGAGAGTACATCTCGCATTTCGGCGACTGTCTCTTTTGCTGTTGGCGATCCGACTTGATGCAATCTATCTAGAACATTCTCAACTTGAAACAGCTTTGAACGCATGGCTGCATTCTCAATCTTCAATCTCGTCTCGGAATCTTGAGCAACTGTCTTGGCAGATTTTTCGTGATGAAGATCAGTGATCAATGTTTCACGAGAAGTCATGTCCAAGATTCGAAGAATCAGTTGTGGAAGATGCAAGAACAAGATCAATAACATGAATGCAGTGAGCATATCAACGGCTGTGCAGAATCGAGGATATTCGTACCACTTCTGAAAGAACACGATTGTAATCTTCTTCACTCCGAGGAGTGTGATTGTACCAATCAGTAGTCTCAGAACCGGGTCAGAAACACCACGTTCTTTCTTGTGGAGAAAATAGATCAGCATCGCCGGAATCAGGACCAATAGCAGCCCTGAGAGCATGTTGGAGATATGAAATCCCAACATCCAAAATGTATCAGTCACCCGCAACTCCGATTACCGGGAGCCAATTCTCCCGGCCCACACCATTGTGAATGTTTGGAACGACATTGTTCCAAACTCGGAATCAACCATACATGACAGCTCCGAGGAGCTGATCGAGAACCTTGACACCCATCAGGGTATCCAGGGTCACGAGTGTGCCCTGCATGTTACCGTCATACGTGAAGGTAACACGCATGCTCATGTTGTTGAAGTTGGCCACGCCGGAACGGGCACCAGTTCCAGTCATCGGCAACGCCAAGGGGCGATTGACGAGAGCGATAGCGTTCTTGTGGAAGGCCAGATTGTACGATCCAGCCGGGCCGATGTTGACCGCTTCGCCGGAAGTGACGGTCTCTTCGAGCGGACGATCGAGCAGCATTCCGCCCTGAGTGGGATCATAGTCGATCACACCGTAGATGCTTCCGGCACCGGCGACGGTTCCGAAAGTCACCGGAGCACCGATCGGGACAGCGACCGTGGTCGAAATGTACTTCGCCCATCCGAGAGCGTAGGCCGCTGTCGTCGTGGTCGGAGAGTAGACCGTGATGACAGCATTATCGGCGACCGGATTGGTGAGCCCACGATTGGCCACCATGCCAACAGGAGTAGCTCCGCCACTGCTTGAGACAAGCCGAAGCGGAGTACCGTCGCCAGCGATAGTGAACCAGGAATTGCTCGAAAGAGCAGCGGAGAGTCCGTCAACGACCAGCGAATTGGCACCGGCCGCATATCCGTCAGTCAGGTTGACGGTTCCAGTGACGGTGGGCGACGCGAGGCCGGGAACATAGGGTGTGTTCTGAGCCATGAAGATATCGAAGCCGTATTTACGGCCGAGCGATGCTTCGCGGAGAGCAGTACCATCGTCACCGACGCTGTACGCCTGGATGAACTTGGAGTCACGAAGCAGCTCGGTTTCGCTTCGTGTTCCGAGGATGAGACGACGATTCGTCTCATACGCCTTGTTGATGTTCATCGTCTGGCGAGTGTCCAGCAGATAATCATCGGCGTTCATGCCGGTGAGCATTCCGAGCTGTCCACCGCTGTTCGGAAGGAACTGGTGAACCTGAGCGAGGAGGATCTGATCGATTGTGCGAGCAACCGACAACATACCAGGCCAGAGGTACTCAGTAATCAGATCCTTGAAACTCTTGGACTGGTCGGCATCCTTGATCATGAACGACGTGTGGATGTGCTGATTCAGCACAACCGGGATGTTCGTCGCTGTGGTGGCCTGAACGGTGACGGAATCGGCCGATGTCTTACGCATCGCCTTGAATTCGCCCGGCTTACGGGTGTTCACGGTATCGCCGTAAGACGCGATGACGGTCGAGAAGTCTCGGTGAACCAAGTTCCCGATAACCATATTCTCTTCGAGGATGGCGATTGACTCATTCGCCCAGAGTTCCGGGATGTAGGCATCCGGGAAATCGTCATAAAAGCTATTGGACGCAACCGCAGCAATCAGACGCAGCGTGGGGAACATTATTATCTAACTCGGTAGGGGTTGATTTTGACAAGCGTCACACAAACCCCTGCATTTTAAAGCCAGCAGGTTAGCTTATCGCTCAGTTGGACTTGGCGGCTGTCTTTTCTTTCTTCTTCTGTTCAGACCGCCACTTCATGTAGGCATCGGTATCGGTGGGAGGAGCACCATTGCCAGATGTCTTTGAAGTACGGCTGCCAGAACCGCCCAATCCACCAGAAGCACCCGAGAAAAACAGAGGAGCATGCTCTTCCATCTCGGTCATCTGTTTCACGGCCTCGGTCACCGAGAATTCCAGAAGCACGAGTTTGCCATCCTTGTCGGGAACTGAAAGCTTGACCTTAGGAATCAGCCTTCCTGTTGGTGTCGTTCCATCTTCACCAACTTCGTCAACGAGTCTTGTGTCAGGTGCCAAGATCCGCAGAATGTGAAGGGGATTATAAGCCTTGTGAATGTTCGCGGCTTTGACAATCTCACCTTCGATTTTCTCGCTCTTGTATGTATCCTGCCACTTCTTTGCATCGGCCTCAGCAAGATCAGCCCGCTTCTCAGCAGCGGTCTGTTTCTTCTTGGATTCTTTTTGTGTCAGTTCGTCCTTGGTTGCGTAGTCGTTCTTCAGGGTCTCGATTCGATCTTCAAGAGCAGCCTTCTCAGCGACAGTGGTTCCAACCCGAGTCTTTTGAGTCTCGAGCTGGAGAATAAGATCGTCATTCTTGGCTTTACCCTTGCGTCGCTCCTCAGCAAGAACAGTATTCATGTGTTCTTGCTGCTCTTTTGTGAAGGTCGGAGCAGTCTTCTTGTTTGCAGCGGCAGCCGCAGCGGCAGCAGCGGCAGCTTCAGGGTCAGCTTTGGCAGCTTCAGCAGCGGCAGCCGCAGCAGTAGCGGCAGCAGCTTCAGCTTCCGAAGCCTCATCGTAGAAGCTCAGAGAAGCAATAGCCTTGATCATCGAGAAGCGATACATAGAAGTTTCCTTTGCCCCTAAGAAATCCCGCTTAGGTTCGGTGCTTGATTTTACCAAGCAATAGGATCAACAACGCACTAACTGAATTGCATACGGGTCAGCTAAGTAAGGCAACAGATACGTCCATGCGATTGCCGAAGCAATACCTGCCCGCGTGTGGTCATTATTGACAAGAGCTGAATAACCGGTTCTTAAGGTCGAATACTTGTCATCCGAGACTCGAAGTCCAGGAATCTCGAATTCAAGATCAAGACCGTCAAGTAATGTAAGAGCAATTTCGCAACATGCAATTTTGATATTGTTTGGGATGTTAACAAGATTCGCCGGCAGTTGTCGATCCCAATAAGTGATGTAGCGAGGAAATTCGTTTGCTTGTGACCATACAACTTTAGTGCCTAGGAAAGCTAAATTATCAATTGATCGAGAAGCTGTAATAAGAGCCTTTGTCTGATCTGTAGGCGTAGCTAGATCCCAAGCTTGAGTATTTAGCCGAGTATCGAAATATGTTTGGGCACCAGCAAGAGTGACATATGATCCTGAAATCAGAACAATATCATAAGTCTGAATCTGGCCTTGAATCTCGGCAGTAACGAGCTGAAGTTCGGTTTGAATCTCTGTATCAAGATCCGCTGTGAAGTCTTCAACTGCAAGAATGATTCCATTAGCATCCCATTTGATTACACCGGACCACGAATCGTCCCAAGGTGTAACTGAAACGGAATAAATTGCAGATGTACCTTCTTCAGCGATTCCTAAAACTGTATGCCCAACAAGAGTATTGCCTGTAGAATCCAGGATCAAAAATCCTAGTGTTCCAGTTAGGCCAGTTTGTAGGAGATTCGTCACGAAGATACGTGTTGACATTGTGTTCTCTTAGGTAGCAAGCTGATCACCGGCAACGTTGATTCCGAGAGCTGTTGCAACTGTTGGATTCTGTTGTAATAAATATGCGATCGCAAGACACATGAGTTTTTGTTGTTGTGCTGTTGTCAAGGCTTGAATATCTGTGTAGATTGCAGCAATCGGTCTTTGTGCTCTTGGTGCATCAATATAAGCTTTGGCAAGAGCATTTGCTTGTGTTTGTTGTAGTGGTGTTGATCCTGCAACCAAAGTAATGGCAAATGTACCATCACCATTGTCCGAAACACATTGGACAGGTATACCTGCTGCAACAAGTTGTGCTGTAAGTCCTTGAACTGGATAACTCAAGCGAACATAGCTCCTATTATAGCAGGACGAAAATATGAATTTGTACCTACACCCGGAATAAAAGTCACGGTTCCATTTTCAGCGTATTCAAGAGCTGTAACTAGACTTACTCCAAGTGCAGGCATAAGCATTCTACGAGCAAATGCACCTACTTGAAGAATGGAACTATTTCCACCAAACCGTATACCTTGGTCAATTGTTGCTGTTGTGGTCGGAGAACTTGCTGAAATATTCATGCCTGTACCGAAATATGTGTTAGCTGGAAGTTGTGCATAGTTTGTTATTGTTAAATCAACATATTCAATTTGTAATCCAACAACATAGAATAAATAGCAAGTTGTTGAAGAATTACGACAATATTGCCATGTACCAGTTGTTGCTGTAAGGGTATATGTTGCTGAACTTGGATCACTATAAGCAAGTTTTCGATAAATTCGATTATAGTTATTCCAAAGCCAACGATTTTGTTGTGTGTCGTTTGTTAGACCAGTATAAACATACACGCTACCAAGATATCGAGAGTTTGGTACACTATTTTGTACTAATACACCATTTAAATACACTGGAGCATATGTAGCATTTCGTGTTGTCGTGTTTGTCCAAGCTGTTGCTGTTAATGTGAAACTACCAACATTACTGTTGGTTGCCCAAATATCATACATATTGCTTCCGAGAGCGGAAACATTTATAGATAATTCTGTAAAACGTAGAATTTCCCAATAAGATGTTGCACTATTATAAAGGGGAATTGTATCCCCAACATAAGGAGTATAATAAATTGTAGAAACAGAAACTACATCAAGCGGAGTACAAGGTGTACCTGAAGTAAGTGTCAATCTTCCACAAACTTGTTCACCAGCGATTGCACCAATCGCCCAAATTTGATCGCCACGAAGGAAGCTTCCATTGTTTGCTGTACCCAATCCGTAGCGAGCAGTTGGAATTGTACCTGATGCAAGATTCGATGCATTTAGAAGAAGAATCTGACTACCATCAGCAATTTGAGCTTGACCTTGAACAATTAAATCAGCAGTAGTATTGCGTGCTGGAACAGTAAAACTACTAAGTGTATTTGAAACATCATTGATTGTAGCAGCTGTAATTACAAGTGAGTTATATGTTCCTGCACTACAAAGATAGCTTCCGGTTCCAGTTGGAGCAACATTTGTTGTAGTTCTTAGAATGTATGTTACAGATGTTCCAGCTCCCGGAATAAATGGAACAACTACATAATTACTTCCTGAAAGTGTTGCATTTGCTGTTGTTGCAGAAGTTAAGAATACTGGTAATGTTCGATTTCCAATTCGATCCTGACCTGCGGCCCAATAGTAGTAAACTGTTGTTCCCTGTGTTCCACCATAACCAACTGCACCATTGCTTGCGGGAAGCAAAGCAGTAATAGAAAGACCACCACCAATAATTTGCAATCCATATGAGCCAGAAGTAGCTACACTATTGCCAAGAATTAAATTCGCATTTACATCCCAATAAGCAATTTGTTTAGCAGTTCCAGAGTCTCGAAAAATAAATAAAGGTTGTGTGTTTCCAGAAGTTCTTACAAGAACAATAGTTGGCTCTGTGTTACTTGAATTATTTCCAATATTCAAAACACCAAGTTGTGTACTCGTGCCAATCTGCATATACGGAGTATTGATTGTAAGAAGCGTACCACCAATAGTTGTGTAACCATTTGTAACATCTAAATTGACAGTTGATCCATCAGCACTAAAAACACGAAGACCGGCAGATCCATCATTGGGTGTAGTAATTTGAACCGTGGTACGCCCACTTGTAGCATTAATATGAAGTTGAGCTGTAGGCGAACCTTGATTGAGGCCCAACAACCCTGTCGGTTTGACAGTAATTGTTTGATTAGAACCAGGAACTATGAATCCGTTTGCTAATTTCATTTGCCGATAATTACGAACTTGTAGTTTGTGAGTGTTTGCGTTGTGGCAAACGTATAAGTAATATCGCCTGTGGACGTATTGATTGAAATATCTGCAAATACGACAATAGCAGGATTGGCAGAAATATCATAACATAAAGCCTGAACATCACAATAATTAGCACCAGCGGAACCAAGACCATGTGTTACTTGTGTAATTACAAACGTAGCAGCAGAGCCACTTCCTGTGGCTGAATAGATGCCTGTTGCACCAAGTGAACCTCTTGCACCAGTAGCAAATGAAAGAACCGGATTACCAAGATTTCCTGCACCACCAGTTACAGTAATTTGATTTGTTGTACCAGTAATTGCAACACTAGTATACGAACCAAGTCCTGTCTGAATAATAAAACCGTTTGTTGTGCTTAATGGTGCACCTGTCGTAACTCTTCCGTAAGTATCTACAGTAACGCTTTGATACGTGCCTGGCGTAATAATCCCGCTTGCAAGATCCAGATTTCCAGCAGTATTAACGACTCGTGCTGACAAACCAACAGCAATAACACCACTGGCGAATGTAATAGGAGCCGTCGCTGTGATATTCGTTCCGGCTGTTACACGCCCATAAGTGTCCACTGTAACACTTTGATATGTTCCGGCTGTAGCAACACCGCTTGCAAGATCCAGATTACCAGCATTGTTAATGAGGCGAGCATTGAATCCAAGTGTAATATTATTGGCTGAAAGATACAACGGTGTGGAAACCGTCATCTCCGTTGCATTTGCAAATTGCGTAAATACAATCGATGTTGTACCAAGAGTACCGCCAGGATCAGAAGTACAAACCCAAGCAGTATCAGCGTTGACAGTGCCTTCTTCAATCCATAAATAAGCAGAAGGAATCTCAACCCAAGTGCTAACATCTGTAGCACGAACCAAAGCAGAACCAGCCGAAACAAATACGTAAATACCATTTTGAGATGGAGCTGCTTGATCCTTTAAAAGAATCCGATTTCCAGAAGCAAGAGTAATACCATCAAGTGTCGCTGGTGCAGACGTAAGAGAGACATTGGTGCCTGTTGATGCTGCAATTGCAGGTGCTTTGGGCGAAAGACCTTGAACAGAACTATCAACATAGCCTTTAGTTGCAGCATCGGTGGATGAAACAGGTGTTGCAACACTGCTCAATAGTTGGCTATTGAAGTTGACTGCTGCAATTGGTGCAGCTAGCTTGCTATAAGCAATAGCAGCACTAGCCGAAATGTCTGTGTTAATAATGGATGCACCAAGATTCAACTTTGAATAAGCAATCGCCGCACCAGTAGCAATATCTGCATTGATCACTGAACCTGTGAGATTCAGCTTGGCATAAGCAATAGCTGCACCAACAGCAATATCTGTATTGACAATCGTGCCGGTTAATGCCAGCTTGGAGTAAGCAATTCCCGCACCAGCATTAATTTGTGTATTGGTAATACCGCCTGTTGCTACCACGATGGTAGGTGTAGAAGATGTACCACCAATGGTGATTGTAGAATCACCTGCTGTAACGCTTGTTACAGTTCCTGCACCAGAGCTGAATGTGATCCAAGATACACCATTCCAGAACTTAAGAACAGGAGTACCGCTTGTATCGGTATAAATTTGACCAATGCCAGGAGTGCCCGGAGCGGTGCCAAGATTCTGAATTACAGAATTCTGTAATTCATTTTTATTCATGTCTATAGAAGAAAGAAACTTGGGCATTATTGTCTCAGTTCATTGAGGCAGAACCAGTAAATGATGCTGTGAAATTAATAACTAGATTGTTAGAATCAATGTATGAAATATCACCAATTACTTCGCTTTTTGCACTATCAATAACTGTAACAGAAGGATATTTTCCAAGATTATGTGCAATATTCCAACTCGATGCTGCTACCGCTTGTACGTAAAGATAATTTTTATCTGGCCCTACTGGCCCTGTTGCACCAGTTAATCCAGTGTCACCTTTAGGACCAGTTGCACCTGTTGGTCCGGCAACACCTGTATCTCCCTTTGGTCCGGTAGCACCAACCGGGCCAGTAGCTCCGGGAATACCCTGTATGCCTTGATTACCGGGTACGCCTTGGGCTCCTGTTGCACCCGTCGCACCTGTTGCTCCTGTAGCACCTGTACTACCCGTTGCACCAGTCGATCCAGTAGCACCTTGAAGACCTTGTACACCTTGGGCACCTGTGCTTCCTGTATCACCTTTTGATCCTTGCAATCCAGGTGAACCTTGAGCACCTGTTGCACCTGTGGCTCCAGTAGCACCTTGAATACCTTGGATACCTTGTTCACCGATTGGGCCGGGCACGCCACGGGCACCTTGTATACCAACATCTCCCGTTATGCCCGTTGCACCTGTATCACCTTTCGGTCCCGGCGGACCAGTGTCACCAGGATCGCCTTTATCGCCCTTTGCTCCCTGCAATCCATTAGGTAGATTCGTTAGTTGTGAACCATCACCGTTCGGAGCCAAAACATCAATGCCAATTACCAAACCAAGCGTCACCCGAGCAGCAATAGCGGCTGCTTCATCGGGAACCAAAAAGTCTATGTTCTTAGGACGTTCAGTTGATGCCATGTTTATCCCGAAACCTTGACACCCTCGAATTCAAGCGTAATAGTTGATCGACCATAATCTGTTGTTGTATACGATTTATTGCTAATGGCAAATGGATTGTTAGTCAGTTTGACAACCCAAACTGAACCCTTCCAATTTGTCATTATAATATAGTTGTTATAATTGTTCTGAATAAAAGTCCGAAGCTCAAGTACTTTCAATCGGGTAAGTTCAAATGGATATTTGAGTTGAAACCGATTGCTTGTGTGTTTGTATGTAAACACATTCCCTGTCATTGACCGCAATAGATTGAGTTTGTTGACACCTGTTTGTGTATCACCAAACTCTGGCCTCGGTAAAGTGATTACCGAAACAACACCTTGTAGAATAACAATCGGGGAAACTTTGGTTACTGTCACTACAGGGAAAGTAAATATTTGACCTGTAGAATCAACGCCGTAACCAAGCTTAACTGGAATTTTGATAAAATCATTTTCAAATGCAACACTATCATAAATTGAGCGATGTAGTGTTGTTTTCCTTGTAGTTGTATCATCTAATAATAAATGATCCGCTTGTGTTAAATAGATTTTACGAAGCCGAGATACAGCAACACCATCTGTGAATGCAAGTGTCTGATGAAGTGTCTTGATTTTGGTAAACGCGATTGTCTCACTAAATGTTAAAGTATTAGCTCCAACTAGCACTCCGTGTTTGTTAACAACTACAGCATCAATAAAAGCAAGAGTATGTTGCACTGCCCGTAATGGACGACCATAACGGACTGCTGAATCTGTTATCGCAAGTGTATCGTTTAAAGAGCGTTTTAATATTTTCTTAGGGGCGTATATTTCCGTAAGTGTAAGTACATCATAAAATGCTTTTGACTTAGTTTCCAGCGGAAAGTCAGAGAAACTAAGAGCATCTGTCAATGAACGAACATAAATCGGTTGTGGATGAATAGTTTCAACAAGAGCAAATACATCTTCGTGTATTGTGAAATGCTTTGTACCGCCAGCATTATTCGTATCAGTAAAATTGAGACTTTGATTTACAGTACGATTAAAATGCTTCTGGACAGCAATCGCTTCAGTAAATGTAAGATGTTCACTTGCACCTTTACCCTTTAGATATAAAATAATTTCACTGAACGTAATATGGTCGCCAACAATACTACGAGGAAATATATGTCGTACACTTGCTGCATCCGTAATAGTAATTGTATCAGCTTGTGCAAGCTTCCGAATATGTTGCTTAGTAATCGTTTCAATAAAAGTCAGAGTATCTAATCCACCACTTAAACGAATATGAGATAATACTACTGTTTCAGTGAACGTTAATATGTCATGTGTTGCTCCAGCTTTACCTGTCTTTCCAACAAACGGATAGCGTCGTTTGCGTGGATATGCTTGCCGTCGTTTTGTACGAGGATATGATTGGCCAAGCCGATAATATCCAAGTGACATGATCTTGACAATCTGTTAGAGGTGCTTCATAACAAAATAGAAATCAACCGATCTCACGATAAGTAATCGTCACCATACAGGTGAACGCGATTGATGGTGTATATAGAAGACGCAACCCGATGCTAGCACTTGGAGAAACTATCGGACGCTCTTCAGGAATCGGATCATAGTGGCATCCGACAAGATTCGATTGGCCTTGTTTATAGATTGGCGGTGTTGCGTATGTTGTCGGCTCTGTTGTCAGATTTCCTGTGATAGTTGCGGCGGTTGTTGAACTTCCATCTTCCGCTTTGGCAACATTCGCAGCGGTGCCAACGGGTGAACCCAATGTGGTTATCTTTTGCAAACTGATTGTCATCTGTTCGCTTGTCGGATTCGTTTCGTTTGTTACCGCACAAGCCAATATCTCAATAACAGCCGATGTGGGTGCTGTCAAAAGCAATAGCGTTTTCGCTGCTGCAAGTGCGGTGATCTCAATTGATGCAGTATAAACACCCTTCATATTACATTACCTTCTTGTTTTGATGAAGAACAACAGCTTTCGGAGGCGGAGCACCATACATAATTTGAGGTTGACCGTTCTGCCAGATTTCAAAACCCATCGTACTGATAGGTTGAATATTGATATTGAAATCATCAATATTTACCCAACCTGTTGTACCATCACAATCCACATAGAATGTATAAATTCCATCATCAAATGGTGCAGGACACGTACCTTGTAATAGTTCCCATGTACCAGCAGTGGCACTGCTTGTTGCAATCACAATATTGCTGTTTTGTCCCATAGGGACATTTTTAGCAAGAATCAACCGTGGCGGATTACCATTATATGCTGCACCATCACCACTCACAGAACGTCGAATATATATAGAAGCAATAGCTACAGTACCATTTGCAACTGCTACGCGAAATGCACCACAACAAAGTTTGTACGCTGCACTAATTGGTGTGATTCTTGACGATTGACTTGGAGTATGATAGATTGTACTATCTGTGTTAATACTACCATATTGGAACCAAGCTTTGAAGTTATTACCATTGTATACACTGAAACCAATGAAGCCAGGATCGATAAGACTTGATAATGGCGAAACTGGAACAGTTGAAAGCAATGAAACATTGTTTCCAACAATAGGTACAGTGGTCGTTCCATTAATATGAATATCGGCAACTGTATGACTATGATATTGACCAAAAACCATAGTATCAAGATCAATACCAAAACAACCACCACCGTATTGAAACCCCCACGGTGAAACTGTACCGATACCTGCATCAACGTTGAATCCGCGAATTAAGATATTACCATCTGTAGGAACATCGATTGCAATAGCACCTGTTGTCATACTATAAAAGAAGCCTGAATCCAACACAAAAATAAAGTTCTGATTAGTGCTGCTATTCGCAATCCGGAATCCGTGGGTACAGCACCATGCTGTTGTGTTTGATACAATACCCGAGCCCATAACAAAGTTGTTGTAAAATATGAATCCTGGCCCACCACAAGAATGCATTGTGGTTAAGTTCCAGGTTCCAAAGTTGTATTGATTGGCAATACCAATACCACCAGATGATCCGCCAATCAAATAATTGGACGTCAATGTGCAACCGCAACCTGTTACATTTAGCAAATATCCTGAACAAACCATCATAACATTGTGTTGTAATGTCGTCGTTCCAAGCGTTGTGTTTGCATAAATATTAACTGCATGCGAAGCCATATTGTAAACGACATTATACTGAAATGTAACATTTCCACTATTTGTATAGGAATTGTTACCAATATTGATAGAACCATTCCAATTATGAAATGAGCAATATTCAATTACAACTGTTGTATTGCTCGATGTAGTATCATAGTTGGTGCCATTTGATCCGAAATAAGCCATCTCAACATAAAATAGATTCAATACTGTTGATTGTTTATTTCCCCAATAACAACCATACAATGTATTGACTGGAGTAATCACAATATTGCGTGATAGATTGATCCATTCAGCCACATATGCAGGCGGACCTGTTGAACATAAATGAGCATATGTAAAATTGGCACTCATTGTCAGTGAAGTACCACTGATTGTGCCAATCTGCCGCAACTCGCAATGTGATGGTGTTGTGTCTGTGGAAGCAACTACAACAAAATCACCAACTACAAGACCTGTTGAAACATCTATGTTAACTGAAGGTTGTGACGCTGCAACAGCAGATGTAATGAATCCTGACACCGTTTTGGTTGCACCATACATTGTAATGGTAGAACCATCATACGCATTCAGGCCAAACTGATTGGCAGAAGTACAATTGAATGCAACTGTAGCAACAGTTGTTGCCGGCATCGGAGATACAACAGTACCAATAGTGAGAAAACCATTGACCCAAATATTCAAATTACCACCAACATTTAAATAATATGCTGATGATCCGAAATTGGACCAAGATAATGTGCCCTTGTCTGAAATATCAATTTGAGCACAGAATTGTGTGGTTGCTGTATTGTCCATAGTAACAGAAACATTATTAAATGTTGCTGCACCTGTTCGCTCACAGAGAATAATGAGATTGTCTGTAGAAGCTGGTGCTCCTGTTGTCGTTGTTCTTAAAAATCTAAGAAAGTCAGTGTTCGATGTACCACAAATAAGGGTAAGACTAAGGCCGGCTGAAACTTTGATCTGGATTGTATAAGCCGTTGCAGTAACAAGAGTAACAGGACTAGCGAATTTAAAGAATATCCAATTGTACCCTGTCTGTCCTGGACCTAAGATTGTCAAATCTGATTTGTTGATTGTTACGAGCGTACCTGTAACTAAAGTGCCGCTTGCAGCAAGCTGAACATTAATGGTTCCTACAGTATCGGCAGCAGAATTAATTCTAAGACCAATACCATCTATTGTAATTGCACCTGGCGTAAATGCAACACTTGTAATAAATGTTGTTCCAACAACAGCAGTATTTGACGCCGTACCATTACTCAAAGAAGTTGTATCCGTCGTCGCCCATGTGGACGATGATTGAATACTTCCACCAGGAGAAATTGATACCTTAACAGCCATTACATTCCTTTACGTTGCCGCGTTGGTACATATTGTGGTAATGAAACATTTCCCAAGAGAGTAGTTGGTTGTGCTCCATTGAAATAATTCAGATTGGTTGTATCACGACTCGGATTTGATACACCAAAATCATCAACATTAGCCCAACCGGCCGTAGCACCACAATCAACAGCAAATACAAGAACACTGTTTTGTGGGATAGGCGTCATCGTATATGAAAGCTGTTCCCATGTTCCATTTGCTGCAACAGATACAGCAAGAATCGTTTCATTTGCATAATTATTCGTAGGATCTTTGAGAATCACTAAACGCGGAGCAGTGCCAGCGTATGCAATTCCACCGGCGTCAGTAACAACACTTTTTCTAACCCACACTGAAATTGTTGGTGTATCGCCGCTTAGGCAAGCAACCAAGAAAGAAAAGATTGTTGTTTGGTACTGAAGTTGATTCGGAGTCATACGCAAACTTTTAGTGCCTGCGTGTTTGATTACAGTATCCGTAGAATATGTTCCCGAATTTGTAACCGCTTTATGTACGCCATTTACTTGGCCAAATCGCATAAATGACAAGCCACCAAGCATATTTTGTGGATTGTGAATAAGATTGGTTGAACTAAAGATGCAGTTGTTGAAACTAATATTTGTTGTGTTAACTGAATTATAATAAATATCAGCACTTGTATGATTCAGAAAAGTGCAATTTTCAAAAGCGACGGAACGAAGAGCTTGATTTTGTAGAAAGATGCCAGATGCAGCTTGTCCGCTACCTGATCCACCATTGATGATGCAATTTCGGATTATGAAAGGATAATTGATTCCGCCACTAAATTGTATTTGTCCTGTTTGATTGGCATATAGATTCCATGTGTCGAGAATCATATAGTTTGAATTATTAGCGAAATATGCTGAATAAATTGTGAGACCTGTTGTTCTCCACATAGTGACATTACTAAGCAGACCCATATTGTTTGAAATATATACGCCGTTTCCACCGCAACTATGTGCTGTCAGATTGCCAAATGTACCAGTAGCAGGAGCATTGCCTGTATTTTGTCCAAATTGAAAAGCATTGCTTTGGCAAGACGAAATAGTGCAATTCGTCATTGTGAAATCAAGAGTTTGAACAGCAATACCGTTTGCACCTGAACCTGTCAATATCATATAAACATAATTGATCACTAAGCCAGCTGTTGTACTCTTTGATGACGTAAAGCCTTGTGAAACATTATAAATAACACAATGTTGGAAATTGATTCCTGTACAAGGATAACCATCAAACTGTCCAAAGCCAAGTTGAATGCTGGAAGAGCTTCCAAAATCATGGAAACTGCAATTTGTAAAGTTTGAATGGGTTCCAGTTATACCGCCGTATACTTGCAAACCACCACCAGCATTGCTCCCAAAAATATTCCATTCGGTGTATGTATAATCACCCGTTGTGCCATAGTTAGTACGAAAATTACTCGATGATGTATTGCTTTTGAAGACAACATTTCGTGTAAGATTCAATACTTCGCAAATATATGGTGCTGTTCCTGTATGTGCTTTCGTCAAAGCAGCACAAGTGATTGTAAGACCAGAAATACCAGTTATGACTTTCGTTTCATAGTCAGACCAATTGACAGTGCTCGAAGATAAAACTACTGTATCACCAACAAGCCATCCTGTTGTATCAGTGACAGAGAATGTTGTTGCAGTAGCAGCAACATCAGCACTAAGATAGGTAGCACCTGTCTTAATCGAACCATATGTTTGGACTGTTACCAAATCATCAAGTAATATTTGATTGCCCGATCCAGTGCTTATGTCAAGCGTCACACTCGAAGTCGAAGGCATCGGAGCAACTGATGTTCCAAGAGTCATATTACTACGCAAATGGAACCAAATAGTACCATTTACTTTGAAATAATAGGCTGTTGAGGTTACAATGTAGGTTGAAAATGTGCAACCATCCATTATATCCAAAGAAGCAACGGTATTTGTAGCCGAAGTCGTATCAATTGATACGGTAAATGTATTATTGACACCAACTCCAGTACGCTCACCTGTAATGATTAACGTATCACCAGATGTTGCGGGAGCTTGTGCTGTTGTGGTTCGTAAATATCGGCAAATATTTGTGCTTGAACCGCTTGCACAAACAAAACTCAAACTACCTGTTCCAGTTCCACCACCAACTACTTGAACAGCATAAACTGTGCTTGCCAAAAGCGTAATTGGTACAGGAAACTTGAAGAATATCCAACCTATTTGAGAATTTGTTGTACTGTTATTGTTTGGAAAATCACTGAAACCAAGACTAATAACTGTTCCAGTGACAATAGCAGAACCAGATACATTATACAAGCGTGCTGTTAATGTACCTGTTCCACTAAATGCAATATTGGCATACAAACCGATTCCGTCAACAGTAATTGCACCCGGTGTAAAGGATGCTCCTTGTACGGAAGCCGTTCCAGAAAGAAAATTTACATTTCCTGTCTGGGATACTTGTGTCTGAAACGATGTCGTATCCGCAACGGACCATGTGGTCGAAGATGATACGGCACCATTAGCTTTTGCAAGGAGTACCGACATTCTTACTCCGGGGAGTCGATCATGAAATCATTATCTGAAAAAGAGAAAGCTGTTCTTGCAATGGCAATTGATTGCGAAGGACATATTTCTTTGTCACTACATGAAAAGACTAAAAGAAATAGTTTTACTTGTAGTGTTGTTGTTAGAATCATGAATACAAATATTGATTTACTACACCACATACAATCAATGACAAGAATAGGTGTCGTTGATCCACAAACAAAGATTCCAAAACGAAAATTACAATACATTTGGAGACTTCGTACACACGAAATGGAAGATTTTCTTGAAGCAATTAAAAATGATCTTGTAATCAAAAGAGATCAATGTGTAATTGCTCTTGAATATCTGACACGTGATTGGCAAAATCCGTTATCAGAAGATGATCTTCAGTTTCGTCGTGTTGCATTTTCTGAGATGCAAGAACTCAATCAGAAAGGAGATTAAGGTGCAGCCTTCCCACGCTGCTTGTTGGTTACGGTGTCGTCGGTCGTAGTATCCGTTGAAGTCTTTTTCTCAGTTGAACCAGACTTGTTGTCTGCTCCCAAGTCTGGTACGCCTCTAGCTTGGGCTGTGTCTCCGGCGGCTGCTCCGAATCCTTTGCCCACGGCTTGTGATGTTGCGATTCGAGCCAAGCGGTCAGCGTGATCAACCTTGGCTTTCTCGACTTCGCCCGGAGGATAGCCTCTCGCAGCGGAGGCTGTTTCGAGAGAAACGAGTCCTTCTTCGATATCGGAAGCAATGACAACTGGATCACCCATCACGACAGGAGCGGCGTCGATTTCTTTAAGTACCGTGAGAAGCTTCGGCGTCGGAACTTTCCCACGGAGCATGATTGTGGCAATCTGTTTTGCCATTTCACGCTGGTACGTCAGCGAAGGCATATTCGGCATGAGTTCCTGGAAGTCTTTGGCTGATTGGTGACGATCTTTATCGCTTGTGAGAGCATAATTTTCAGGATAAGCCACTGTAGCATTGGCTTTTCCTTCATAAAGTGCCCAATATTCCGCGATTTTACGTTCACCATGCTCCAAAGCCATCCCAATATATGACAAACCGCTCTCCAAAGTGGGATCTGGCACATCAATACCACCGCCAGATGTCTTCGGTTGGAGATTTTCAATAGTCAAATTAATAAGCTGACGAATTTCAGCCTTCAATTGTTGCTGCTTCGCCATTGAAGCAGTCATCGGCTCGGATGACGGATGTATAAACGCAGGACGTTCAACACCTATGGGATATTGACGACCACCCGTCGCTCCGACCTTAACTTCACGAACTTTTTCCTGGTACGATGTTTCAGTTGAGAAAACATTACCAAAAGCATCAGGCGGAGTCTGTGTAGACGTTGCGGAACGCTCACCTTTGAGGTAAGGACTCTCAGAACGATTGTCAAATTGCTCTGTGTAAAATGGAAAATTGGCTTTTAGTGCATAATTCATGTCACTTGAGGCCAAATTCAACAATGCAATTTGATAATCTGCAACATCTGTGAGCAAGGAATCACTAATTTCAAAGAGAACAAATGGAATTCGTTTGATCGGTAGGACGATTTCATAATCATCCGTCTGATCACCAGTGATTGGGTCAATCGCATTTCCATCAGTATCATAAAACAAACAGTGTACAAGATCGTCATCACCAATGAAAACATGACGGTAACGTGTGATTGTGCCAATCGGAAGTCCAGTCTCAATATCCAGCTCATAATCTTCGTCTTGAAGTACAATTGATGTAAATTCATTGCTCAAAGCTGTGTTATCATACGTCCAAGAGCGAATAGATTCAGTACGATAGAGATAAATATAGGGCTTTTTGTCGCCTTTGTGAGCGATTGTGGGACCACTGAGCGGTGGCATATCGACATAGACGCCGACACGAGACATGCTCAATAATTCCGGAATAATATAACGCCCAATGAAACTGTTCATTGAGCTGCCCAACATATCAACACCACCATCAAGACCCTTGACGGCTCGTTGATATGTTGGGTCGCCACCCTCTCGGGTGACATCTACCATTCGCTGAAAAATACTGTTGCGAATATCGTTCAGTGCTGCTTTTGCGAATGCAGGACAATAAGTAATCTCTTTGCGGAGCTTGAAATCAACGTCATCTTCGCGTTTGGAGAGCTTTTTCAAATAAACTGCAGTAAAAGCTTCTCCGCCGATGTAGGTTAGACGCCATTTCCGCCAGAAATATTCTTGTCCAGTGTAGTAAGGATGCTTGAATTCACTCAATTTGAGTGTCGTCGAGCTACTTCCTCCACTAATCGGAACAGCACCATTGACAAAGGACATATTTGCTTTCCTAATCAATACTGAGAACCACCCAAAGCCCATTTGTCTGACATTGGGCGGATTTGGGTTGATCAAAGAGTTTAAGCCATTCTTCGGCTGTCCACGTCTTGATCCTGGCTGGAAACCCGTTAACCAGCCATTTGGTTTCGTTGTCTTGCGGCTCCATCGCCGGTTTCTCTTCACCGTACACTAGAGACAACATCGTCTCGTCCTGATTGTGCTAATCCGTGATCTCTGACGCGAATATTACATAATATTGTTGGGCATATCCCGAGACTTACCAAGAGCTACTGCGAGCGGCATTGCGATTTCTGAATAATTACGTGCATGAGCATAGTGGTCATCGATTGCAGGAGCCTTCACATACCGCCCGATCGGGTTTCCTTCTTTGTCTTTTTCGTAAACACGCACAAGCGCTTTAAGATGGCCACGGTACTCAAGATCAATATCCAGAGGTAGAGAAATGGATCTTCGAGGCCCATGATATCTACCAAGAGACAGATCGAGCCAGCTTGTGCGATCAACATCGACCGCAGGCTCCGTATCATCTTTAAGCTTGATTTGTTTGCCTGTAACACCTTGTGCGTAAAAACATAGGCGAACTTTACCCCAAAACCGACAAGCAAATTCATAAGCTTTGCGTCGCTCAGGATTTGCATCAATAACGCAGAAGTTGATGCCCCACTGTGTCATCAAGAGATCGAGTTCATCAAAATTACGCACCTTACCGAATTTGACTGTACGACAACGAGATAGGACACTAATATCTGCACCTGATACGTTACTTGGGAGGAACCATTCATCAATGTGGTAGTGAAGCCATGTTCCGACATCAACACCCATTGTAGTTACATTTGGCGTGATAACATCACCATTCTTATGGCTACCACGACATGCATCGAGATCGGCATCTGTAATCCGGGCACCTTCAACTGCATGTGGCAATCCGAGTTTCGAGTTATAGAATTCTTGCTCGGCTGCCTTGTCACTTAAAGATTCAAGATACAACTTTGCGATTTCACCAGGTGATACTGTGCAACTATAGAGCTGATTAATGTACCAGCCTTCAGTATCTCGCCCGGTGTGGCCAGGTTGCCAAATTCCTTTGGCAAGAAAGTCAGTCTTAGCAGCATGTTCAAGAATATGCTGGCAATTCGGACAAATCAGATGCGACTGGTGTATCTGTTGATTGTTAGGATCATCGCCAACTATGACTAATGATTTCGGAAACGTGAGTTCAACATGGCGGCTGCAATGAGGACAAGGAAAGAAAAAATGATTTTGAGTAGAAGCGTTGAATTCTTTGTTAATGCCATAGTTTTCAATCGTTGCTGTGGAAATCATCCAAAGAGCTTTTTCGACTTGTCCTGAAGAACGTTCCTTGACTAGAGGAATATTCTCCTGTGTCATTTCATCTAGCTCATCTAGAATGATGAGTCCAACCGGAACGGACTTCAAACCAGAACGGGAGCGTGAACCGCGTATGAAGAGATTGTTTGTACCGGCTCTTTTGTGACCAATGTTTTTCACTTCGGAAAACATATTCGACAAATGCGGCGATAGTTCCAAGGCTGGATCGAATCGTGAAGCAGAGAAATCCGAAGCATCAGGCGTTTTTGCTGGAAGAATATAAAGACAGTCAACGCCCTTTTGATCAATATTGTAGAATGTAACATTCAAGACGGTTTCAGTGTATCCCATCTGAGCAGACTTCTGGCCTACATTAACCTCGGCTTCAGAATCATGCATAGCACGAAGCCAAGGATGATGCTTAAAGGTCCAGGCACCCGGATAAGGTTTTCCCATGACTCGGCAAGCACAAGCCCAACGTGAGCATTTACTCAGGGATTTACGTTTAAGTCCCTCATTAATGCGTTGGGCCATCAAAATGGCTAAGTCATGCATAGATTGGCCAATCAAATAAAGTGCTCTCCGCCCAACGCGTTGGGCGAAGAGCCCAAGTACGGCGAACTTTGGGGTAATCCAAAGTTCGATTATCGAATACTACCCTTGACCCGAGGCTGATCGATGGAAGGCGTAATGTTGTTGCCATACACATCGACATTGCTCACAGGAGGAATGTACAGCATCGGTTGGCTCATCGGCTGCTTTTTGAGATCATTTGTCTCTTTAGCAGTGTTGTTTGAGCCATTCGGCTGGATAACGGTGACGCCTTGGACGCCAATGTTTCCGCCTTCGAGCCCTTCACCATGTGAGTTCATGTTACCTTGATTGCTCCGTTAAAGGTCAGCCGCCCTTGCCGGGTGCGGTGTTCGGGGTGGTGGACGACGAGTTGTTCGGATTTCCGTTGGCTGGAATGTTGGCCACACTGACCACACCCGGAACATAGCCACTGTTGGGCTGATCCGCCGTGCCGCCAGTCTTGGCAGGTTGAACGACGTTCTGAGCAACACCTTCACCGATCTGTTGAGTCATGATTCTCTCCTCCTCTAAGGGCCTTAAGATGCTCCATCTTACTGAATGCAAGCGAGAAGTCTTGGCAATGGCTATTGATTGCGAAGGCTGGATTGCCTTTGCATGTAATAAGAAGCAAAACTACAATATAGTTGCATTAGTTGGAATTTCAAATACAAAGATCAAACTCTTGAGGCATATTCAAGACATGACAGGAATTGGATCTATTGGTCCCAAACCTAAGCCCAAAGGAAAACGGGCTCAAGGATACCAATGGAATTTACGTTCATACGAAATGAGAGCATTTCTTGAAGCAATTCAGCCGTATTTGATTATCAAATCAGAACAGTGTGAACTTGCTTTGAAATTTCTAAAATACGGATGGAGCAGACCGTTGAATACTGAAGATATTAATCTTCGAGAGGAATGGGCTGAAAAGATGATTGCACTCAATGAGCGTGGAGCTTAATCAAGCTCAGGCTTCAAATTGAGGATTGCTCTTGCAATCTTGTTGCTGATCGCATCAATGGCGTTTTCGTCCTTGACTTCCTCGCTAATGATTGCGACGATCTGTGTAGCGAGACTCAAGGCACTGCTCTTATCAAGTAACATGCCCAGATTTGATTCGAGTTTGTTACACGAGGTAACAAGTTTCTCGATTTTCATAAGCATGTCAGAGATTTTGCCGCTATATAAGAGTAATTCACCTTGCGACTTACAAGAGGTGATTACATTCTCTAAAACGACACGAGCAATTCCGATTTCTTCACGTAGCGACTTAACGCCATCATGATCAGTGAATTCGTTAGCTCGAGTTTGCCATTGTGCAAGATGATAGCCGCGAATGATTTTCTTTTGGGCTACTTCTTGGGCTCGATTACCGCCATGCATAGGGCAATATGAAGAACCTTCAGCCGCTTTGTAGGGACACTGACCATTCGTGTATGATGACTGACAGCGGCGAGGATCACTTTCTTCTACTCGCTCAAATTTGGATTCTATCATTTGTGGGTCTGCTTATAAGTTAACCAGACTGGAACACCAAGGTAATGTTCCAGTCTGGGAGATAGCATCAGAGGAGATGATGCTACCGTCGATCTCAGATATTTTCAGCAAGCAGTGTGAGTGCCCACTTAACGAGAGCGAGCCAGGGAACCGGAGCCAGCTTGGCGAAGCCCGCAGCGTTGCGGTCACTGACGATAGTATTGAGATGTGAGAGAGCTTGCTCATCATCAAGAGCAGCCATTGGCTGGGGAATAACTTGACCAGCCTCGTCGAGTTGGCCGCCAGGCTGATTGCTGTTCGGACGCCGAGGATCGATTGGAAGATTCGGTGCGTCGGGATCGAGTCCAGGAGCATGGGCAGGAGCCAACGGTGCAGCCATTGGATTGTCGGGATTGGCGACGGGGAGTTCTGGATTGTGATGAACAGGATGCTGTTCACCTTCAGTGTGCTCGCCTTCAGCGTGCTCGCCTTCAGCGTGCTCGCCTTCAGGCTTGTGCTCGCCTTCAGGCTTGTGCTCGCCTTCAGGCTTGTGCTCTTCGGTGCCGACGTTCCGAGCAAGATGGTCAGACTGAATGTGCCCACCCTCCTCATTGCCGGAAGGAGCTTTGTCTTGAGCAAGTGTCGAGACTTGTGGCTCGTTGCCTGTAGTAACCGGTTTGACCAAAGTGTCCGGAGCGCGAACATCCTTTGGTGTACCTGCCGGACGCTTGGAATCCACCGCCGGCAAAGCAGGAAGGCTTTCGCCAAGCGATGACTTGAGCCCGTATCCCACGATGTTCCACAGTGACTCGGCTGTGGCGGGCAAAGATGTTTTGAGATTGCCTGCTTTGATTGCCGCAATCACTGTCACTACTGAATCAGTAGGTAGTTCCGCAGGATACCTAACCATCGTGGTTGGCTCGTTTTTGGACCAAAGTTATGCCAACGTCAACGCCCTAGATGACGACAAGGCATATTACGGCAATGAGGCAGGATTTTGAAGTATACTTTTTTTTGGACCGAAAAGCGGCCCACTACTCTTAGAATCAAGTATTATTTGATTTTAAGAATCAGTTCTGCAAGCCAAGCTGTGTTGAATAAAATAAAATATTTTGCTTGACATTCATGATTGTTTATGTTACAATGGAAGTAGGACCGAATTCTTTATTGATTGGATTGGAGCTTTGATTATGCAATCACTCACCTGCTGCCAGAAGACCACACTTGCAATGGCTGTTGATTGTGAAGGTTGCTTGTCTCTTTGTTATGTGGGAAGAAAAGCACAAACATATACGTGTACTGTTAGTGTTGGTATTTCAAATTCAAATTTGGAGTTTCTTGAATATTTGCAAGATATGGTTGGCTATGGTACAATTAGTCCTTTTGGAAAAGTTGATGGTTGGAAACAAGTCTACAATTGGAGAATTGGATTGGACAATCAAATTATGTTTCTTGAGGCAATTGAAAAGAACCTCATTATCAAATGGGAACAATGTCGTATTCTCTTGGAGTATTTGAAACGTGATTGGGAAGATCCCTTGTCACATGACGATATTCGCCAGAAAATGTATTGGGTGAAGAAAATTTGCGAGGTGAAAAAATTTAAAAAAAAAATTGAAAAGTCGATTTCAGATTTTGAAAATCCGAAAATCGATTTTGAGAATCTTTGTGAAATTGCCACAAAATATTTCGGATTGAAAATCCCGGAGTTCTGAGCCGGGTAGGGGCACCCACACATAAAGAATTGATCATATGTAGGGCCTTTCATATCTGACCCTGCACATATGTCGAAAACACACATATGTTGCGTGTTACATATGTTAGGCCGCACATATGTTGTGAACTACATATGTGTCGGGGTTCATATGTGCCTCGATACATATGTGCCTCGCCACATATGTATCACCGCACATATGTGGTGTACTACATATGTACCTCGATACATATGTGTAGCCGCACATATGTGATGTACTACATATGTACGACGACACATATGTAGTGTGTTACATATGTGGCGAGCTACATATGATCGTGCAATCATATGATCGCGGCCACATATGTGGGCAAGTACATATGTACCATGACACATATGTGCAGCGGCACATATGTAATGTACTACATATGTGTGCTGCTACATATGTGGTAGACTACATATAAGTGAGAGTACATATGTGTGCTGCTACATATGATTTTAAAATCATATGTGGTAGCGTACATATGTGGTGTACTACATATGTGGTGTACTACATATGTGGTGTACTACATATGTGTGGCGATACATATGATTGCACAATCATATCGCCGCCCGCACATATGTGTCGTCGTACATATGTAGTTGATTACATATGTAGTACCATACATATGTGCTGTGCTACATATGTGCTGTGCTACATATGTAGTACATATCATATGTAGTATACTACATATATAATATAATACATATGTAGCATGCTACATATGTATTATATTATATATGTATTATACTACATATGATAT